AACACCCACACGTTCAGTTATCCAACCTACACCACAACCGGAAGGAGAGGAACAAGAGACCATAACACCCACACGTTCAGTTATCCAACCTACACCACAACCGGAAGGAGAGGAACAAGAGACCATAACACCCACACGTAGGAGAAGGAGGGAAGTTCAACCGGAAGCGGACATTTCGGATGAAAGAGGTGAATCCTATCAAGATAGAGAAACAAGAGCTATCGACTTATCATCTTTGCTTGGTGTAAATCAAGAAGGCTTTCGGGATATTGTGGAAGCCATTTCTTCCGGTAATAGCGATTTGTCTGATATAACAAAGCAAATTCTCCAAAACGTACAAGCAGGAGCACGCGCTTTAGAGGGGATACAAGAAGGTGTCTTTTCTATTGATGAAACTCTATACAATCAAAGAGGAACTTCTTCTGTGGGTGGATCGGGAATACAGCCTATTCCAGTGCCCACGCCATCACCAGTGCCAGCAAGAGAAGAATCACCTATTACAAGAGAAAGAAGGGAAAATGTACAAAGAGGAAGCGACAGAAGCACAGCTACCAATATCGCTACAAGAGTGATTTCCGGCGTTGGAGCTACATTCCAAAGTCCTGCTGCTATGGGTGGAGGACTTATATCTTCTTTGGGCGGAATTGTGGGAGAAGGTCTTTCTTTGATACCTGGTGTAGGAGGGTTTTTAGGTGGTGTAACCACTGCGGTCGCCAATGTCATGGCGGGAATTTTCACTACATCTGTTGAAAAGGCTATGGAAGCGCAAAAGAGAACCATACCTTATGCGCAGACAATGGGCGTTTCCGCAGGACAAGCCATGCGCACAGCCTTTGGAGAAGGTAGTTATGCTGCTGGTGCTCTTGGAATGAATGTAGGAGAGTATATTCAAAGACGTGCTGCGCTTATCCGTGCCGCCGGAGGAAAAGAGGGAACAGTTGCGCCCGTCCCAGAAACACAAAGTTTGATGGCTGTACAGCGTTTATATGGACTTAGTGATCGTACTGTAATGGGAATGCAAGGGGCGATGCGTTTTGCCCGTACAGAGGAAGGACAAACAGCTTCTTCATCTGCTATTATCCGTTCATTTGAGCAGACAATGAAACAGCTTCAAATTCCTCTTAGTGAGATTGCCTCTACAATGGATGAAAGTATGACTACCTTTATCCGTTCTGCCGATGATATTCTTTCTCGTACAGGTGAAATAGATGCAGCAAGCATAGCTTCTATCATGCGTGCCGTTCGTTTGCAGACAGGAATGGAAGGTAGGCAATTGGAGCGCGTACAGCAGGCTTTTATGGGACAAGGGATTTCACAAGATGATGTAACTCAAACTCTTTTGTTCCGTGCTGCTCAACAGGCTACAGGGGCGATGAATCCTTCCGAGGTTCTTGCTGCTATGGACGATTTATCAAGAGGCGAAGGGGATAAAAATATAATGAAGCGGTTTCTTGAATCATTAAAGGAGATATCGGGAGGAAGTCTTGAAATGCTTCGTCACTTGATGCGAGGTGCTTTCACAAATCTTTCTTATACGGACATCAACAAGATAACAGAGCGCAGGGATATTGATTTTGGAGAGTTCTTTGAGAAAATGGAAGAATCCAGACAAGCACTTAGGAGGCAGAACGATCCGACAAACAGATATGAGCCTACTGCGGCCGAAAGAACTGTTACGTCTGGCGAAAAGATGATGTCTACTTATGAAAACAGAATGATTGGAATTGGTGAAGCAAATATAGACAGATTGGGTAAGATATTGAATGCCTTGAACGCCATGTACACGGCTACAGCTAATTTCCCTACAGCGTTGGAAAAATTTATATCAGAAAATAAAGAAAAAATTAAGGATGGTGGCATGGATTTATTATCATCCGCACCATATGGAATTGGCATGATTCCAGCAGCATTATATAAGATAGGGTTAAAAGAATTGGTTAAATCTTTAGCTTCGGAGGACAACAAATAATGGCAGAAAAAGATAACAATAAAACAAGCGTACCGCCAATATACCCACTTCCGGCGTATAGGTATTCTACTATACAGGATTTTATTGATATATGGCAAAAGGTTATCCCTACTGGGAAGAAAAAATATACCCCGTCTGATTTATTGAAAGTAAAGAACGAAAAAGGGGTTTCCAATCTTGATATTATTTGGGGGACTTATGACAAAGAGGAACAAGTCAAATACAAAAGCGATTATGATTCCGGTACATTGCCTTATGTAAAGCAAGGGACAACTTTGTTCTGCCCAAAAGATGATACGCCATTGTCCCTTACAAAAGCTGCAAAAGAAGGACAATTTGTATCACAAGGAAGTTTCAAGGCTTATTGGGGAGAAAACTATGAAAGCCTGATAAGTGATGAAGAATATTTGCCCGATACAAGTGTAACTTCCTCACTCAAAGGGACAGGAATAAATGCTAAGATAATCTCTATGAATGTAAGGGTATGGGTATATATTAAGGCTTTGGATAAGGTTATGGACTTATCCCCTTACGTTTTACAGGTAGTAACGACAAAATCAAAACAGACGGGAGAATTTACCATTCTCCTATCACCTTTTTATGCCAATGAAAGTTCTTTTGCTTTTGGAGAATCTATCGTGGAACAGTTTAATCTTGTTTCTAATAGCGGAGCACAGGTCAAGTCTTTTCAAGAAAAGTTTATCCAGAATAACGATATAGTCTTTATCCGGTTCGAACGATTGAAAAAGGAAAAATCAACGGGAGATTTAGATTTAGGAAAGCAGGTTAACTTGGAGATTCCTGTTTCTAAAATAGCCAAAAATAATATTTGGGATATGATAGGATTTGTAGATACCTGTATATCTTCTTTTGAAGCACAAGGAAACATAAAATCCATCACAATAGAAGGAAGGGATATAAGCAAACTCTTTATGGAGGACGGGTGCTATTTCATTCCTTTATTGAACGCTACTGATACGTTTTCCCATTGGTATGAGATGAGCGAGGATAGTATTTGGTTTAAAAGGAATGTTCTTACAGGAGCTTTTTCAAATCTTTTGTGGTCATACGCGGAAAAACCTATACGGGAGTGCTTATGGTTTATTGTAAATGTCATGTCAACAATAGGAATAGCCAAAAATAGCGTGTTTGATTCCTGGCAAGGCAAGAGAACAGAAGGGTATGATATTGGGACAAAAGAAAAACGTCCTGTTAATGGTGTTTGGCAGATAGTAAAAGTATTTGTGGAGGATATTCTCGAAAAAAGAGTTCTTATCGATTCTTCTATTGCCAATCCGAACGGCACGTTATTGGAGTATATGACAAGGGTATGTCAGTTTCCTTTGGTGGAATTTTACTTTGACACCTATATTAATACGATAGATATAGTTGTAAGACAGCCTCCATTCAATAAGGATGCTATTTTGGGAGCTTATAAGAACGGGCAGTATGTGACGATTACTTCTGGCAATTTACAAGGATATGATTTGTCTTATGATACAAGAAGTTATTCTTGGTATCAGTTAAGAGTGATGGATAATCATGCTGGACAAAGGAACACAACAAGTCTTGCTTTTGTTCCTATTGTGTATTTGGATGATTATGCCGAAGTGTTTGGTAATAAGAAAATGTCTTTTACAGATCAATATTTGAACTACAAGGAAACGGACGGAGTAAACAAGACGCAGACATTATCCAATTTTCAAGAAGCAGCATTGAATGATCTTATATACATTCTGGAATCAACAGCTTATCTTCCTTTCACAAGAACAGGCACGATTACAATAAATGGTGACAGACGGATAAAGGTTGGCACTTTCGTTTATTTTGAGCCAACAAATGAATTTTTTTATGTATCCTCTGTTGTCAATAATGTTTCTTTTTTGGACGGAAATTTACAAAGACAGACCATTATACAAGTAGAAAGGGGTATGTACGTGCCAATTCTTTCCAATTCTTTCTCTTCTGTAAAGGATAGACAGGATAATGCAGGGAAAGAAAGTAAAGATGTGAAACCGGATTATTTCAAATTGGTTGATTTGACTGAAATGAAAAATGCAGTCAAAGTAGCTCAAAAAGATCAGATCGCTACACTTGTTTCTCCAAAAGTGGATAGAGATCAGTTTGAATATTTTCTTAATCGTAAGATGTTCAGTTAGTTATGGCAGGTGGAAAAGTAAGAAAATTGAATGCGTCCCCCGAAGCAATTTCATTCGGGTTCATTGTTGTTCCCAATGGAGTGGACAGGGATTTGTATGTGGAAACCTGTTTAAGGAGAGGTCGTGTCTCGGTCATGGGGAACGGGGGAGCTTTCTTTCGGGATATTTATATAACAAATGAAGTTCTTGCCAATATTGAGTTCCCGGAGAAAGAAAATGAACAAGGGTCGGCGGTAGTGATAGCGAGCAACCCGTATGACGGTGTTCCTATTGTGATAGGGAGCTATCCGAGAAATGATCAGTCTCCTATGTGGAAAGAGAATACATTCCAGTTCAGAAAGACAGTAGGGAATGTGACTGCATCCTTATCGGTTGATCCGGCTAATAATGCAGTAATTGTTTCTATCAATTCTCCTAAAAAAGCATCCGTAAAGGTACTTGCTACAGGATCAGAAGAATCGGAGGTAATTGTTGAATCCACTGGAAGCGTGAATGTGACCGGAGGAACAAATGTTTCCGTAAAGGGATACACACAGATAGAGGCAAAGGTTGTGAATCCAGAAAAACCGGAAGAAGAGGAAAGAAAAGTCTCTATGGATTTGGAAAAGGTTTATTTTCATTGGAAAACGGAGGAAATGGAACAATCTTTGCAAGTGGATAATTCCGGTGTATCGGTAAAGATTGGGGAAGATGTACAAAGCACGATAACGAAAGAACAGTTAGATTTGAAAACGGGAGCATCTACTTTGAAAATGAACAACGATATTATTGAGTTCAATGGTGGGGGATTGAAAGGTCTGGTTGAACTGGATAATCTTACAAGTAAATTGAATGGTTTTGTAAATACATTCAATTCCCATACCCACAATGTTCCGGCAGGTTCATTTCTTGTTGGAGCAACGGCTGGCGTGCCAAGTCCCGCTCCTGTTCCCGTTACATCTCCCATGCAATCGGCGCAAAGTTTTGTTGCTTCTGATTATGAGAATGAAAAGATAACACAGGGTTAGGATATTGGGAAGAAATTCGTACTTTTGAACAAGTTAAAATTATAAAGCCGTGGCAGTTTTGGATTCAGTGGTAAAAACAGCGAAATCGACACTTAAAAATTTGGGTCGCTCCATGATGGCAGCGCAGTTCCCGAATGATTTTGAAGTGTATATGTGTTCTTTGGAGTTGGCAGATTCTAAAGGGAACACAATTGATGTCTTTACTTTCCCTATCAGCCCGGAGAGTATAGACAAGAGTGAACCGAAAAGAACTACGGTAGTCAATACGGCAGGAGGCATAACAGTGCTCACTTCTCCTGTTTTCATGCCGCAGACGATCACGATAAAGGGGAATTTTGGAAGGACATTCAAGATTCTTTTAAGCGGTTCTGATAGCGTTTCGTTGACAGGTGCAGCTTTTAGTATCTCGGCAGGAAAGCGTTATCTCTATCAATTACAGGGAAAATCTACAAGTTCTCTCACTATGCCTTCCTTTGATGCCGGCATCAAAACGGGATATGGTTGTATCAAGATATTACAATCTATCATAGATAAAAGCAACGGAGTGGACGAGAACGGGTTTCCCATGAAACTTTTCTTCTATAACATGGCACTTGGAGAAAGCTATCTTGTTACGATTCCACCGCGTGGCGTTAATTTCAGTCAGAGTATATCAAAGAATATGATATGGGAATACAATCTTGAAATGACTGTTATAGCTCCTTTAGAAGCGGTTTCGGGAACAAGTGGTAGTAAAGGTTCGCTTTTGGAAATGTGCGCCTCTAATGTGATACAAAAGGGCATAAATGAATTTGCAAGTTCAATCTCTAAAGGTTTGTTGGGTAATGGATGATGCTTTCGAAAAATTTTACAACGTAACGGGATATGATATAAAGTCATATTTCCAGAAGTTTGTTGATTTCTGTGCCAACGATTATCCTCTTATTGTGGACTATTATAGTAATGGTGGGGAGATGAACAAGGATTCTTTTTTGCGCCTTGTGGAACTTGTGAGAGAATCGGAAACGATTGAGCCTTTGTTTATTCTGCATGAAAATACTTTGGACGATATTTCCATGTGGGGTATTCTGGACAATTTCACAGAAACACAAACGAAACTTTCCACTATCAAGAGTTCGGCAAGATGGCTTAGAAGTTCTTCTTTGGATAGAAACAATACTTTGCAGATGGAAAAGACACTTCGGACAGGGGAACGGTTTGAAGATGTATCCAGACAGCTTAACAGTACCAACCCGGAAGATGATTGGATGAATATTACAATACCGCAGTATATAGAAGAAACTGATTATTCGTTCTCTGATGGAGGAAACAAGTTCTATATCAATCTAAAGAACGCTGGGAATAATTATCTTGATACTGTTGTGGATGTACTTGTGGGAGATAATATCTTGGGACGTGACATAGATGTGAATTTTGTCTTTGAGAATGACGATTTAAAGATAGTGATAGGCGATGATGCGATCCGACAGGCTTTGGATACTATTCTTTCTTCTCAAAAAGGTGCTATACCAGAGTTTAAGGATTATGGAATTGCAAATGAGTTCATAGGAACAACGGTGAACGCAATCCAGTACCCTTCTATTTTTAAGGATGTAATGAATATGTTCCAAAGGGATTCAAGATGGGATTCTGTGGAATTGATAGATGTAAAAAGAGAGGAAGATGCCGTGTTCCTTTCTTTGCAATGTAAAACGGTAACAAAGAAAGATTATTTAGTAAATGTTCCTATATAATTGATATTCAGATGATTACAAAAACAAGTGCAACAATAACCAATCTAAAGAATCTTTTTATAGAGATGTTTTTAGATAAGACAGCTAAGGTAAGTAATGTAGCTGACGGTTCGGTTGTGAATGCTACGGCATTCGGTGTAGCGAAAGTTGCTCAAAAGGCAATGAAGGATATTGCCATAAAGGAAGCGCAGATATTTCCAGATACAGCTACAGGCGTTTATCTGGATAAGGCTGCTGCTTTGTATGGTGTCAGCCCGCGTAAAGGTGCTTTGGGTTCTTCGACATATATAAGGGTATCTGCTAATCCAGGTACAGTATATGATACGTCTGTTACTTTTGTAAATAAAAATGGTATTCGTTTCCAAGTTGACGAAGCATTGACTGTAGGGGAAAGTGGTTACGGATATGTAAAGGTAAGAAGTATCAACGCAGGGTATTCCACAAACGTACCGCCTAATAGCATTACTAATGTTTCTCCGCAGCCACAAGGTCATATCGAATGTACGAATGAATATTATGCTATTGGAGGACGTGATAGTGAGGATGATGAAACGTTTAGAATCCGTATTAAGAACAATCTGAATATCCTTAGCAAGAATACAATAGAATACTGGACACAGACACTTAGCAACATAGACGATCGTGTCTTAAAAGTAATAAGTGCCGGTCTGGACGAAAAGGGCATATATAATCTCTATGTTGTTTCGCAGAACGGTATTTTCTTTACCGAAGAAGAACTTGATACACTTCTTGAAAGCGCACAAGGATATTTTGGTATTTCAGAACTGAATATTGAAGGGAAAGTAATTGGTATTGGTATCAAGAATATTGATTGGTTCTATGTGGGTTCAGAAAGGGGGTTGGATTTCCGTGTTCAGCTTCAACCGGATTACGATGTGTCTACTGTGCGTCAGAACATACAAGTGAACCTTACTAAATATCTTGATTTTCGTTTTTGGACACCTGGAAAAATCGTAGAATGGGACGATTTGCTGGATATTGTAAAAAAGACCGATGGCGTAAAATATGTGCCGGACGAGTATTTCTTTCCGTATTACGATCAGCAAGTCCCGGCAAATCAGCTTCCGCGTATAAGGGGGTTTGTGATGCGCGACCAGGACGGAAATATTTTGTACGATTCTGATAGCAACCTCTCTCCGTTGTTTTACCCGTCTGAACCGGAGGATTTGTTTGTAGGCATCAACGACAGCTCACTCAACCTTTATCAAGAGGTTTATTTCAATGTGACAGATTCGGAAGGTGGCACTGTGAAAGGTGCAAATATTTCTATAGGGAACAATGCTGTTATAACAAATGACAATGGGCAAGCTATTATCCAACTTGCAAACGGACAGTATGAATATATTGTTTCCGCTTCGGGATATATCCCCGTAGAAGGAATGTTTGTAGTGTTGAACGGTAGTGTTTCCATTGATGTACAAATGGTTTTAGCTCCTTATACGGTCACTTTCCATGTGACGGACGAAAAGGGAGGGGTTGTTCCTTATGCAAATGTAACGATGGATAACAGAACAACCACTACCAATTTGCAAGGTGTGGCTTCTTTGTCCGCAAGGAACGGGAACTATCCCTACACTATTGAAAAGTTGGGATATGATGAGTATTCCGGCAGTGTAGTTGTGGATGGTAGAGATAAAGAAGTATATCCTGAATTGGAATTTAAGGTATGGACGATTACTGTCATTGTAAAGGATAAGGAAAATCAGCTTATATCGAATGCCATTGTAAAGGTAAACAATGGAGAATATCTTACGAACCAGCATGGAGAGGCGGAAATACCACTTGTAAATGGTGAATATCCTGTAACAATCGAAAAGACAGGGTATGATACTTTACAGGGGGAAATTAAGGTCAACAACCAGAATGCGGACGTTACCTTTGAGATGGATTTCTTTTTATACAATGTGGAATTTAATATTTCGCAGGTAAATCAGGGGAATCCGGCAGAAGGAGCTACAATCAAAATAGAAGGACAGCCGGGAGTATTGAATGTAAACGGTTCTGGGCAAGCTACTATAAAATTAAAGAGTGGAAATTACAGCTATACCGTGCAGAAAAAGGGATATGATGATTTGACCGGATCGTTCAACGTAGAAGGACAGGATACATTTATTCAAAGAACCCTTGTATTGAAACATTATAATGTGGTTATCACTGTTCTTGACAGTGATAACAGTAGCCCAGTGCAAGGCGCGGCAGTAAACATTAATAGCTCTTCTTACCCTACAAATGATAGAGGGCAAGTCAATGTAAGCCTTCAAAACGGGACATATCCTTATACCGTAACAAAGTCGGGATATTATGACGGCAGTTCTTCGGTTACTGTTCTTGACAGTGATAACAGTAGTGTAATAAGTTTAAAGGCAAGACTTTACAATGTCATAATGACGGTAAAAAATCCATTGAAAGAACCTATTAAGGGGGCTACAGTGGAGATAAATGCAACGTCTTATCAGACACAGGATAATGGTGAGGTGTCCTTGCAGTTAAAAAATGGTACATATTCGTTTACGGTGGTTGCCAATGGTATGGACGATTATTTAGGCGAGCTGGAAGTTGTAAGTGCAGATATTCCGTCTTTTCCTGTAAATATGGAGTACAAGAAATACGATATTGTATTTACTGTACAGACAGATGAAGGTGTTGCAATTGAAAACGCTAATATTCATATCAACGAAAAGGACTATCAGACTTCGCAGGGTGGTTTGGTAACGGTTCGTCTTTCTGACGGGCAGTATCCTTATACGGTAACGAAGGAAGGTTATGTTCAGACACAAGGTAATGTGGAAGTTTCCGGTAGCAACAAGAACGTATTAGCTCAACTTACCCCTATATCATATAATATTACGTTTGTAGTAAAAGATAACATGGCTTCGCCCAATCTTTTGCAAGGAGTGTCTATTGATATAGAAAATGAGGACAAGACAGTTACCACAAATGCGTCAGGAGAAGCGATAATCAGTCTAAAAGCTGGTAAATATACCGCTTCATTCATGAAGAACAGCTATAAGACTGAAACTCTTTCATTTGAAGTAACTGGAGAGGCTACGTTTACGCAGATATTGAAGAAGATATGGAATCTTACCTTTAAAGTGACCGCCGCAGGAAAATCAGGCTTAAAAGATGTGACTGTCAGTGTAAGTGGACCGGCCATATTAAGTGGAAATACTGTAAGTCTTAAAACAAAAGATGATGGAACAACTGATCCTGTGCAGGTAATAAACGGTGCTTATGATTGGAATGTGTCACTCACAGGATATTCACCGGAAGAAGGTGTGGGCAGCATACAGGATGCCGATCAGGAGAAAGTGATAGAATTGACTTATGGATTTGAAACTACATTTACAACTTCACCAGCCACACAAGGCGTTGAAATTACTATTGATGGTAATGATACAATCACAACGGGGCAAGACGGTATAGCAACAATAAATCTTTCCACAGGAACGCATACTTACGCTTATTCAAAAACAGGTTTTTTAAACGGGACAGGAAATGTGCGAATCGAAGAAGCTGAAAAAAGTGTACAGATAACACTTGTTCCTGGAGCGACAGTTACATTCCATACAAAGGTAGGAAATTCTGCTTTGGCGGATGTAAAGATAATTGTAGGGCAAAGTAGCGCAAGGGCACTTCCTGAAACCATTGTAACAAACAGTCAGGGTATCGCGGCAATTGCTCTTCCTACAGGGGATTATCAATATCAGATTCCTACTACAAGTACGGATAATCCTAATCTGGTGGAAGTGCCAAGCGGAACATTTAGTGTGGCAACCGCCGCAAGCACCATTGAATTGGATTTGGCTGATTATGTAAAATACAATGTTACTTTCCAGACTGTTCCATCCACACAAGATGTAGCTATAAGTTTTGCCAAGGCAGAATCTCCAGACACACCTGTTGCAAGTGGAGCTACTGCTTCTAACGGCATTCTTACTTTGACTTACAAGAACGGACAGTATATCTATACAGCAAAGAAATCCAGTTATAAAGATGTAACAGGTGAATTTACAATTGCTGGTGGAGATCAGAACATAACGGTTGAGATGCTTCAAATTTCAACGGTTACATTTACTGTAAAAAGTCAAAATGATAGTTCTCCTATTGAGAATGCTGTTATCGAAATGGTAGATCAAAGCGATTCATCTAACAAATACAAAGGGACGACCAACTCGTCTGGCGTAGCTAATATGACGTTTGACAGTAGCGGGTTTGAGTGGTCACAAGATAGTGATGCGGATTTTTCCGAGGGGTTGGATTTTTACACACCCAGTGTATATACTCTTCCAACACAAGACGTTCCATGGACTGAGGAAGAATTTAAATCCAATTTCCCTAAAGGATTTTATGTAAATCCTATGACTGAATACAAACAGCCACCATCGGACACTGTTTCAAAATTGTTATTTTTTATTGAAGATACATTTACTAAAATAACGGGGCAATGGGATAGCAATCACAAGACATTTACTTTAAATGAAATTGTTCCCAAATCAAAGGATATTGAAGGCTATTTCTTTTGGGCGGATGCAGGTGGCATCCTTGCTTTTAGCAGATTGTTAGATCAATCTGCTAAAATAAATTTGGGTGATATAGATATGGGGATATCTGTAGAAAACATTCCAGAAAAATTTGATATTAGTTATGAAATTTCAGAAACAGGAAGTTCAGTATCAATGATTTTATTTAAGGAAGGTATAATAGAGAGAATCCAGCTATCTAATTTTGCTTTTGACATCTCCAATAATAGGGGGTCATATTTTGATATAAGTATAAAGCCAAAAGAAGGTGTAAATATTACTTTGGAAGATTGGAAGACTGTGAATAATGTTAAAATATCTTTCTATGGCAAAAAGGTAATAAGTTCAGATATTCCGGCAAATAAAGTTTTGTACGGAAGCTATGATTATACCGTTACCCCGCCTTCTCCTTTGGAAGCACAATCAGGCACGTTGAATGTAAATGCGCCTGCCATCAACAAAGAAATTTTGATTGCAAATAATGTAGATGTAACATTTAAGGTAACTTCAAAACAAGATTCATCACTTATTTCCCGTCCCAAAGTTGGTGATTTTGTGTATGGTGACAAAACATGGTCAACTGAATTGGATAGTGCTAAAACTTGTGTTGGTGTTATTACCGATGTAAGAAGTAAGGATTTTGACTTCATAGGTTTGGAAAATCTGACTGCCGGTTTTTGGACAGATTCATTAGACACTATTTCTGATGTAGTAACTGAAACAAATGAATCTTTAGCTCTTTGTGATTTTGCAGGTAAGACAAATTCTCAAAACATCATACTTACGAAACCAACGGAAAGCACGGCGGCACATAAGTGCGCAGCTTATTCTACAGAAGGATTTGGTGCGGGTTCTTGGTTTTTGCCTTCTTGTGGACAGTGGAGTGTAGCTCAATTAAACAGAGTTAAGATCGAAACTTCAATAAGTGCGATAATCGGTTCAGATCCATTGAGTAGTAGTTCACATTGGACTTCGACACAATATAATTCAAATGATGCTTGGATTTTTGGTTGGGTTAATGGCACAAAAAGGAGAACGACCAAAAGTAATTCAAATACAGTTCGTCCTTTCTGTACCTATGAATACAATCCTATTCCAAATGGTGTGTATATCTACGATAAAGACAATAATCGTTACACAAAAGAAGAATGGGCATCATCTGGTAAAGGAGTGTCTGCTGTATGTGGTATAGGCATTTCAACCGATACCAATTCGTTCATGGTATCGACAGCCATAAGTGCCCAAAGCTATCCTTTTGGAGGTCAAGGTACTTTGATCTCCAATGTGCCAATGTTAGACACTAATGTAGCAAGCACAGTCCTATACAAATCAACGCATGGTCTTATTTGTACTGATGAGATAATATCTCAATTGAGAACTGGCTATGCACCTGCGGCAGAATACGCTAAGACATATATGTTTGGGAATGGACAGAGTGGCTATTTACCTTCATATGGCGAGGCGACCACTCTGTATTCTTACAAAACACAAGTAGAAGAGATTTTGAGCATGTTGGGTCTTTCTTTATGGGAAAGTGCATCTATTCAAACTTGCACCCAGTATGGGACTCATAATAATGCAACTTTTTATTGGTTGAATGGAGTTTCTGTTCAACCAGGTAAAGGTGACGAGTATAAAGTTTTACCTTTTACTCTTCTTCCTTTGCCTAATCCAGCAATTCCTATCGAGAACGCTCTTGTAAAAATGACATCTGCATCAAACAATTATCAGCAGAATACAAATAACAATGGAGAAGCTGTTATTTCTGCTGCATTAGGCGTTGATTATGATTATGAGGTCAGTGCTGATGGTTATGCAACGCAGAACGGGAAAGTCGGTGTATTAAATGAAGCGAAAACAATTGAGGTTACTTTGCAGCCTGCAAGTGAGCTTTCTATAGTTGTTCACAGGAACACATTAGACGGGGCAACTGACATTTCCGGCGTACAGGTTGTTGTGACTGAAAATAAGGAAGGAGGGGTGCAGATGGCTTCCGGTACAACTTCACAAAACGGGACAGTCGTTTTATTTGTACCAGACGGAAGCTATAAAGTAGCTTTTTCTAAAGATGGATTTGAAAGCAAAGAGGAAACGGTTGAAGTAAGCGGGAAAACTGCGCTTAACACCTTCCTTTTGCAGATATACAATACTATTAATGTTCAGGTAAGAAGAGTTGGACAAATGCAAGGTATGCCAAGCCAAATCCAACTAAAGGACAGTACGGGGCTAGAGGTGATTCAGACTAAAAATATAACCACTACCGTAACGTTCGCCAATGTCGCATACGGACAGTATATCTTGTATGTACCGGAAGGGGATTTTTCCAAAGAAACATCCCAAAGCATTACTGTGAATAGTGAAGGAATGCAGGTGCAAGTAAACCTTACTCCGCTGTATATGGTGCAAGTAAAAGTAAACCCTACTGGTGGTAATGTGGAATTTACAGATTCAGAAGGGCAGAAGCATACAGGTTCGGCAGGACCAGCAACATACACGGCACGGTTTGACAAAATTCCTGCGGGAAATTATCAGATTAAGATTACATCTTCCGGTTTCAGTGATTTTTCAACGACAGGAAGTATAAGTGGGGTTTATCAAACAAGTGTGAATTTGGAATACACCCTAACTAAATCGAACAAGTTGGTGCAGATAACAAGTGACCAATCCAATTACCAATTAGATACTTCTTACAAATACGTTTCCCTTCTGATAGTAGGGAGAGGGGGAGAAAATTTTGAGTATTGGGAATCTTGGGATAGTTTTGTATTGCTGGGTGGAACAACCGGACAAATTGTATATATTCCTAATATATTGATATCGGATATTTCAGATGGTCGAATAGCTAAAATTACATTTAGCAATGTTCCAAATGCGGGTAGCTGGACATACGGCACAAAATATTCCATAAAATTAGGAATAACAACTTATGAATATACAGCTTACAATGGGGTAAGCGAGGCTCGTAATGATGCTGACCTTACTATGCCACAAGAAAATAAACTATCTAATTATTTTGTGTATAACGCAAAAAGTTCCGGTGCTATAGCTGCTCACATGGCAGGTACATTTTATTGTAGTGGAAGTTTCGGAAGTCAAAACGCAAAAGAAGAAACTTATTCTTCTACAGGCCCAAGAATGCAACCAGATGGTGCGCCAGGTGGAGACGGTAGATATGGATTTAAAAGCACTTACGAAAGTCTTGTTTTGGGAAACGCAACCAAGCCTGTTCAATCCTCAGTTGTTATCCCTGTCCAGTCTATTTTTGGAGGTACAAGTAAAGGTGAAGCAGGATATTTAAACACTAAAAGTGGGAAAAGAACCGGTGCATCTGCATGGGGAGGTGCAGGGTATGGTGGTTCTAATTTCACTTCTTCAGACGGAGGAAAGACAAGAATTGCTGGGTATGGCTCTGGACAACAATGTTCTCCGGCAGATGATGATGCGGGAAATATTACGAAACCAGGAGAAGGTATATTTTGTATATACTACCACAATGAACCTATTTGATAAACTAAAAGGAGAGTTTAATTGCTCTCCTTTTTTTGTTTTGATTATAAAAGAAGTGCAAGTTTATCATGTTTGTTGAGAAAAGATTATCTTTGTGACAAGTACTTACTTAGATAAATCAAATTTAAAAATTTTCATTGCAATGGATATAATCAAAAGAACAGTAACAGCTAATTCCAATAAGCTGATAACTACTAATGGTGAAGCTGCACCTTCTTTAATCAGCAGTGCATGGAACTTTGCTACAATCGAAGAAGATATTGTGCTGATTGACCAAAACGGACAAGAAGTTCCGTTTGTAGTTATTCCTCTTTCAGAAGGAACAATTAAAGTAATCCTTTCAGGTGGAATGGAATATACCATTTCGGAAGCGGAAGTGAGTGCAAATATAGGAATGCCACTCATGTACATGGTTCAGAAGATTTTGAAAGAAGGGACAACGGCAACCAATCTTAGTATAGGTTTTTAAGGAAAGGAATTGACAATGAATTTAATAGGAAATATTAATGCAATTCCTTTTAGGAGATTTAGGGGAGGGGGTGGAGTAGCTCCTTTTCCTCCTTTTCCATCTATTCCTGGTATGATTGCCAGATATTCAGCATTAGGTCTTACTAATGAAGAAATGTCTAAAAATCCTGTCTGGAAAGACCTTACAGGTAATGGGCATGATTTACAGATGAAGAATTTAGCTTGGAAGGAGGGTTCAGGTATTAGTGATGTTTATCCCGGTGCACTCGTCTTTGACGGAGTAGACGATTATGGTGTTTGTGAGAACTTCCCTATTTTGACTAAGGAAAAGGGATATACGGTTGTAGCGTTGAGACAGTGGTTATCTTTTCAAGATATTGGATATCCTACTTTAGTAGTTAATTCAACCGATAGGTTGGCTGCTTTTAGTTTTGAAGATTTTAGAAACGAAACTAAATCAACATGGAATTGGGGAAGAAGTGTTGGGCTTTCAGATTATAAAATACCTTTACTTTATACCTACCAAACATCTACTTCATATAATAGTAAAACTATTTATGCTGGTGCTACAGAAGAAGGAAGTAACATATTACAAGTGTGTCGTTCTGGATTTTATTGTGCAAATGCTGCCATTTGGGAAATAGTTATTCTCGACCACGATGCCACCGAAGAAGAGCTAACCAAGATCAAAGACTACTTCGTTAAAACCTATCCCTGGCTCTTCCCCGACCAAGCATGGACTGTCACCGGCAAGACCAACGAGGACGAAGATCGTGCTACTATTGCCAACATCACGGGCAATGGTAATGATCTTGTACTGTCTAATTTTGGGTTTGCAGAAGGGAGCGGGTATGGATTGTATGCATATAACTTCAACTCATTTAATCTTAGAGATAATGTAGTTAAGCCAACAGATGTAAAAAAAGATTCGTTTAGAATAATCGGAACCGGAAACAGCAGCAATCTTTTGATTTTAACAAACGAATCTGATTCTGCTAACTGGAAGATACGTATCACAGGTATGAAAGAAGGGGATAGCTGTATAGTTGGAAATGCAAATAAAAGTGGTGATTATATTAAAATAATCAAGGATGGTATATATACTTTCCAAAAACAGTATGCTGCAACTTCGATAAATGGTATATGGTATAATTCTTCACAAGAAGTAGATGTTTTAGTTGAACAAATCCCCGAATACGAAGGATACCTCATTACTGATGGGGTGGATGATAAAGTTCAGAGCTCTAGTTTTACAATGAACGAAGATTGGACGATTGTTGGAGATTGGGAATTGTTATCAAATGTTCAGATCAATTGTGGCATTGTAAAAGCTCAAAATGTTTATCTGTATAACACTGCTAATGGATTGCTTATATCTATTAATAATCCACGTAGTTTACAAAGTTTTGGAACTAAATCATTGCATGCTATTTGCTCAGATGGTAGATTATATGATCGAAATTGGGTTGAGTATGAATATACCGTAGATCAAAATTTTGAGATCGTTGAATCAAGTTTGAATATAGGATTTAACTTAAATAATTATACCCAAATAGCTTTTAAGAACTTAGGCATCTACAACAATCAGATCCTCTCCAAAGACGACTGTATCAAAGCATATAACTATTTACAAACTTTAAAAGCAAAATAATATGAAGAAGTACAAAGTTTTATTCTGTGATCTGGATGATACGTTAATTGAGACATTAAGTGGCAAAACATTTCCTAAAGGAATTTGGGATATGAAAATCAAATTTGATGTTTTGGATGCAATTAAGCAGTTTTCTCCTGAGTATGTTTTAATTGTAAGTAATCAAGGGGGAATTGAAGCTGGTTTTGTGGATCATCAAAGATTTCAATCTAAAATAGAATATGTATCACAATGCGTAAAAGAATATTGCGGAGTAAAATGCTATTCGGAATATTGTACCACGAATGATAAAAATGATTTGTATAGAAAACCAAACATAGGAATGCTTAATCATCTTTGTGAAGACTATGTTGGCGATGATTTTGATTACATAAAATCTGTTACACTTATGATAGGTGACGCAAGTGGACTTGAAGGACAGTTTTCTGATAGTGATAAAAGAACCGCAGAAAATTTCGGGATTGACTATCTTGATGTAAATGAATTTGTTAATTTGTATAATAAAAAGAAATAAAAATAGATGAAATACGCGATAGTAGATTTATTGTGGGCAAAATCACATGGTATTGAAATACTGCCCGAAATGAGAACAAGTATAGATCAGAGTAAAGTTATTTTACATGAAGAAATGTTAGTACCTTTTGAAGATGAATCATTTCCAAGATATTCATTTAGTGATCCAACTTTTATTGAATTGTTAAATAGTGAAGAGTGGACTAGTACAGAAGAAGAACCTGTAATTAATAGAGATTTTAGTCGTATCTTAGCTTTGAATATCTTTGGTGAAGAGATTGCTAAAGAGATTAACACATATGATCTTACTCCAGGTGAAGCATTACAGGTTAAAGATCATTATCCAGAATGGGTTGCAGGTATCACTGTTAAAGTAGGAGAAAGATATTTATCTGATAATATTCTTTGGGAATGTATAAAAGAACATACTACTCAGGATAACTGGAAACCTTCTATGGCTACTGCAAGCTTGTGGAAAGTAGTAGATGAAGAACATAAAGGAGCTATCGATGATCCTATTGTTTACATTCCACCTATGGAAATATTTAAAGATAAATACTATATCCAAAATGGTATAAAATACAAATGTACAAGAAATAGTGAACAACCTCTTACACATGATTTATCAGCCCTTGTTGGATTATATGTTGAGAAAGTTTAATTATTAATAAGCTAAGGATGTCACAGGAAATCTACAATAAGACCGTGTTCAAACGGTTCTTCGAAGAAAACGATCCTGCTGTAATGGAATGGGCGGAGAATGTACTTGAAAAGGTATCTTCTCCCGGCATTCTTCCTACTTTTATAAAGAAGGACGGAGAGGATTTTAAGGCGTATTGGGAAACAGTCTGTCATATCTTTGCGCTTGTTGTTTTATATGCTAAGCAATACAATGAGATTGACACAAATAAGATTCTGTTTGAGCTTTTTATTGAAAACAGAGGACTTGTGACAGACGAAGTGAACACACTTGAACAGATGAAATATCTGTTCGATAACTATGTAAGGGAATACCGGAAAAGAGGAACAATTGATATTGTAAACAAAGAAGGCACAATACTTGGTGAGCTTCTTCGCCTTATCCGATACAAAACGGAAGAAGAATTTATTTTTGCCCTTTTGATGGCGCGTGATACGGGCTGGACAATGGGATACAGTTCTCCCACATGGAACAGAACCGATACTGTTTTAAACGTTACCAAAGGATATGAGACAACTACAAATATAACTGATTTGAATGCTTATCCTTTGGTCAATCCTACCGGTGTGGTTGTGGTAAGCGATATTGACAATGATGGAAATCCTATTCAAGCTATGACTTTTGTGGGAAATAGCTTGGTGGGCATATCTTCGGCAGAGGATAAATCAAAGTTACTTCCTGTATCTGAAAATTTGACTTATCAGCTTTCTTTTAAGGTAAAATCATCTTCTGTTAATAATCAAAATTTGAAGTTTGGTGTCGAAGTCTTTAACAAAGACAAACAGGGGATAGTTTGTAAAGAATCTTATGGAAACGCAGAAAGCACTAATTTCATACCGGAAGGAGGTGACGAACCTCAATACGATTATTCTTTCAGTACGGATTTGATAGAACAATTTCCTAATGTCGATAATCCTACTTTGGAGGGCGATAGCGGGTACGGATTCAACAATATGTTTTTCTTCTTCCAACAAGATGGAACACTCATTGGAGGGGAAGAAATGGGGGGTGTTGCTATAACCGGGGATTTTACAGCCACAGACCATGAACTAAAAATAGAGAATTTTAGTTTGTTGATGGATGGATCGCCATTCCCTATCCCCTCTAAAGAGCATGCTTCCCAAAGCATACCTATGATTGTTTTTACTAATATGGACGCAAGCCATGTTATTAGTCCTAAAGGTGTTTTTCAATTAGGTGGGTTTGATCCAAGTAATTATGGAGCGTTTTTGTTTATAACTACTACAACAAGGTATCAGTATATGCATTATATTGATACCAATCCTTTCTCTTTGGATTTGCCTAATTTTACAGGAGCCGTTTTGATTGGACTTTATACCAAAAAGCCTGATACGGTTACGGCATATCCGACTACAGCCACTTTATCGGTTGTTGCAGATTCAGAGGCTTCCCTTCCTATTGTAATGAATGAATTTTATGCAGGAAGTTTGGAGAATCCGGGCAATTTATTGTCAGATGCTTTGAATTCACCAAAAGAAGGACAAACTGTTGAAATTTATTCACCAACGGCAAGAGATTTTGCTTCGTTACGGTATAAACGGAACACAACGGGAGCTATTAATGACGGAATCCTTATGAGAGTTCTTGCTAATATTACGGACGGAAGTGCACCACCAGAGATAATAGCTTCTACTGCCGAACCTATGCCGGTAACTTATTCTTTTTGGATTCCCAGCTTTGTGTATCCTATTACATTAACAAGAAAGGTAAGATTCCAAACACAGGAAACAACAATCGAAACTGTAACAATCGAAGGTGAGGATATACCTGTAGAAATGACTTTGTATGATACAAAATATGACATACCTGCTGGTATGGTGTTTATGGAATATATCGAAGTTACGTCTGCTTCTATAGGTAGTTATGATAGTTGGGTTCTGAATATAAATGAAGTAAGTAAAATTACAACTTCACAGGCTCCTGTAACAGATGGTATTCTAAGATTGCCGTTTGCGGGCGTTTATTATGAATGTAGAGGTATTTTGTCAAGAAAAGACAGAGCTTATGCAAGTCCTGTAGATTTGAACTTCCTATACGGTAGAGGTCTTCAAATGAAAGAAGGAACTTCTTATTTGTCGCTTTCTCTCACCCAAGACAGATCACAAGCATCAAGTAGTGTCTATATCTATGACATCAAGATAAAACCTATTTTCTTGCCGTTTTATCAAGGACATTTGGGAGAAAAGGATGTGATAGCCGCCTATTACAAAAACAATTCTTTGGTAAGTAATGAAGGTGTAAAAGACTTTATGGAAACCTATTTGGTTGCTTACAAAAATATAATAGGCGATAACGAAATACGTCCTTTGGTTCAAAAGAAAGTTATTTTCAAGGTTATTTCTGATAGGGGTTCTTATATCGAGGGAGCAAAAATTTCCATTCTGGAAGATGTTCTTACAACCAATAGAAACGGGGAGGCTGATATAGTTTTGTTCCCCGGTGATTATTCTGTTGATGTGGAGAAAAACTTGTTCTTACCGATAAAAGATAATCTTTTATCGGTTTTGGAAGATGAAGAGGATACTCAAATCGAATATATCTTACTGCAAGGTGATATTTATGAAAGAAAAATCACTTTCATTGTAAGGAATGAACAAGGACTTCCTATTTCCGGTGCACAGATAGTTTTTAATGGAGAGTTTAAAAATACGGATTCTTATGGTAATGCGGTGTTTTATGCTTTCCCCGGTCTTTATCCTTACACTGTTACAAAAGATGGATATTATACCATAAACAAGAATATCAATGTACAGGATGATCAATCTGAACCGGTTGAAATGATTTTGATTCCGCTTTATGATTTAACATTTGTGGTAACAAATGCTTCTACTGGTGCGGTAGAAGGTGCAAATGTCACACTGGTATCAACTGAAAAATCGGATGAAAATGCACTGGCAGTTTCGCAAAGCAGAAGAACAGAACCAGACGGTAAGGCTGTTTTTAACGATTTGCTGGGAGGTAAATATTCTTATTTGGTTGAAAAACAGAATTGGATTCCTGTAAATGGAAACGTTACTTTGGATAGCGATAAGGAAGTGGCGATTGACTTTAATCCTATGCCTACTTACAACATGGTGTTTACTGTAAATGACTACAATACTTTTACTGGCGAAAAAGTTCCTTTACAGGGTGTTACAGTTTCTTTTGCCGGGCTTACAAAGGTAACAGATAGTAGTGGTCAGGCTTCTTTTGAAGGTGTCTTAGGTGGTAAATATACTTATGATATTCGCTATACGAACGACTATCAAAGAGTGACTGTAGAGAACTATGAGTTTTATGGGGACGCCAATTTGATTATTGATTTGGCAAGGCTGACTTACAAAACCACTATTAAAGTGATTGGAGCAGGTGGTGTAGCTTTAACAGGTGCTACTGTTATAGTGGACGAAACGCATACTTATATTCAAAAAGATTCTTCTGGTATTGTGTTAGACCTTCCAAATGGTACATATAAGGCGGTAGCTTCTTATGAAGGATACAACGACAAGGAGCAGTCTTTTACTGTAAATAGAGCCGCGCAGACTGTCACTATTGATATGTCTCAAATTTTATACAACCTTGCTTTTGTGGTAACAGAAGATAATGGTTCTGTTTCGAATGGGACAAGGATCAGTTTGAACAGTGGCGAGCAGGAAGGTTTGACAAACAATGGACAAGTCATTTTCCAAGTTCCAAGAAATCTGTACAATTGGGTTGCAAGCAAACAGTATTTTGAAAATCAAGTAGGGGTAGTTCAACCGAACGATCTTCCAAAAACGGTATATGTTGCAATGCCGCGAAAAGAAGTAAGGGTGCAGTTCTATGTTTACAATTCGGACACGGGACTTCCGGTGTCTGGTGCTTCTATTAAGCCCGAAGGGTTAAGCACACAGAATACCGGGTCGGATGGTACAACTACCTTTACTATGCAAATGGGTAAAACGTATGTGTGTGAAATATCTGTTTACGATTATCAGACGACCACCTATTCGGTAACGGTTAATCAAGAATCCATGCCACAGCAAAGGGTTGGTATATCGAATAAGACATACAATGCACACATTACTGTAAAATCAAGAAACGGTTACAATATCAATAGGGCGTATGTAACTTACGGAGGAAAGAGTGGCTATACAAATTCATCCGGTTTGCTTACACTTACAGGTATTCAATCAGGTACATACGATGCAACTTGTACGGCTACTAATTATCAATCACAAACAAAGTATCATGTGGCAATGTCCGGTTCTGACGTGTACATTGATTTTGTGTTAGATTACGATCTTACAACCACTTACATTTATTTAAGAAAAGAAAATGTATTGCAGGCGTATGCTTCTGTCAGTGTAAGAACTACTGCGCCGGACGGATCGACTTATTCTAACACTACAGAACAAACAAATGGTAGTGGTAGGGTAACTGTTTCTTCTCCTTCTGGAGGTTATGTGTATGCTTCCGCTACGGATTCGGAATGTGTAGGGACAGGAGATGAATCAACGAACGCAGGAGGGAGCAGTATTTACCTTTATCTTTGGAAAGCTCTTATCGTTTCTTATAGCGGATCGCCTCAAACGCCATCTGTATCAAATGGCGTTTATGAAATAGTGGGGAGAGAAGTAAGAGTACAAGGCGGAAGTAGAAATACAAGTAACCCTTCTACTGTGTATGCCAATTTCAGAAATCATACAAGAGCTACTGCAATCAAACAGTGGCCCGAATCATTTTCTATTCAGGGAAGTTCTGGCACTTATAATGTGGACGCTGCCGGCGGCAACCATTCTGCCTTTAGAGGATGTACAAGTCTTTCATCGATTGCAACAAACACAATTCCTTCTATTTCAGGGGGTGTTATCTGTTGGTTTAGAGATTGCACAAGTCTTAGGTCTATTCCTTCTGGTTTGTTTACCAAAATGACAGGTAATTCTTGTGCGGGTGCTTTCTGGAGCAGTGGGGTTACAAGTCTCCCGAGTGGTCAACTTGTTCCTACTTCATGTGTTTATCATTCTTCCTTGTTTAGAAGTTGTAAGGGTTTGACTTCATGCGTTGGCAATGGTACTTTTGGAAGGGGAGGTGGCACAGAAGATTTCCATGCTGTATTTTTTGAATGTACGGCTTTGAAAAATACAGGAGGTCTATCAGCTACAAGTTCTCCATTTAGCAATTCAACGAATGCACAGTATATGCAATATACATTTCAAGGCTGCACAGCCATAACCGAGCTTCCGGTATTATGGTTCAGATATTGCACAAACATTGTTTCTTTTGTTGGTTGCTTTGTCGGTTGTACAAGTCTTGTCGACGGCTGGTCTACCGCTATGTTTTCTTTCTCTTCGAAGGCAACAAATATGCAGTCATTGTTTGAGGGTTGTACTTATTTGTCTATTCCTTATGGACAGGGACTTCCGTCAAGTGTAACAAACGCTTCAAGAATGTTTGCGAATTGTAGGAATTTATCTGATATATCTTCTTTTGATATGAAGAATGGAAAGTTGCAGAATGCAGAAAGTATGTTTGAGAACACGGGTGTGAAACAAATTCCCGCTAAGTTCTTTAATGATCTTACGACACTTACCAATCTTAGGAGATGCTTTGCAGGATGCACGTCACTCACTTCTTTTGGAAGAACAGGGAATTATGTATATGTAGGACAATCAGGAACATCTGCACGACCTGTGAATGTGGATATAGGAAATCAGTTTAATAATACCAATTTTGAGAATATTGGCAATAGCTTGAATTGTACCGAAATGTTTTCAGGCTGTACAAATCTTTCTTTAGGAACAGAACAGGCTTATGCAGTTTTTTATACATCTTTTTATGATCGTTCTGTTGCAGGGGTAGGAAAAGTTAATATGGACAGAATGTTTTATGGTTGCTCGAAACTTGGAACTGTCCCTGTTATTCAAATCCTTACAGGATCATCCAATTATGTAAAGATAACGGAGTCTGGGAACAATAACGTAACAAGTCATAGTCAGACTTTTACAGGCACAAATTGCGAGGGTGTTCCAAGTGGATGGAAATAAGTTGAAAATTTGTTTATTTCATTTTGCTATTTATATTTGTATCATAAATATCAGATAAATGAGGTTAGTAGAAAGACATATTATAAAAGATAACAGATTTGAAGATATTTGCCTCAAATCTGGATTGTTGTATAACTATGTTCTCTATTTGGTTAGACAAGGTATCTTCAATAAAGAATATCTGAAAGAATATGATCTTTCTACTAAACTTGGGAGAGAAAATCAGTTTGATTTTAGAAATTTGCCTTGCAATGTTTCTCAACAAGTAGTCGGACAAGTGTTCAAGTCTATCAATTCTTGGATAAAGCTGAAAAAGGATTTTGAAAAGAATCCAGCTAAATATAACAACTGTAGACCTCATCTTCCTTCTTATAAGAAAGGAAAGAAACAGAATATGGTAGTTTTTACAACAAATACTTGTAGAGTTAAAGAGGGATATATTTACTTCGTTAAAAATATAATTCAACCAATCAAAACCAAAATAGGAGACGGTAAATTATGTCAAGTTAGAATTATACCACAGGCTACTTGTTATGTAGTTGAAGTGATTTACGAAAAGAAAGAACAGGATTTGAATTTAAACAAAGATAATGTTCTTTCGATTGATTTGGGATTGAATAATTTATGTTCATGTGTTAACAATGTAGATAAACAGCCTTTCATTGTAAACGGACGAATTATGAAATCTTTTAATCAGTGGTACAATAAGAGAAAAGCTAAATTAATGTCTTTTGCAGGAGATAAAGGAACTTCAAAAAGACTTAGACAACTTAACAATTATAGGAATTTTTGGATAGAGGATCATATTCATAAGGTTAGTAGATTTGTTATAAACTATTGTGTTGACAATAATATCGGTAGTCTTGTAGTAGGACTGAACAAAGGATGGAAACAGGAAATTAATCTTGGAAAGAAAACAAATCAGAAGTTTGTAGAAATTCCTTTTTCAAGACTTATAGATAAAATCTCCTATAAATGTAAATTAGTTGGAATTAGTTTTTATCTTAGCGAAGAATCCTATACATCAAAAGTTGATCATTTGGCTTTTGAAGAATTAGGAAAACATGATGTTTACTTGGGTAAAAGAAAGCAACGTGGATTGTTTCAAAGTTCTGTAAATAAACTGATTAACGCAGATATAAATGGAGCTATTGGAATTGGAAGAAAAGTATTCGGTGATTCTTACGTAAGTAGGATAATCGATAGTGGATTAGCGTTTAACCCTATCAAGGTAAACATTTCATAATGTGAATTTGATAAATGAAATTTTAAATTTTAATAACGTGAGCAAGTTAAATGTTAGCAGAAATGTTTTTTTAGAGAAAGAAGAACTTTCAAATATGATTTCTTTCTTTGCTACAGCACCGCTTATGAAGGTGGTGCTACAGGCATCTTATTCTTTTGGGATGATTACGAATGACCCGTCTAAGATCAATCCAAAGACAGTTAACAAACCAGTAGAAGATGAAAATCTTGTAGAACCTTTTAAAGTGGAAACAGGAACAAACTCTGGCACTATTAAGGTACTTCCCGGGATGGCTCTTACCAGTGCCGGGAACTTTATAGATATCAATGTAGAAGATAATATTCTTGTACCGAACGACAGCAATTTCTATTGGGTGAAGATTGCTTACAAAACAAGAAATTACGAAAAGGGATATGTAAGCGTAAACCCACAAGGTATTGTGTCTGGTTCGGTTGATTTTTCAGGCAAGGTGAGAGGGCAGTCTTCGTCAACTCCTGTTTCTATTAGGTTTGAAAAACAAGACGGTTCTGTTCCTTTGAATAATGGCGTTTATCAGATTGTAAACATAATTGACAGCCAAAACTTACTTCTTACATCCGCAACTACATTTGTAGCGGAATCGAATTTAAGAGCTATTGTGCTTGGGACACTTCCTTTGGGAGGTGTATTGACTTCCGAGCAGCGAAACGGTTTATACACTTATGATGATTATGTCATTTCTTTAGTACCGGAAGTTAGCATAAGCACTCCGCCGAAAAAAGAACCGGACGAGTATTACATTGCACGTGTTCAAAATTCAGGTGGATCGGTATCGGTTTACAACGAAGTGAAAAGTGAGTATTGGTCGCTGGGAAATATTTTTATGTCAACTTCCAAATAACAAGGATATGTTAAGGTTTTATTACACGACAAGCGCAGGGTACAATAATCAACAAACTAAGATTTCCGATTCTTTGGGTGGGTACAAATCATCCACCCCTGTACCCAATGACATGTTTAGCAATTTATTTGATGAAATAAGCTTTAATTTGGCTTCAAATCCTCGTGAGCAATACATTGCACTTATTCTGAAAAATGAGGGCGCAGAAACGCTTAAAAACGTCAATATGTGGTTTTCTGCTGTAACGGAGAATCCGTATGGTAAAGTCATGGTAGGAGCAATAGGAATGAACAAGGATGAAAACGATAATCCGGTTACACCAAGGACATCTTCTATTTATGAGAAGCCCTATTGGATTCAATTTTATGATGCAACAGAAGACGATAAAGTTACATTGGGTGACATTGAATCGGATGCTGAAATTTGTTTGTGGTTCTCACGGGTACTTGATGGAAAAATTATTCGAGAAGACTATAACAATGTGGCAGAGAGAGATACGAACACCCAAAACCGCTATAAGAAGGTTGAAAAAGAGACCGATGAGATTTTTAACATTAATTTGGTTTGGGAATAGTTACAAAAGTTGTAGTTTTGTCAGCGAGACAGGGGAACAAAAACTTCCCCTTCTTTTATCACTTAAAATATACAACTTTTGTATGCAATGATTTTATAATCTAATTTCGACAGCAATGACAAGACGAGAAGAATTTGAAACGATTTATGAATACTTACAGGGGAAACTGACAAACAACCCGAAGTATGAGTTTCATGCAAAAAGAAAGGACAGGGAAAGGATAAAAGATTTTCTTGAAAATGAAATAGTGGGGAATCTTTGGAACTATCTTACTTTTCAATTTAATAGGCAGGTTTTTATTTTGTCGGTGTCGAAATTGAGTATTATTCCTCTTCCTAATGTGATAGGGAAAGCAGCTATTGAAAGATGGAGAAAACGAACACAAAAGGATATGTGGTTTACCTCTAAATTCGTTATGGAATACGACCTTAGAAACCCTATCCAGAAAGAAGAAGCCTTGTCTGATTCCTATTTGGATAAAGAAAGACAGCTTTATTTTGATTCTCCGAGAGGATACATCCTTTGTGAAAGCTATGATGGGTTTTTGTATCATGAAAAGAAATGCAAAGGATGCAGGTATATAAAATTGTGTGAAGAAAAATATAAGGACAGATGAGAAAAAGAAGAAAGGAACTTGAAGTTAAAATTGTCCCTTGTTTTTACGATACGAAAAGAGCAGAGCTTTTGATCGTAAGGTACGGATGGTTTGGAAACCCTAAGTTTGTAAGGAGTTTCGGGTTTATCTATCTTTCGAGTAAGGAAAGTGAGAAAAAGATGGACTATGTGTGTGAATTAATAGATAGGTTTAACAGAATACAAAGTTTAAATTGTTATGGAAGAAAAAGTAATGTATGACGTGCGTTCAGCACTTATGACAGGTGAAATTAAAGAAGTAAAAAAATGGGAAACAACTACTTTCAGAGGTCTGGAGTATATCATCCCGGAAGGAGAACGTGAAATGGCTAAAATTGGCAGAGATGTGTTTTTCACAAAAGAAGAAGCAAAGAAAGCTATTAACGCAACGGTTGATAAGAGAGTTCAGTATCTTGAAAATCAGATTGAAAGAATTAAAAGCTATAAGTTTGAGTAACGTGCTGAAAAAGAAGGAGAAATACGAATATCGTCCTTGTAAAAGATGTGGCGAAAACCATTACATCTACAATAGAATGAAGTGGCTCTGTAAAGATTGTGACACAGAAACAACCAAAGAACGTAGAGGTGACCTTCAATCCTTATTTACGGAGATATGGCAGGAAAGACCTCATGTTTGTGTAAAATGTGGAAAACCTTTGGGGGATGAACCAAAAGCTATTTTCTTTTCGCATATCAGATCAAGAGGAGCAAGACCGGATTTGAAGCTGGATAAGAACAATATCGAACTTCTTTGTTCCGCTTGTCACAGATTACATGAATTTAATGAAAGGGAAATCGTATGAAAAAGATTCTTGTATTGACGGTATTGTCGTTTATTCCCCTTCTTGTTTCTGACGCAAAAGTTCTTTCCACTACGAAAGAAGATAGAGATAAGGTTGTGTGGGAAAGGTTGGTTCATGCTATTTGCATGGTTGAATCCGGTTGCGATGATAAAGCGAAAAACAAGGTAAGCTCCGCTTCTGGTAGGTTTCAGATGTTGAAGGTTTATGTGGACGAAGTGAACCGGATAAAAGGGAGACATCTCTATTCCTATAAAGACAGATTTGATCCTGTAAAGTCAAGAGAAATGTTTGAAATATACCAATCCCACCACAACCCTACCAAAGACATAGACAAGGCGATTGTTCTCCATAGAGGAAAGAAAGTCAAGTCTTACATTAGGAAAGTAAAACAGGAAATGTGTAATCTTTAAATCAAAAACATCATGACAGTATGCTGGACAGAAGGATGCTATTACTTTGAAGGCGAAGTGATCAGTTCCTACCAAGTGGAAGATGGCACTATGCTGGTAGTGGAAACGCAGAACGGACGAACAAGGGAAGTTCTTAGAGAAAATGATCATTTAATTGAGTTGGATTTATGCGAATAGATGAAAACATGGAGGTATTACTTCAATCCGTTGCAAATTTATTCGGGGATTTGAAACTGAACGTTCTGAAAGGAAAGTTGGAAGATGTAATAGCACTTCAAGATACGAAAAGTATTGCTGACTTTACCGAAGAATGTGTTAAGTGGTCAGAAAAAGAATATACGAAAAAACAGCGTATGTTTGTGTTTTCTGATGGGAAATTGGCTTTGACAAGAATATTTATTGTTTCCGTAGAAATGGATTATACAGATGAAGGTGTACCGGAAATAATCATAAATAGAATGCTGGACGATATAACGTTAAAGGATAATCCTTACAAAAACATTCACGTCCGATACGAAAGCGAGGAAAACTGTTCCCGTGATTTCGATAGATTGAAATTAGTGTTGAATTAATAATCTATGGCTAAGGAAGTTATAGTAAAGAATTTAAATCTCGTTGGAATGACAGATTATTTCAATGAGCATTACAAAAAGAAAGATGGTGGAAAGTTTTCATACTGGAACATCAGAGCTTATGCGGTAATGGGCAAAGTCCCTTCCTATTTGGGAGAAGGATTGAGCATTGTCCCTTGCGTACCGATAGGAAGCAATGTAAGGTTGTGGAAACTTGTAAGAGAAACAAAATAGAAAATGGAATGAAGATATATGTAAGTTTGCCTATTTCTGGGCATGATATAAAAGAAACGAAAGAATACGTAGAAAAGGTTAAGAAGTTTCTTGAAGAAAAGGGTGATGAAATTGTTACTCCTTTTGATGTTTGCGATGAAGAAGGTGAGTCCTACTCCTATTATATGGGTAGGAGCGTTGAAGCACTTTTGGAATGTGATGCTGTTTTCTTTGTACCAAATTGGCAGGAATCAAAGGGTTGTATGGCAGAATTTGAGTTGGCAAGAATTTATGGAAAGAAAATTTTAATGTAAAGAAAATGAAAAGTTCGAGTAAGTATTTGATATGCTATGATTGCGAAACTGGTTCGATTCCTTCAAAAGACAAACCGGCTTTTGATACAATTGCACTTATAGAAATTGCATTTGTGGTCATAGATATGGAGAAATTGGGAATATGTGAAGAAGTGTCTATGATTTTGCCACATGACTATAAAGAAGGGCTGGTTTATAGTGCAGAAGCGGAAGCAATACATGGCATTACTGAATCTATCCAGAATGAAAAGGCAATTTCGTTAAAAGAGGCTTACAAAAAGTGTCTGGAGATTTTCAAAAGGTACAAAAATCCGCGTCAATTATGTACGCTTTGCGGACATAATATAGTAGGGTTCGATAATGCCTTTTTGGAGAACTTTTTTAAGTTCATGGGAGATGATCTAAGCAAGTATGTAAAGTTTTCGTTGGATACGATGCAATTGGCTCACATGGCTTATGGAGAGGCTGAAAACTATCAACTGCATACCATTTGCGACAAAGAAGGCATTGATTTGGTGAACGCCCATCGTGCCGGTGATGATACCTATGCGAACGCACTGCTTATGATAAATTTCGTAAAGAAACTTCGAGGGGAAGGAACAGCTACCGAACAAGACGGTATGACAGTCAAGAATCCTTTCCGAGAAAAATTTGCTTTGTAAAGCATGGCGATAGTATATAATTCAAAAGGTGGGATTCTGACTGATTTGCAAGCAAAGAGGTTGTTTACTACTGTAGACGATATAATAGACAGGCTTCCTTCTCCTACTATATCTCAACTCTTTTCAGGGGGATATAAAAGGGATATGGATAAAATGCTTGAAACTATTATAGATCAGACAGAGTATGCAATGAATTTTGGACGATCTCTTGATACTGAAAAATTGGGATATGTGGACAACTTGTTTGCTTCAATGGATGAAAACCTAAGAATCCTTTCGTACAATTATTTCAATGCGACTGTCCTTTCCAATTTCAATTTAGGATGGAGAAATTTGGAATGGGGAAACCTTACACAACTCTTTCCGTGGAGTAGTTACCTGTGCGCCCGCGGAGCAGGCAAATGTCTGTGTATCAACACTTTAGTTGTTATGGCGGATGGCTCTTTGAAGAAGATACAGGACATAAAAGTAGGTGACAAAGTAATGGGACAGGACTTCAAACCTCGAAAAGTCTTAGAGCTTCACAGAGGAAGATGTCCTATGTATGAAGTAAGGCAAATAGGTGGTATGGATTATACCGTAAGCGAAGGACACCTGCTTTGCCTATCCGATAGGAGCATTGTTCCTGTAGAAGTGGCGGAAATGAACCTTAGAAAGGGTTTTTCTTATAAAGGTTATAGGTCTACTAAGAACGGACTAAGAGAGACGGAAATTTATGTGTCTTTGGTTGGTGAAGATGACTATTACGGTTTTACCTGTGATGGTGACCATAAGTTCCTATTAGAAGATGGTACGGTTTGTCATAACAGCTATATGTGGTGTTATTCCTTTCCTTTGTGGCGATTGTATTCTTACACGAGACCTATGCTCTATGGAGGTGATACGGTTGACAACAAGAACCGGAAAGAGACGGCTATGATCACAAACACTATGACACTTGCAAAGGTGCATGTGAACAAGATCATAGAAGAAATCACTACTAACGATATTTTAAAAGAAAAACTTGATCCGAATGGAAAGGCGAAATTAGGTGAAACAGCAATAGAAGGTGAGAACGGTGCTATACTTCATGTCCGTGGTAAGGACGGGTTTATTCGTGGTCTGCACGTTGGTGCAGCAATCATAGACGATATGCCGGACGAAAGTTCTTTGTATAGTGATGAACAAAGGGAAAAGCTGAAGGAAGTCTTTAGGGGTACAATTACACCTATTGTAGAACCATACGGGTATTTGATTGTATCCGGTACACCTTATTCAACTGCTCCGAATGAACTGTACAATGTGATAAAAGGTGATAAACGTTTCTATTCGTTTGAATACCCTATTGTTTTCCCGGACGGTAGACCACTTGCACCGGATAGATACACCTTTGAGGATATAAAAGCAAAAAGGACAGAGCTTGGTTCTATTGTATTTGCTCGTGAGTATTTGGTTATCCCTATTTCAGACAATTCAACGATATTTCCTTATGAGTATCTAAGAAGGTCAACTACAGGGATGGACAAAGTTTCTTTTGCGGACAGTATAGAATTTTTCCCGTTTGAACTTCAAAGGGTAGTGGTAGGATGTGACTTTGCCGTATCTGGTAATATTGGTGCTGACTATACTGTCTATTCTGTTTGGGGTATTGACTATTCGAACAACTTCTATCTGATAAACTATTTCCGTGCAAAGGGGATGTCCCATAACGAACAGGTAGATAAGATTGTTCTTTTCAACCGTTTGTATAAGCCGGATAAAATAGTATGTGAGGCAAACGGTTTCCAAGGGATTTTGTCTGCACTTGCAAGGGAAAGGGGACTTTCCAATATCGAGCAGTTTACAACAACAGAAGGGAACAAGAAAGACCTCTATTCCGGTCTTCCGTCTTTGTCTGCCATGTTTGAAAGAGGACAGATTAAAGTTCCATACAAGGAAGGGGACACAAGACAAAAGGTAGAGTTGATGTTCAGTGAGTTTGCGTCCGTTACTTTCAGAAGCGATAAAGGGAAATTGGAAGCGAGTTCGGGACACGATGACATTGTGATGTCAAATTTTTTATCCATACATACCCTTCGCGAAGAAAATGGATCAGGTAATAGCTTTAGCATAAACATGGTGTAAATAAAATATAGGAAATGGGCAAACTGAATCCCGGCTTCATGGCGGAAATCTTTAAATTGATGTTTTCCGATGAAGTCATAATGCGTATAGCTTCGGAATATTTGAAATACGAATTGATTCCTAAAGAATGGGTAGGTTATAAATTCGTTCTTAGGGAAGCGATCATACAATATACAGAAAAGAACAAGCTACCTTCTATCGGTGCTATTTGTCAGAAATTATGTGACGAGGATGTCGTGCAGCTCGCTGCAAAGGAAATAAAGAAGGCGGCTTTGATAGACAGGGAAATTGCAATAGACCAATTGCAGTCTTTTGTCAAGGAAACGGAATTTGAACTTCTTTCAAGGAAAGTGCATGACTTGTATGAAGAAGGAAAGAAGGAAGAAGCAATACGTGTCAATGCTGAAGAATCCCAAAGGATATTGGAGATGTCCTTTCGCTCCAAATCAGGGGGTTTCCAGTCTGTTTTCGGGGGTTTTCATGAACGAATGGTAGAAAGACGCATGGAAAACGATATGATTGTTGAAAAGCCTATAAAAGTACCTTTTGGAATAGATAGGTTGGATGATATCTCTTTTGGTGGTATGGAGATGGGGGATACAACAATGTGGATAGGTCAATCGGGTAAGGGTAAGTCGACCATATTAAAATGGCATGGGTATTCTGCTGCTATTAGAGGTGTGCCGGTTCTTCATATTCAATTGGAAGGAGGGGTTAAAGCCTGTATGCAAATATATGACCAGTTATGGTCTGCTCAATCCTATTCCGATATCAAATCTGGCAATATCAGTCCAAAGGACAGAAAGAAGATAGAACAGGCTATTAAAGAAGTAAAAGAGCTTAGTTCTGACATTGAAGTGTATGGATTCAAAAAGTTCGGACAGGCTTCTATGGGGGATGTCCGGCAGCTTTGTTATGACTATTTTAATACACATGGCAAGTTTCCCGGATTAGTGATACTCGATTCTCTGGATTTGGTAAAGACCGGCATATCCAAAAAGATAGATTCTGACCCCGACCACAAGAAAGAAAAGTCCCAGACGTGTGCCCTGTTATTAAAGAACTTGGCTGATGAAATAGGTGCTCCTATTATTACAGCCACACAGACAAGTGATGTTCCGTTTGAAGTATGGAACAACCCAGACAAGGTGATCGACCGCTCTTATACGGAAGGTGATAAAACGCTTGTAAAACCTTTTTCTTTTGTATTTACTTTGAATATGACAATAGAGGAAAAGGCAAACGCAACGGCTCGTATTTATGTCGACAAGCTCCGTGATTACAAGGAAAGTCAAGAAGTGATTACGATTGCTACCAATTACGACAAAAGACGTTTCTATCACAGGGGGCGAACGATGGAGATGTACAATCAAATTTCTGAAAGGAAAGAGATAAAGAAACAGGCACGTAAGAAAAAGACGGAAGCAGACAAAATGGAAAGTATTTAGGATCATGATTAGGATAGATGAAGAAGAAGTAAAGGCAGCGATTGGACTTCGCATATTCGGTTCGCAGGGGTGGCTCTCCAATAAAAACATGGATTGTCCCTATTGTGGAAAATCGAAGAAATGGGGTGTTCTTTTGAATCCTCACGGCGGTGTGTTTCACTGTTGGAAATGCGGTAGCAAAAAACCGTTGAAGGATTTTCTGGACAAGGTGGGGAGAAAAGACCTTATCCGAATGGAATACCAAAATTCATTAAGTGTAAAACTTACACCTTTGAAAGATGAAGAAGAAGAAAATGGTGAAAACGAAGAACTGCCGGAGGTAAAACTTCCCCTTCGTCTTGAAAGACTGAAATCCGATCCTTATTTAGACGAAAGAGGGTTTAGAGCATATCACTATGCACTTTTTGAACCCTCTGAAACCAAATCTATTTTAGAAAAGGATTTGAAAAATTACATCATCTTCAAAATGAAGATGGACGATAAGCTGGTAGGGTGGCTTGGCAGAAGCAGGTATTCCAAAGAGTGGCATAAAAGAGATTTGGAAAGGGCAAAGGAAACAGGTACTAAGCCGCATTTACGATACGAAAACAGTATAGGCACGAACTTTACAAAAATATTAGGTGGTTACAATGAGCTTTCTCCTACTGTAAAGGATGTGATAATAGTGGAAGGATTGTTTGACAAAGTAGGCATAGACAATCTTTTGAGACTTTGGGATTGCAGGGACTTGAAATGCGTGTTCACCTTCGGGAACAGTATAAGTAAAGAACAAATATCCTATTTAGAAAGAAAAGGGATAGAGAATGTGATTCTGATGTATGATGATGCAACTGTCGAGGAATCCAAAAGTGCAGGGTTGATGCTTGCAAAGTCATTTAATACCAAGATAGCTTATCTTTACAGACCCGGTATTGATCCCGGTGATATGGATATTGATTATCTGGAAGAAGTTTTGGATAACTTGTACGATCCTATCAATTTTTACGTGTCAAAAATCAAGAGAATGTGGTAGGTTATTCCTACTTTTGTTGAAAATCACAAATCATAAAATCAAATGGACAGAAGCAGAGAATTATCGATAGACGAATATTTGAAAGTGCTCCAATTGGAATACTTTACCCACAAGGTAAGAAGCCTTATTTTTGATAAGCCCGAATTTGTCAAGATGGCAAATGATATCGCAGAGTTTAAAAAGGAACGGATCGAGTTGTTGGCAAAAAGACATTTTAAACGGTCTATTTTCTTTTCGGTGGAAGAATATTTTTCTTTTTATGAGAAAGAGTTCTTGAATCCTACCGGTATTCCCAATTTCCAGTATTCCACCAATGAACAGAAAAGAAACTCGCAGTGGTTTTGGGATATGATCTATTTGCTTGGAAAGGATCAGATTGTTATTTATGACGACAAGGAGTATCGGATTTTGAAGAACGATATAAAGAATCAAACGGTCACTATCAAAGTGAACGGAAAGAAAAAAGATGTGGAATATTCGAACATCAAAATAAAAAGACTTATCATGTGTTTTGATGGTAAGTTGTTGTAAATCAATTAATTTAAATTTCGTATTATGACTTTTAAAGAGTATGAAGCGCACGCGGCTTCAACAGCGTGTTATGCAAAAGAGGTAGCTATCCCGTATGTAGTAATGGGACTTACCAATGAATTGGCAGAAGTTTTTGAAAAGGTGGACAATGCTGCCGAAGCAAAGGAAATCATGAAAGAAGTAGGAGACGTCCTTTGGTATGTTGCAATGACAAGACAGGAATTGGATTTAGCTGCATTGGAGTTTCCCGAAGAATTGCGCAGATTGGACGATACGGATGTGTACAGATTAAGTCCCTCCTATTTGCTCCAACAGGTAGGTATCATTAACGGTCAAGTGAAGAAATACTTCCGGGATGATGATTACAGCAAACCTTTCCCCGAAAAGAGAAAAGAACTTTGTCATACCGCATTGGAACAGATTCTTGTGGGATTGCAGAATCTTGTTACCTACATTGAAGGAAAGGAATTGAACCAGTCTTTGGTATCCATTGCAAAGCAGAATGTGGAAAAGCTGGCAAAGAGAAAAGCGGAAAATAAAATTCACGGTGATGGAGATAATCGGTAATGGTTAGGGCTGTAACTTTTTTGGGAGCTTCGTGTGTCGGAAAGACTTCTGTGTTTGAACTTTTAAAGAAAGACAGGTCGTTTGACCGGTTCGATAAGATAGATAGCATAACAAGACAGTTGGTAAAGGAAGGAAAGATAGAACCTTCCTTTACTTCCGTCCAAAATCAAAAACTGATTTTTGATAGGTATGCGGAATTGCTGAACACAGATTGCTATGTTTCCGATAGAAGCATAATAGACGTGCATACATTTACAAAGAAAATTCCTGCTTCTATTCAAAGAGATGCGGAATTGAAAAGACAATTGGATTTTATAAACGTTAGCGAATACTTTCTTCCTATTATCTTTTATTTCCCTATTTATTGGGATGTAGAAAATGATGGGGAAAGAATGGCAGATGCAGAGAGAAGAAAATGTTGGGATGCAGAAATAAGGAAGTTTTTGATAGAAAGAAAATTGCCTTATGAAGTGATACCAAATGACACTCCTTTTAACCGATTGAAGTTTATCAAAAGTGTTTTAAATACACGAATAAACATAGGTTAAAATCGGGGTTAAGGATTGTAAAAACATACAATTATTGAATACAAAAGTTGTATGTTTGCCTGTGAAAACGAAAAGAAGAAAATACGATGGATCGACTTTTAAATGAGTTGGAAGAATATCTTTCTTCCAATACTATACAATACTCTCTCGACAAGGAAAATTACACTGTTTCCTTTGAGGGGAAATCATACGAAGTCTTTGAACCTAACGAGGACGGATATTTCTTTTCAGAGGATTTTCGTTGGGATTGTGAACGCACCGAAGAAGATGGTTATATCTTCCGCCTTGGCGGTGTATGGTACACATTGGACAAAGGAAAAGAGAACGAGCCTAAATTGAACCGGGTAAAGTGGAGGGGACAAAGCGAAATGGCAGGTCTTTCTACTAATTTCTTGGGAGTGCACGGATCGTTTGAACTTTTGAATGGTACGGGATTGTATCCAGATTGGGTAAAGAAAGCCAAATTCTTAGGAATAGAAAGATTGGGGATTGTTGAAAAAGCAACTTTGGCAGGTGCGCTCAAATTTCAGAACGCCTGCAAGGCAGAAGGGATTATCCCTGTGTTTGGTTTAGAAGTCCCGGTAAAGGACGAAAAGAAGGACATTGTCTATACTTACAAAATCTATGCAAAGAATGAAAAGGGCTGGCAGCATTTGCTTGCATTAAACAAGGTTTTGAATTGTGGCGATAATGGAAAATTCGTTTCTCCAAAAGACATGTCGGAACACGTTTCGGATGTGTATATTGTATTCGATCCAAAAACAATACAGTTTGAAGATGTTCCTATCCTTTTGAGAAACAAACCCAATGTGTTTTGGCAAGTAGATACCGTGAAATACACAAAGAACGATAGAGATACCTCCTATTTGATGAACTTTGAACAGTTTTATAAGTCCAAAATGAAGTCCGTAGCTATTTGTGATGCTTATTATATTGAGCCGGAATATGCCATACTTCGGGAAGTCGTAAATAAGATTGATGGAAAAGTAAACTACAAATCTGGCAATCAGTATTTCAAGGACGAAGCGACTTACATGGAAGAACTTCTTTCTTTGTTCGAGGATAGTGAAAGGGGAGAGGAATTTTATATGGTAGCAAGAAGCAATGCTGATATGATTGCGGAAAATTGCAATTTTGAAATTCCTACTGACAGCCGGCATCTCCCCCGTTATGAAATGACAAAAGAAGAAAAGAAAAAATACACTTCCAATGAAGATATGTTTGATTCTTTGATTTATGAAGGGTTGGAGAACAAACCGGAACTTTTGGAAGATTACTCGGAAGATGTGCTTGTGGAAAGGATCGAAAGAGAATCTAAGATCATTAAGTTTGGCGATGTTGTGGATTACTTTTTGATTTTGCGCGATATTGTAAATTGGTGTAAAGAAAATAACATTTTGTTAGGTGCTGGTCGCGGAAGTGCAAGCGGTTCTTTGATTTCTTACCTTTTTGGTATCATAAATACACATCCTTTGAAGTTTAACTTACTTTTTGAAAGATTTTTGACAAGAGGACGTTTAGGACATTTCGAAAAGAAAAAGATGTACGAAGTAACTCTTGAAGATGGAACAAAGAAAGTCCTTCCTATCAATATAACAACTAAAGCATTGAAAGTAGGAGATGATATTTTAGTCTAATATCAAGTAACAAGAATATGAAAATAGAAAAAATTAAAGAAATAGAGGTGGAGCGATTTGTACCGGGATCGCTCCCCGATCAATTTCCCCCTTGTTTTCGGACAAGGGGGAGCGTTAGACATTGATACGGATGTGCCGGGAGAATACCGACCGGCAGTAAAACAATACATGGAAAATCGTTTTGGAGCTTCGCAAGTTTGTTCTGTGGGTACATATACCACTTTGCAGATAAAACAGGCTATAAATGATGTAGGAAAGATTTATGGAGCTTCAATTCCTACTCTTAGGAGGCTTACCAAAATGATAGAAGATGTAAAGACGGAAGAAGATTTTTTGAAACTTGCTTGCAAGAGGTCAGAAATAAATCAATTTCTGAATAAATATCCAGAAATGATGAATATTGTTTTCCTTCTTCTTGGACAACAAAAGGCAGCTTCTATTCATGCTTGTGCTATGATGATCTTTCCAAAAGAAAAGACAATGTATGAGTGGTGTCCGGTTAGAAAATCGGGCGATTTGGTTGTCAGCGAATGGGAAGGCGGAGAGATGGACGAAGCCGGCTTTTTGAAAGAGGATATTCTTGGCATTGAGCAATTGGACAAATTCACTGATATTCTGAACCTGATTGAAAAGAATACGGGTAGGAAAATCAATCTCTATTCTGATATTGAGTATGATGATCCAGAGGTTTACAGATATTTTGCAAACGGTTGGCTTAGCGATATATTCCAGTTTTCAGCAAAGGGACTGTGCGCCTATACACAAAAATTGAAGCCTAAGAATATGGATGATGTAGTGGCAGCACTTTCCTTGTTCCGTCCCGGGCCAATGGAAAATGGTTTTCACATGGACTACATTGCTTTGAAAAACGGAGAAAAAGAGCCGGAATACCCTATTGGAGCGGAAGAAATTCTGAAAAATACTTATTCTGTGCAAGTATACCAAGAACAGATCGTTAAAATGGTGCAAGTTCTTGCTGGTTTTTCGGAAGAAGAAGCAGATGTTGCTCGTGCTGCAATTGCAAAAAAAAAGAAGGACAAAGTAGAGAAAATTCATCCTAAATTTGTGGATGGGTATGTAAAGAGATTTTCTTCAAAAGGGGTAACGAAAGAAAGCGCAGAAGCACTCTGGAAACAGATGGAAAAATTTGGTTTGTATGCTTTTAACCGCTCACACTCAGCAAGTTACGCTATTAATGCTTACAATTCTTTGTGGTTGAAAGTACATTATCCTTTGGAATTTTGGTCGGTTGCTTTGTCCCGTGCAAGTGAAGATGACTTTCCCCAATACGTCAATGAAATGCAACAGACAGAAGGGATAGAGATTAAACCTGTAAATATCAACAAGTCTGATGTAAACATTGTGGCGGACAAAAAAGATAATAGCATCTATTGGGCGATCAATGCAACAAAACAAGTAGGAGAAAAGGCACAGAATCAGATTATGGAAGAACGTTCTAAGAATGGGGAGTATTTTTCTTTGGCTGAATTTATAGACCGTCACACGTTCAAAGGATCGGCAGTGAACAAATCCGTTATTGAAAATCTTATTTATTCCGGTGCGTTCGATATGATGGATGAAACAAGGGGATTTTCCAATATCTTTTCTGCAAGGGAGTTCATGCTTGGAAAGTACCGGGAAAAGAACAAGATCAAAATTGACAAGGAAAAGGATGAATATTTTCTTGCTTTTGAAAAGAAAAAGATTGCAAAGGATTGGTGGTGGCTTTTACAACAAAAGAACAAGTCCGGTTTTGCTTTCTTTGACTACGAAGGATTGGTAAGGGAATACCTAAAACCAAAAGTTAGAAACGGGGTTTTTTACAATGTGGAAGATTTGCAAAACTATGACGGATCGACCTATGAAATGGTTATGGTAGGTGGTTACGTTTTAGAAGTGGAAGAAAGAGAGGGAAAGAAAGGGCGGTTTGCCAATCTTTTGCTTGAAAGCAATTACAAATTCCTTCGTGTGGTTATTTTCCCAGACGATTACGAGGAGAACGCAGACTTCTTTATATCTTCAAAGAAAAGCATCCTTCTTCTAAGTGGAAAGGCTAACTTTGACAAGTTTAAAGAAGAATATGTATTGCAAGTAAACAGTAACAGTAAATTTATAAAACTTGGAGTATGAAACTTGTAAGGAATATTGGAGATAAAGCAATAGTTTTACTCTCCAATGATTTGAAAAACGAATTGGACATGGATGCGGTGACTTCCATAGACCATGCAAATTTGTATGGGGAAATCGCCACTTGTTCCGTCCTGTTGAACAAAGTAGGACTTCTTAGGGCACAAGCAGAATCAGAGTATGAATCTGCAAAAGTGGAATTTAATGTCTATAAAGCACAACTTGCTACACAGATAAGACGTGAATCTATTGTAAACGGTGGAAAGGTTAAAGTGGAAGACATAGGACTTGTGAAACTTACGGAAAGTTCTTTGGATGATATTTTGACAATCAATCCAGAGCTACATGCCATGCAAAAGGATTTGGTCAAAAAGAAAAAGCATTTGGCAGAAATAGACAGTCTCTATTGGGCGTTGCAGTCAAAGGACAAAAAGTTGACGGGACTTGTCCCGAAGGTAACACCGGAAGAATTTCTGGACAATTTGGTAGAAGGTGAAATCAATACATTTTTAATCATAAAAGAGAAAGAATAATATGGAAATTAAGCTAACGGAAGAATTTAAAATCGTTCAATGTACGAATGCACCATTTCTATGGGATTTGTACAGAATCAGAACAGCAAAGGAAACGGGCAAGCAGTATGAAACGGCAGAAGCCTATGGTATAGACTTAAAAGGAGTTGCTGAAAGAGTGCCCTATTTTGAGGTAGAAGACAAGGCAAATAAACCTGTTTCTTTTAAAGAATTTGTGGGTATGTTTGAAAAAGAACAAAAGCAGATTATTGAAGCGTTTTTAAAACAGGTAAAAGAGAAATAACGATTTATTTATCAATCAATTAAATTAAAAAGAATTATGAAATTTGACAAATCTAAATTCAAGAAGCAATCAATTGAAGATGTAGAAGCAGAAGTAAAACAGGCTGAAAAGACAATGTACAAAGGTAGTAAGAGCTATACAGGCTTTGCTACTGTTCAGAAAGGAAAGAACGTATTTCGTGTCGTTCCAGCAATGGGAAAGGCTTATGTAGCTTGTAAGATGTCCAAATTGCGTGTAGAAGTTCCTACTTATGATGCGAACGGTAAGGTGACCGGCAAAGAGGTAAAAGACAAGAATGTTTTCTGCGCCGACATTCACGGAAAGAATCTTTTGAAAGGGAAAGACCCTATTGTCCTGTATTGCGACTATGTGAGAAAAAAGGCTTCCGAAGAATACCAGGACGATACAGAACGCAGAAAATTCCTTAACCCTATTATGGGGTACAAAAAAGGAAACAAGTTCGTATGGGGTATCAACCCGTCTTTGGCGTATGTTTGCTATGTGTACCAAGGAACAAAAGACTTTGCCCGTTTGCAATTGTACGGAACATGGATGAACCGCATAAAGGAAATTTCGGTTGAAATGTCGGACGATGAAACGGTTTCTTTCGATATTTTCTCTCAATTGGAAGGAGCATACCCGCTTGTGATCACAATGGGGGAAGATGATAAAGGAAAGAAAACCTACTCTTTGTCTGCCGGTATTCCGAAAAAAGGACAAACTTGGGATGAGTTCTTTGAAGAAACTGTTATTCCTGATGAAGATATGGAGTATTTCTTGAATGAAGTTCCTACGCTGGAAGAAATCTACAAGGATGTTTATTCACAGAAAGATTTCAATATGGCTCTTGACGGGTTGAAGCGTTTTGACGAAGAAAACGGATACGATATTTTTGCTGATGATGGCTTCCTTACTGAAATAGAGGAGATGGCTGCATTGATCCCGGAAGAGGGTAGCAAAGACGATGAGGGGGAAGATGAAGCTCCCAAAAAGACAAAATCCACTTCTAAGTCAAAGAAAGCGGAAGAACCGGAAAACGAAGATGAGGAAAAAGAAAAATCTGCTCCGAGAAAGAATCTGGCAAGTGCACCGGCAAAAGAAAAAGCAGCAAAAGTCGCTTCCTACCCTCCCCTTTCAAAGATGAAAAAGTTCTTGGAAGACTATATTGGAGAAGAGTACCCGGAAGCTGAATTGCCGGACGATCTGACAATAGCAAAGGTTCGTTCTTGGTATGATTTGGCACAAGCTGGAGAGGCACTTCCTTTCCCGGAAGAAGATGAAACTTCCACAGAAACGGCATCTGAACCGGAATCGGACGATGAACCGGAAAATGAGGAAGAACCCAAAGAAGAATCTCCTATTGACGAAGATGCTACGGACAAGGACGAAGAACTTCTAAAGGCTAAAGCAAGATTGCAAGAGCTGAAAGCCAGAATGAAAAAGAAATAATTTCTTCTTTTTTAGTTTTCATATTTTTCTAATTTGGTTTGGGGACTTGAAATACAGTCCCCTTCCTTTCTAACAAAACAAACATGAGCAAAAAATATTTAGCTATAATCTCAACCGACCATCATCTGTCAGAGGGAAATGCTTCTACCATAAAAGATATTTTGCTGGAAGAAATGGAAATAGCCGACAAAAAGGGTATTAAAACTCATATCTGGCTGGGTGATGTTTTTGACAACAGGGTATCCCAAAGGGAGGTGTGCCTTTCTACGCTTCACGAAATATTGGAAGCGTATGACGAAAACGGACATCAAATAATTTGTATTCCCGGTAATCATGACAAAACATCCTATTCAAGTCAAAAGTCATTTCTTACAGCTTTCAAGCATCATCCTTCTTTTACTTTGGTGGAAGAATTGGACGGTATGCAGATAGAAGGGGTTTATTGCTTTTTCCTGCCATTTTTCACTGATGACATTTTACTTGACGAATTGGCAGAAATCGGGGACAAGAGAAAGAAGAACATCCTATTCGGGCACTTTGCCGTAACCGGTAGCAAGAACATGGACGGTACAGAAGTAAAAAGCGAACTAAAGCCTTCCATGTTCGAGATGTTTAAAAAAGTGTATTTGGGACACTATCATAATTACCAACGTGTAGGCAGTAACATTTACCATTTGGGAAGTGTTCAACAGAACAATTTTGGGGAAGATGAAAAGAAGGGTTTTTGGCTTCTGGATTCTGATTTGGAAGTCGATCTTATCCCTTCCACAAAAGGAACAGTATTCAAAAAACTGGAAATTGACTTAGAAGAAACACCACACAAGCAAGCGGTGGCACTTATTAACAAGTTCAAGAAAGAAAACCCTACCGCTCGTGTAAGGGTAAAGGTTTGGGGAGAACAATCTTCACTTGATGCTTTTGATAAAGATGCTTTTACAAAAGAAGGTGTGGACATCAAAAAGAAATTCAAGGAAATAGAAATAAAGGAAGTCCTTGCTCCTACCGTAGAGGTAAAGACTTTGGAGAAAAAGGATATAGAAGACAGATTTTCGTCTTTCTGCAAAGAAAACGGATATGATGAAAAAGAAGGAAAGGAAATTTTAAACAAACTGCTTTATGGCGAAGAAAAAGGAAACTAAAAAGATAGAAGAAGCTCTTGTTGTGACAGACGAACAACCTGTAGAAGAAAAGAAACCCAATCGTTTAGGTGATCTTATTTCAAGAATAGAAGATCGTTTTGGCAAGGATGCTGTGGCAGGGAAAAGGCAGGACATTGAATTTGTTCATTCCGGTTCTTACCTACTGGACGAAATACTTGGTGGAGGATGGGCAAAAGGTCGTGTTGTGGAAGCCTACGGAGGCTTTTCTTCCGGTAAGACAAGTATTGCTTTCCATTTGGCAACGGAAGTGCAGAAAACAGGAAAAGCGGTCGGGTATCTTGACACGGAAAACGCTGTTGATCCAAAATACATGCAGGCGATAGGAATTGATTTGTCCCCCAACAAGTTTATCCTTTCCCAGCCTTCTACCGCAGAAGAAGCGCTTGAAATAGCAAAGGAAATGTGCAATGAAGAATCTATCGGACTTGTTGTGATCGATTCCATTGCCGGACTTGTTCCTACTGCTCTTTTGAATGGAGAGGCAGGGGACGCACATATAGGACTTACAGCTCGCCTTTTAAGCTCCCAAGTAAATATCCTAAAGAACATCTGTAAACAGACCGGATGTATCCTTTTTTGCATCAATCAAATCCGGTCTAACATAGGCGGATACGGCGCGGCCACCACAACGCCGGGAGGGTTTGCCATTCCTTTTTATGCAAGTCAGAGAATCGAGCTTGCCCGTGTGGGTTCAGAAAAGGAAGGGGAAACACAAGTTTCCAACAAGGTGAAGATAACTTGCAAAAAGAACAAGGTTGCACCGCCTTTTAAAGCATGTCAAATCATTATCCGGTTCGGGGTAGGGATTGACAAGGTGATGGAAATTGTGAACATGGGACTTGATTTGGGTGTACTTTCCAAAAAGGGGACTTACATCTATTATGGTGAAGAAAAGATAGGGTTCGGTTTCCCGAAAACAAGAAAACGTCTTTTGGAAGATGCAAAGCTGTTTGGGAAAATCAAGAAGGATGTTCTTGATACGTTCAGAAAGAAAGAAACAACATTTGAAAACAAGGAAGAAGAAAATGAAGCCGATTAGAATTGAAGCAACAAATTTCGTGTCATTCGAACACTTTAAATACGAATTTCAAGATGGGGTAACTGCACTTGTAGGGTTAAATAAAACAGACGACAATCAAGGAAGTAATGGTAGCGGGAAAGCCTTAACAATGGATGCAGACATCCTTACTCCTAATGGGTTTGTAAAAATGAGAGAAATAAAGGTAGGAGATGTTATCCTTCATCCTTCCGGTGGGTATCAAGTAGTAAGAGCAATCCCTTTTCATGACATTGATGTTGCTTATAAGATTACGTTTTCTGACGGGACGGAAGTCAAATGCAACAGAAGTCATTTATGGAAAGTACGTTTGCATAAAGACGAAGACTGGCATGTGATCCCGCTTGAAGAAATCATGAAAAGATCGAAAAACGAAGAAGTCTTTTTTGAAGTGCCGGAATGTTTGGGTAAATCTTCCCGGAAGATGATCGCTTTTACTTGTTTGGGCGCGGAAGAACAACAGTGCATAACTGTTTCCGGTGAAGACGGCATGTTTGTCACAAACAACTACATTCCTACCCATAATTCATCCATGCAGCAAGCTGTCTATTTTGCCATTACCGGGAACAATTACCGAAGCAGTGTGGATAAAAAGCTCATTAGAAGGGGTGAGAAGGAAGCAAAAGTATTATTGGATATAGAGTGTCCAATAAGAAAAGAAACTCTCTCTATCGAGCGTATTTTGCCCTTAAAAGGAAGCAGTAAACTAAATGTGTCTTTGAACGGTAAACCGGTAGAACTTGCTACCATAAAAGACGGGAACAACTATATCCTTTCTTGGATTGCCATTTCACCGGAAGATTTAAAAAGCTATTTCCTTATCTGCAAGGAATACTACAAATCGTTCTTTAAAAGCTCCAATACAGATAAATTGGCTCTTATCAGCCGGTTTATCAATTACGACTTTTTGGATGGAGCAAAAGACATCATTCAAAAAGAACTGGACACTTTATCTTCTCAAAAACTTGCTATTCAAAGCAAAAAGGATCGTGCAGAAGGTAGCATAGAAGCACTAAAACAGGTAATAGAAGATGCTGCCAATTTTGACTTTGAAGCCGACAAACTATTTCGTATCGAAAAAAGAGAAGGTATGATAAAGTCTCTGAAAGAAGAAATTGATTCTTTCCGGTATGAAATTAGTCGTGCAGACAAAAGTATAAAAGAAAATAATTCCGCTTTGGAAGAGCTGGAGGACCTTTTGAAAGAGGAAGAAAAGAAGAAAGACTGCCTGCCTTCTACCAAAGAGATACAAGAGACAATCGAATCCGTTAAAAAGGAATTGGGAGAAGCAAAAGCAAATCAGAATGAAGTCTTGGAAATGAAAGAAGAGCTTTCAAAAATCCATGACGATTTGAAAGTGTCCCTTAGAAAAGTCCTTGTAAACTTATCCGGTGCAATTACTTGTCCAAAATGCAAGCACAAATTCCTTACATTGAAAGACACTACGCTGGAACAGGAGGAAAAGAAGAAAGTGAAAATCGGAAAGCAAGAAAAAGAAGTTATTTCTGAGATGGAATCCTTGGACGAATCTTTGAAAGAATACGAAGACCTTATTTCTTCTTTCATCCAAATAAAAAACGAGCAAGAGGATGAAATAGACAAGATTCGTCAGTCGGCACAGGAAATCAATACATCTATTTACAAGATCAATGATGATATTGAAAGTATCAAAAGCACTATTTCTTCTTTGGAAAGGAAAAAGAAAACCTTGTCTGAAAAGATTGAATCCAATATGTCCGATATCAAAGACAATGAAAAGCAGATAAAGGAAATCAAGAAAGAAAAAGCTACGAAAGTGGATGTGTCTTCACAAGAAAAACAAATAGAGGACACTATGCTTTCGATTGCCGGATATGACAAGGAGCTTTCCGATTTGGACGCACTTCTATTCAAGAAAAAAGAATGGATCGGCAGATTTAAGTCTTTCAAGATGTACCTTGCATTGGAACAGTTGAAAAATATCCAATCGAGAGCTAATAACATTCTGAAAGCGGAAAACAGCGACCTTCGTATCTTAATAGAAGGATTTAAGACAAAAGCGGACGGGGACATCAAAGAAGAAATAACACCGTATGTCGTCCGGGACGAAGCGGAAAACTTTTGGTACTACAGCGGTGGAGAACGCGCAAGGGTGGAAATAGCCCTTATCATTGCTATCCAGAATATGATAAACGAAACAAACAAATGGGGAGGACTGCAATTCCTATCCATTGATGAAATCACGGAAGGGCTGTCGAAAGAAAGCTTGTATGATGTGATCGAAGCGTTGGAGTTTATCCAATATCCTATTTTGGTTACCACCCATATTTCGAATGAAAACGCTTCATGCAAAACGCTTAAAATAGTAAAGGAGAACGGCGTAAGCCGTATTGAACAATGAGTAAGGAAACAGAATTGAAATTTTATATTGGAATAGATAATGGTGTGACCGGCTCGATTGGAATAGTAGGGAACGATCTTACCTACTACAACATGGTAAAAACACCTGTTATTTCCGGTCAGGATTACACAAAAGCAAAGAAAAACATCTCTCGTGTGGATGTAAAAGTATTGGCAGAAATTATTGCAGATTTACAGGAACACGCACCATGCGTTGCGATTGTTGAACGTCCCATGAAGAATCCTGCACGCTTTGAGGCAACTTGTTCTGCCATGCGTGCGTTGGAAGCAGAGCTGACTGTATTGGAGCTTTACCAAGTACCGTATATTTTTGTGGATTCCAAGGAATGGCAAAGAGAGCTACTGCCAAAGGGAATTACAGGCGCACCGGAGCTTAAAAAGGCTTCTTTGGATATAGGGAAAAGGTTGTTCCCGGAAGTGCTTCTAAAACACCCGGACAGGGATGGTATTCTGATTGCCGAATATGCAAGACGGAAAGGTCTGATTTAGAAATCTGACAATTTCAAGACAAAAATGTACAAAAATGCTTGGTGATGTAATAATATACTGTTACATTTGCGTCCGTTATAAGTAACAAACAAAATAATTTCGACTATGGCAAACGGTAAGTATTTGAATATTTTTGTCTTGTCTTTCTTAGACAGACTGGAAAGTATCGAACATGATCTTTCCTACCTCAAAAGCAATGTAAATGATCCTTCAAGGCTGGAAGAAGTGGAAAAGCAACTTTCTCTTTTGAAGGACAAAATCAAACAGATTCAAAATGATAAGAATTTATTGTGATAATGAAAACTGCGAAAGGTTTGGGATAAAATCTCCCATGACAAATGCAAAGTTCGTCTTTCGGTACAATAAACTTGTCCCTTCAAATCTTCCCAAATGTCCGGTATGTGGCATTCAAGTTTCCTATGAAGAAGAAAAGAACGAAACAGTTCCCGATATTTCCATAGGAGAATTTAAAATGATGTCCACCGAGAACAAAGCGAAGATGTTAAAGAAAAGGGCAAACGACTTTTCAAAGAAAGACGGAAGTGAGGATAGAAAACGCTTCTATCAAGAGAAAACAATTAAGAACGTGTTGAACATAAAATAAATATCAACCATGGAACGTAATTTTTACATAGCTATCAGTCATATGCAACGAATAGAAAAGAAGCCTGTTCTTGCTATTATGTCGGCAGACGGAAAGATGGAAAGAGCCATCCTTTTAGACAACTTCAACGGGAAGACAAGGGACTTTTACCAAAATGAAGCAATTGGAAGTGATATTACAAATATTATTCTAAAAGACAACCTTTCCAATTATTCGGAAGGAACAATAAGGGGATGGGTAAAAGAATGTGATTCCGTCTCTATCAGTTTCGGACATGAGAACTTCGTGATTTACAAAAGCGTATTAAAACCGCATGAAATCGAAGAATAACTGTATTCTAAACAGATTGAGAGATAAGACAATAGAGCTTCCCGGAATAGGAGAAGCCACAATCAAAGGCGTAAGGGCGGCAAGGGATTTTAGAAACATTGAGCTGGATGTCGTTCGGAATGGAAAACTGAAATCCTTTCGGATGGGGATAACAGGATTTTTGAAATCGGCAATCATAAAAGAAAGTATATGATGAAAAGAAATTCGGTAATTGCTTTTTGTTTGTTATTTTGTTGTTTTATTGGTTTGGGTGGGTGCAAATCCCGCCCTTCCCAAAAGACAAATTATAACTTCACATTAAAAGATTCCCTATTCTGGGAAAGAGAACTGACAGACACGCTTGTAAAGATTCCCTATTCAATTGTAAACCTCACTATCAATCCTCAAAAAATGGAAGATGGGGAAAAGAGGGAAACAAGCAAGGGACAAGCAAATGTGATTGTTCAGAAAGTAGGTGACACCATTATTGTAACAGCTTCTTGCGATAGTTTGGAATTAGTTGTAAAAAGCCTCAAAGAAAGACTGTCCAAGATGAGCGAAGAAAACGGAAACTTGAAAGAAGAGGTAAAGGCATCTCCCAACAGATTACTTTCTTTTTTGGGAGGGATGGGGATAGGTGCTTTTACAATTTTGATTGCATTATTCATATTACTAAAAATAACGAAAAGAATTTGAGATTATGGCTAAACTATTAGTAGCGGACAAAGAAATGATTAGAAATCAATTTGTCCAAAAAGTAGAAAAGAAATTGAGTGATTATTTGGCGGCAATTGGAGCACAATTGCAAGATAGAGTGGATGATATTCTTCCGCCAGAAATAAAATCCATTGTAGACAGATATCCGTCCATGCAACCACTTTTGTTTTACAAAAATATCCCGACAAACGAACTTCTAAAAACAAAGAATGTAACCATCTATAAGGCTATTCCTTTGGATGGAATAGGGATGCCTAAAATGTTCTATAATGAATACATGGACGATTTAAAACGCTATTTCGAAAAAGATATTTTGGAATGGAGCAAGAAAGCGTATGAGCTTAAAAAGCTGGAAAACGAAACCAGAAACAGGGTTGCCTGTGCTCTTAACCATATCAACACAGAAAAACAATTGCAAGACAACTTCCCAGAAGCCTATAAGATTTTGATAGAAATCAGGGGCAAACAAAAAGAAGAAAACGCGTGTGATTCTGTAGAGAATACCAGAGCATTCCTTTCATCCTTAGACAAATAAAAATCATGACAAAGAAGCAAAAAGAACTGGAAGGCAAAATCATAGAAGCCAACCAAAAATACAGAGAAGGTGCTCCTATTATGAGCGATAAGGAGTATGATCTTTTGATTGATCAATTGAAAAAGGAATATCCTGATAGCGAAATCCTGACAAAGCCTATCATTGAAGAAAACAAAAAAGGTGACCGGATGGAAAAGTTGCCATATCCTATGTTTTCTTTGGAAAAGGTAAAAACAATCAGTGAGATCAGAAGATGGGTCAAAGATGTATGGGAACTTCACCCAAATGACAAAATTGTCATTACACCTAAATATGACGGCATTTCCCTTTTGGTGGACGAATCGACAAATGAATGCTGGACAAGAGGTGACGGAGTAGAAGGACAAAGAAGTGACCGGCATTACGAATATGTCAATCATGGCAACCCTATGGGAAAGAAATCTTGCTTTACTTTTGGTGAAGCCATTATTCCTGTCGGTATGTTTTTGAAAAACGTAAAACCTCTTGGTTACAAAAGTGCAAGAAATTCTGTGGCAGGAGCTTTCAATGCAGACAAAATGAATCCGCAGGTTTTAGGGAACACCGCTTATATCCGATACGGTATCATGGACTTGGATAGGGACAAATCTTTGCAACTTGCAGAGCTTTACAATACCTATGAACCGTATGCTACGCAGTATTGGGTGACTTCTCCTTCTATTTTCGATGATGAAAAATCCGCTTTTGATTACTTGAATGAACTGTTTGAGCTTACCAAAAATTTCAAATGTGACGGCCTTGTAATTGAAGTGGACGACAAAAACATTCGTAGGACTTTGGGACGGCTTCCTAACGGGAATCCGCGTTACGCGATTGCTTACAAAAACCCGGATTGGCAGGAAAGATACACAACCAAAGTTACTTTTATCGAGTGGGGTATTTCAAAAGATGGCAAAAGCAAACCTGTAATCGCTTTTGAACCGGTTGAATTTGATGGTGCTACGGTTACACGCTGTACCGGTTACAATGCAAAATACATTACTGACAATCATATTTGCCCTAATGCTTATATAGTGGTCACAAGAAGTGGAGATGTTATCCCCAAACACTTGGAAACGTTAAAATACAGTATTGAGTGCTTTGAGGGGATGTGTGACAGCATGATGTTCTGTCCTTCTTGTGGAGAACCTTTGAAATGGGATGCAACCCTAACCGACCTTGTTTGTTTAAATCCTAATTGTGATGAAAAAGCGATAAAGCAACTTGTCTATTTCTTTGCTACATTGGGTACGGAAGAAATGCAGGAAGCAACTGTAAGAAAACTCTATAAAGGTGGACTTTTCTCTATCGAGGACATCATAAACGTAACAAAAGAGGAACTTGAAAAGATCGAAGGAATAGGTAAAAGCCTTTCCAAAAAACTGCGAAAGCAATTTGATTCCTATGTAGACGATGGAGTTCCTTTTGCAAGAGTTCTGACTGCTTACAATGTGTTCGGTGGTGTAATAGGAGAAAAGACTTGCCAGATGATTTTCAACAGCCTCACCAAAGACCAGATAGACTATATGTTCGAAAACGAGGAAGTTCCTATGAAAGACTTGCTTTCTATTGATGGTATTGCCGAGACTACTGCAAAATCTTTCAATGACGGACTAAAGGCATTCTTTGATCTTTGCAGTGGTACACCTGTTTCTATTTCTTTTATCCAAGAAGAAACGGTGGAAAACGACAATCCCGAATCAGTTTGCTTTACAGGATTCAGAAATAAACAGTGGGAAGAACGTCTTGCAAAAGAAGGACACAAAGTTGTTTCCGGTGTATCCAAAAACACCACAATTCTTGTAACGAAAGACAAGGAAAGTTCTTCGTCCAAAGTGAAGAAAGCAAAGGATTTGAACATTCCTATTTTGACACCGGAAGAATTTGAAATCAAAATAGGATGGAAAGAGATATAGAAGACTGGATCAATGACTTTGAGGATGAAGAAACTTATGATCCTAATGAAGATGATCAATTTGAGTAGTTTAATTTGACATAGAAACGAATGAATAAGATTTACAGGGAGGTAACTTTCAACTTCATGAAAGCATTGAATAAAGCCGGGTTTAGAACAAATGCCAGAAGTTTTATTTCCATGCGATCTGTAGACAAGATTATCTCCCTACTCTTTGAAGTCATATTTGACAAACTGGAAAGAGATGGAAAAGTCAATATTAAGAATTTCTGTATCATTAAGAAGATTAAGTGTAAGAATGGCAAGTATTATTTTGAATTTATAGACAATAGAAAGAAATGAACACTAATTTTGAAACAAAATTTGGAGGTGGTAAATCAGCAACAGTAGAATGGTACACACCACCTTATATTATTGAAGCGTTGGGGAGTAATTTTGATCTTGATCCTGCTGCACCTAAAAAAGATTGGTATACAGCAAGAAAGTGCTTTACTAAAGAAGACGATGGATTAGCTCAAGATTGGAAAGGGTTTGTGTTTCTTAACCCTCCTTATTCTCAACCCGAACTTAAATTGTTTATAAAGAAATTGTCAGAATATGGAAATGGAATTGCTCTTATTTATTCGAAAGTAGGGAATCAAATGTTTTATGATTATATATTTGATAAAGCAACATCTATTTATTTTCTTAGAAAAAGAATCAAATTTATTGATGTAGACGGAAAAGAAGGCAAAAGTCCTAATGCAAATAATTGTTTTGTTGCCTATGGAGAAAAGGCCGATAAAGCATTGCAAAATTTGGAATTGCCTGGTAAATACATAAAATTGAACGATAACTATATATCAGTTTAGGCCATCATGTATTATTACAGAGAAAAGGACTATTGGTATTTTGGTGCGTTGGAAAAATCAGTTTACAAGAACCTTAAACTGATTTCATCCTTTAAACGTAACGCTACCAATAAGGAAATATACATAAAATCCGACCCGGCAAAAGATTTCCTTTTAAAAGAGTTTATTTCCGACAACGAAATAGAAGAGGCTGATCCTCTTTCTATGGTTCGTGACGGTTGCAAAGCCGAAATAAAGCCTTACAAGGAACTTTTATCCCGAAAGGATATAGAACTATTGATAGACAATCTTCCTCTTTTAAAAAAGCCGAGAAGCTATCAAATGGACTATCTATATTACGCAGTCAATCACGGGAATCATATAAATGGCTCTTCAGTGGGGACAGGCAAAAGTCTATGTTCTGTTCTCTATGCAGAAATGCTTGATCTTTTCCCTTGTATGGTGGTATGTCCGGCTTCTGTGAAATCCGGTTGGTTGAGAGAGTGGAAAGAAACAAATCCCAATAGACGGGTATCTGTCATTTCCACTACTTCACCGGCAGAAGATTTTGATGCCGATGTTCTTGTGATCAATTACGACATTCTGGGGAGAAGAACAGAAAAGAACGGCAAGACCTCTATCGAAGTAAGGCTGGACGGGATGAAGAAAAAGAAATTTTCACTTGTCGTAGCTGATGAAATCCATTTTCTGAAAAACAGGAAATCCATACGGAGCAAGACATTCAAGAAGCTGGCAGGAAAATCCTCTGCCATCATAGGGTTAACCGGTACGCTTATCATGAACCGTCCGTCAGAACTGTTGAACATACTTGCACTTATAGGAAGATTGAAAGAGATTGCGCCGGATGACCCTTACCATCACTATTTCTTTGAAAGATATTGCAACATGAAAGAAACTTTTTTTGGAATGGATGTGACAGGGGCTTCCAATATCAAGGAACTGAACGATCTTCTCATCAAATGTTGCTATTTCCATGTAAGTAAACGGGATGCTTTAAAGGAACTTCCACCTGTAACCGAAAACATGGTGGAATGCGAGATAACCAACAAGAAGGCTTACAAGTCTGCGGAAGAAGATTTATTGGAATTTATCTTTAAGCATTTCAAGGATGAAGAAAAGGTGGAAAAAGCTGCAAGAGCGGAGTTTTTGGTAAAGATGAATCTTCTAAAACAGCTTTCTTTGGAAGGAAAGGTGAAAGCAATTAAAAAATGGATAGAAGAATGGTTAGAAGCAAACGAAGATGACAAATTACTCGTATTCGGTTCTCATTCCACTATTTTGAAAGACATTCAGAAACTTTTCAAAAACAGCCTGCTTGTCATAGGTGAGACGACCGGAAAGAAAAGGGAAAAGGTATTGTCTGACTTTTCTTTCGATCCTTCCAAAAGACTTTTGTTTGCCAATATGGGATGTCTGGGTACAGGGGTGGATGGACTTCAAAAGGTTTGCTCAAACATGGCTATTTTGGAATTGCCACCTCGTCCAAGCGATCTTGTACAGGTAATAGGAAGATTGGAAAGGAGCGGACAGGAAAATCCGGTCACAATCCAATACTTGCTTTCATCTTCTACCATAGACAAGGATTTATGGAAAATGTTGAAAAACAAGAAATCGGTAACCGATATGTTGAATAAGGGTTTTGAGGACGATTCAAGTCTGATGATTTTAAAAAGTTATGGCGAAAAAGCAAAGAAAAGGAAAGGTTCTTGAAGTTTGGACAGACGGCAGTTGCTATGCAAAACATCCCAAAAGGTTGGGTGGGTCTGCCGTTTACATCAAATGGAAAGACAAAGAGTATCACATAAGAAAAGGGTTTTCTCATACCACCATAGGCAGAAGGGAAACGGAAGCTGTTCTAATGGCTTTAAGGGCTATTAAAAAAGATTTAAGGGCAACCGTTACCTTCTATATAGACAGTCAATACGTAGCTGATCAATTAAAATATAGATTCGTAGACTGGGTGAAAGAAGACTTGCGTGTAGAGAATCAGGACTTGTGGGACAAAATCTTCATGGAAGTTTTGAAACACGCAAAGCTAAGGATAAAGGTTAAATGGATTCCGGGACATAGGAAAGATTATAATGATCCTATTGTTTGTGGGAATTTCATTGCCGATTATTTAGCAGATTACAAAAAATTCAGTAAGTATGAAAAAGATCGTCGTGTATAACAAGCTGATTCCTTTCAAGGGATATGTAGCAATGACTGTCTTTCCTTTTATTTTTGCAAGGAAAGCATATAAACCGATAGGAAAGAGAACAATAAATCATGAATCAATTCATCTAAAGCAACAAATAGAGCTTCTTGTCCTACCTTTCTTTTTGTGGTATGGAGTAGAATGGATTGTAAGATTAATCCAATACAAGAATTTAAAAGAGGCTTACAGAAACATTTCTTTTGAAAGAGAAGCATACGATAATGAATGGGACGAAGAATATTTGGATGGCATAAGAGAGCCGTTTGAGTTCCTACACTATCTAAGAAAAGAAGACTAACAGCAATAAAAGCAAACGAAAAGAATTATGGAATGGAGCAAGTATCAATTGGTTATTTTCGATGCTTACGAGAATACCAATAAAAACATAGTGGTAGAAGCAACTGCGGGGTCTGGCAAGTCAAAAACGCTTACTGAGCTATGCAATCGGACAAAAGAAGGTACAAGTTGTTTATTTATGGCTTTTAACAAAAGTATTGCAGAAGAGCTAAAAACAAAACTACCTACTACAGTAGAGTGCAACACTTTTCATTCAATGGGACTTCGTACATTAATGAAAAATTTTCGATTCCGAATGCAGCTTGAAGAAAACAAATGTTTTTCTCTTTGTATGGAATTATTTGATTTTAGAAAAAAGGAGTACAAAGATAAAATGCGATATTACTTTGCCTTACAAGAATTATGGGAAAAGATTAGGCTGTCGCTTTGTGAAATCAACGAAAGAAATGTCTCTGCGCTTTGCATTGAATATGATCTGGATTATGAAGATTCAATGATAAGTGATCTGAATAAAATCAATGAAAGGTGGAGAAAAGATTGTACTAAAATACAAGACAACCAATCTTTCAAAATGGATTTTCCGGACATGTTATGGATTCCATATAATTTTGTGGATGAAATGAACTTTCCTAAGTATCAAGTTGTAATGGCTGATGAATGTTTTGTGGGCAAAACTTGCGTTGCAACAAGTAATGGGAAAATGAGGATAGATGAAATTACAAGTAGAATAAACAATGGTGAAATAATTTTAGTTAAATCTTACAATGAACAAGAAAGAAAGTTTGAACTAAAAAAAGTTCTAAACGCAAGCTCAAAAGGACACAGGGAAGTAATGAAAATTACTGTGGCCGGGAAAAGAAAGATAGAGTGTACTTTTAATCATTTGTTCCTTACTGCGCAAGGATGGAAAAGGGCAGATGAATTAAGTATAGGTGAAATTCTGATATCAAGCACTTCGGATCAGCCATATCACAGAAGTTTAAATCAAGACCAAAAAGATTTTGTATTAATAAGTAGCATAGGAGATGGAAGTTTAAAAAAGATATCTTTAAATACTTATAGATGTTCTTTTATACACGGAGAAAAGCAATTGGAATATCTCTTTTGGAAAAGCTGTTTGTTAGGAAGATACGATGATATAGAAATACTTACTGAAAATGGATTTTCCAAAAAAATAGCTTATAGATTTAGCACAAGAGGAATATGTTTTTATCCAGAGGAAATGAATAAAGAGAATATCCTAAAAAGATTGTCATTTAAACAATTGGCGATTTTATATATGGATGATGGCTCCTTCAACGGATCAAGCGTTTATCTGTATAGCTGTGCGACATCCAAAAAACTTATTGGAATCCTTTCTAAAAGAATGACCATCATGGGTATTCAAAATAAAATACGTGAATCAAAATCTTCTTCATCCGGGAAAACCTATTGGTATCTATATATTAGTGCATCTTCTTGGCAAATATTTTTTGAAAACATTACACCCTATGTGCATCCTTCAATGAAATATAAAATACCAAAAGATTATCAGCATTTTGCCGGATCATATAAATGGGACATGTCTATTCTCAACGAAGGTAATGTTTGTGTAACCAACATTGCAAAAGAAGGAAAAATGGGAGAGGTCTTTGATATAGAAGTGGAAGACAATCATAATTTTATCATTACAAGTGGGCTTACCACAAATATTGATAAAGGTAAAAATGCAAATGACGGTATAGTTGTACACAATTGTCAGGATTTATTTACACTTCAAAAGGAAATTTTACAAAGATATATCAAACCAAGAGGAAGATTTGTTGCTGTAGGAGATTCAAAACAGCTTATTTATAACTTCATGGGTTCTGACTTGGACGTGTTTAATTCCATAAAAGAAATGCCGAATACAATTTGCCTCCCACTTTCTGTTACTTACAGATGTGCAAAGAAAATTGTTGAAAGAGCAAACGAAGTGTTTCCTGGTACGGAATGCACTGCCACAGCAAAAGAAGGTGTTGTAAGGAGTGGCGACATCTTTGAAGCTGAAAGTGGGGATTTCATTCTTTGTAGGAACAATTATCCTTTAGTTGTCACTTTTATTATGTTGCTGGAAAGAGGAAAGAAAGCATCCATCATGGGACGGGATTTCGGAGAGAATCTTTGTCGGTTGATGGACAATCAAAGTTGTTTGGACGATCTATACCTCCTATTGGAAGATAAAGCCTCTAAATTAAAAAAAAGAGGTTTATCTGAAATTGCTATTGCTAACAATGCTTCTTATATGGCATTGAAAGAAAAAGTTTCTATCATTGAAACTCTGTATAAGCGTTTTCCCGGTTCTTTTTTGGCTTTGAAACAAAAGATCAAAAACATTTTCTCTGACGATAAAACCGGTATTATTCTTTCTACCATACACAAAAGCAAAGGACTGGAAGCAAAACGGGTTTTCTTTTTAAATCCTGAATTAATTCCGTCCAAGTTTGCAAAAACACCTAAAGCCTTGTATGCGGAGGATTGTTTGAAGTTCGTTGCCATTACAAGGGCAAAAGAAGAACTGGTTTATTGTCACATAAATACAGGAGAATAACGTTTATAAGTAACAAACAAAAGAAAGAAAAACTGACAATTTTACATATTTTAATTGTAAAAGGGTGATTATGTAACATTATAGTGTTACATTTGCAACATCAAAAACTAAAAAGACATGAGTATTACAGATTGGATTTTTCTTACAATTATCATAATTGCTATTTGTATCACGGTACATTGCATACTTGAGAATTACTTCTATTACAAAATAGAGCAGATTGAACAAAACAAAGAATCAAAAGAAGATGAAGAAGAATAAACTTTATATCATTGTTCCTCATGAAAATGGGAAGATATCACTTTTCAATGCAAACAAAATAGAAGAATTGGAACCCTATTTGCCGTCTATGGAAGCTATAAAGACAAACATTGATCTTCAAGTGGCAAAATGGGAAAAGGACAATTCTTATAAGCCGCAACCATTAATGTTAGGAGTTCCTTTGGATATATTTTTGAAAGTGAAAGCCGTTACAAAAGGCAAATGGAATGAAATTCCTTTGAATCAAGGTTGCAATGGTGTACCGTCCGTTCTTCTTATCCCTAACAAAAAGGAAGATGGGGAAGAATGACGGGATTACAAAAGATGTCCTTGTTGCTTTAGATAGTGATGCAAGAGCCATGAGATGTGACGAAATATACGAAACCGGGCATCTCACTCTTGCAGTCACTTTAAAAAATCATTCAGAATTTGGAAGGGAACTTGCAGAGTGTATCAAAGATGATTACAACCATGTAATGAATTTTACTTTGAATACCGGCGACAGTTTCAAAGCAACGGCAGGACTTCTTGTGATGGATATGTGGGGAAACTGGATATCTTTATTATCGGCAGAAGGAATACCACTTTTTTCTTATGATTTTTCCGCATGGAGAAAGAAAGCCAAAAAGTTTTTATACATAGAAAAAGCATCTTTTCTTCCCGACCCGGAAATAACCTACAATTTTAAGATGGAATCACCGTCTAAGAATTTCGTTATTATCCCAAGGGGTAGTGAGGGGTGCGATTTTACAAAAGGAATTATTTTACAATCATTAATCTAAAGCATCATGTATTTCGAATCAACTATAAATTACTGGACAGACAATCCGGACGGTTTTAAACCTCCAAGAATACCTATTAAAAGAACTATTCTTGTTAGGGCTTACACCTATACGGAAGTAGAAGCGATCACTACTGATTGGGGAGCGAAAGAAACAAATGAAGACTTTAGGATTTCTCCTATCAAGGAAACAGATATTATTTCTGTAGTAGGGAATGGAGAGAAGTTTTTCAAAGTCGTTTCCTATTACCCGGAGACAACTCCTAAAGGAAAAGTAAAAATGCAGAAAGTTGTTTTGATGGCTCGGTCTGATTCCGACACGGAAGCCATAGAAAGAACAAAACTGTATTTTGATTTTCTGTCGGATATTGAAGATCTGGTTATAAAGTCGGTTACATTGACTGAATTAGAAACATACATAGAAATAGATTAATGTCATGAATGTACTTAGCTTGTTTGACGGGATGTTCTGTGGACAGATAGCGTTGAAGGAATTGGGAATTGAACCCGACATATATTATGCAAGTGAGATAGACAAGTTTGCAATAAAACAAACCCAAATGTCCTGTTCCTGTTGGAAAATGTGGAAATGGGTAAAAGATGGGAGTCAGTATTCGATAAGGCTTTAAATACAAAAGGCGTTCACATAAACTCTGCGTTGGTCTCTGCGCAAAATAGGAAACGTATCTATTGGACAAATATAAACGATGGCAGTATTCCTTTGCCAAAAGACAGAGGTCTTGTCCTAAAGGATGTAATGGAAGAAGTCTTGGAAGACAATCGCTTTCTTTCAGAAAAAGCATTGGCAGGGCTACAACGACATCTTGAAAGAAATAAATCCAATGGAAACGGTTTTGGTGCAGATTGCAGAACAGAAAACCAAAAATCCCAAACATTATGTCTTGGTGGTGCCGGCATATATGATCTTGTTTATCAAAAAGACAGAATAAGAAGGCTTACTCCTGTTGAACGTGCAAGATTGCAAACAATACCGGAATGGTATAAATGGGAATGCAGTGCAACACAACAATGCAGGATGCTTGGAAACGGCTGGACAGTAGATGTAATCGTACATATTTTAAGTCACATGAAAATGAATGAAATAGAATAAAAACAGTTTATATTTTCCATAATAGTTAAGATTCATTTTGGGAAAGCCGGTCTGTGAAGATACGCTTTCCTGTTTTTCACAAGTACAATTTAAAAACAACAAGACATGAGCAGAAAGAAAGAAACAGAGCTTCAAAAACTCATTAGACATATTAATTCCATGGATCGTCCGTTTGAGTTTTTCGATGTATCGAGATGCAATTTATTCTTTAACGGCACACTTAGAAAAACTATTACTTATCTTTACAGAGCAGGATTCATAGAACGGATTGAAAGAGGACGCTACAAACGCCTTAAAACAATCCCGGAGAATATAACTACTGTGGAGTTAGAAAAAATGGCTTACAAACGATAAAAAGCATGAATTTAGAAATCATAATACTTTCAGTTGAGGCAGCGTTCCTATTGGTTGCTGTCGTTATCCTTTTACTTAGAGTTAAGAGCTTGAAAAATCATTTGCTTTACGTCAACTCCAGAATTGATTCTGTAAGACTTAACTATCTCATAGGATTTAGAAATCTCTTGATCCAGCAGGAAAAGTTCGAAGATGTAGAATACATAGACGAACTGATCAAAGACGAATATCCCGGTGTAAACCTAAAGGAAGTGACGATAGACGATATGATTAATTTGCTATAAACTTTTTAAAAATCAATTAATTATGGAGATTAAAGTAGATAGAAAATGGAAAAAAGAAAAATATACAATAGGGAGATTGTATATTAATGGTGAATTTATTTGTAACACCATTGAAGACACCGACAGAGGATTGACACAAAGTATGTCGGAAGAAGAAATAAAATCTAAAAAAATATATGGAAAGACAGCTATTCCTTCCGGCAGATATAAAATTCTTATGAATGTGGTCTCCCCTAAATTCAGCCAAAAGGAATTTTATATGAATGTATGTAAAGGGAAAGTTCCAAGACTGGAAGGAATAAAAGGCTTTTCTGGCGTTTTGATTCATTCTGCCGCCACAGCAGACAATGTAGAAGGATGTATAGGGGTAGGATTTAACACAGAAATAGGGAGACTTACTTCTATCAAAGAAGCGTTTGAAAAAGTATATTCTAAACTTTCTTCTTCAAAAGAAGACATCTGGATTACAATTGAGTAAGAAATATATACCTGTATAATTGTTTATAGTTAATCGAGTTGCAAACCTATCAAAAGAAAGGAGGTGAAAACATGAAATAACAAAATCTATTCTAAATTCCTCTATATAAATAAATCTAAGTTTTTAATAAAGGAGGATGCCGAAAATCCTTAACAGAGTAGGTACATTAACAATCTCGTTGTTAGTAAATTACGTTAATCAAGAAAGGGCTTTGAACACAATCTGTAAAAATCGGTTCTTAGCCCTTTCGTCTTTAAAAACTAATAGTATGCCTTAAAACATAAAGTAAATAGAATCCATTTTACTTTAATTTTGTATATTTGCACTATGATTAAATCGTTCAAATATAGATTAAATCCTACCAAAAGTCAAATCATTCAAATGGAAAAGACTTTTGGCTGCTGCCGTTATATCTATAATTGGGCACTTGATCTGAAAATAAAAGCATACCAAGAAAGTAAAAAGTCTTTGTCTGCTGCTGATTTATGCAAAGAACTTACTTCTTTAAAACAAAAAGAAGATCATCTTTGGCTTAAAGAAGTTTCAAACGAATCTTTACAGCAATCTATAAGATGTTTAGATTCTGCTTTTACAAAATTTTTTAGAGAACATACTGGCTTTCCAAAGTTCAAATCTAAACATCGCGACAAATCAACTTTCAAAAATATCAACTCTGTCAAGATTGATTTTGAAAACAGTAAAATAAAAATTCCGATTTTAGGTTGGGTAAAATTTTACAAAAACCGTTCTTTTGAAGGGAAAATAGGAACGATAACAGTTTCAAAATCTTCTACCGGTAAATATTATGTAAGTGTATTAGTAGAAGATGGAAATTCTTTACCCGAAAAGAATCCTATTATGTTTTCCACTTCTGTCGGAATAGATGTTGGTCTAAAAGATTTTGCTGTTTTGTCAAATGGACAAGTTTTTCAAAATCCAAAATATCTTGAAAAATCTTCTAAAAGATTAGCTTGCTTGCAAAGAAGACTTTCAAGGAAAAAGAAAGGGAGCAATAGATACAAAAAGGCAAAATTGGCTGTTGCTATCTGTCATGAAAGAATAAGAAACCGTAGACAAGATTTTCTGCATAAAGTTTCTAAAAGAATAATTAGTGAGAACCAAACTGTTATTATTGAAGATTTGAATGTAGAAGGAATGTTGAAAAATCATTGTCTTGCAAAAGGTATTTCTTCCGTCGCTTGGAATGAATTTTTTAGAATGCTACAATACAAAGCAGAATGGAATGGAGTAAACCTTATTAGAATAGGAAGGTTTGAGCCTTCTTCAAAAATGTGTTCTTGTGGACATATCAATAAAGATTTAAAACTTTCAGATAGAAAGTGGACATGTCCTTGTTGTAGCTCTGAAAACGATAGAGATTTACTTGCAGCACAAAATATTAAAAAATTTGGCTTAGAAAAACAGAATCTTCTAAGCCAAGAAAATATTTCACCGGTGGTAAACCGGGCAGAGGACGCGGAGTTGCCGACATTGGTCGGAACTGTGAAACGTCAAATTGTACCGGTGTAAACTGGTATATAATTACCTGTACCTGGGTTAAGAATAAGCCCGGAAAATAGTTTTTGTATTGGGTATGATCGACCGGTCGTATTTTGCTTTTAGTCTAAATAGGATTTCTCTTTGAAGGGCTGATTCCTGGTTTTTCAATTTCAGTACCGTTCCCCTATAATCCGATACAGTCCATTTCCCGTCTTTCTTTTCCAAAAGAGACAGACGTGATCTCATATCCCCGTTTACAAATACTTTTATAGATGGGGATATTTTTATTTTCGCGTCCTTTACGTTTACCAGATACTTTTTCAGTTCCGGCAGCATTCTTTTCCTTCCATCACTGCCTGCATCACCTTCCAGATACTTTATAAACTTTTCTACTCCTTTTATCTTCCGGTCTATGCTTTCTTCTTTTTCTTCCGACAGAGCTATTTTCAAATTCCGCCTTGTGATGGGTTTTATGATCGTGCTTCCCCACAGGAAACCATTGGAGGGGCAAAGCTCGTTAAACCTTTCCACTCTTTTTACATAGAGGTTTATCTTTCTTTCCTTGTTCGTCATAGCCTCCCTTTCTTATTTAAGCCGTAAAGCCTTTAATCTGTCCTTTACAGAGGCTTTTCTTTCGTCATCTATGTAGGTAGCTTCCTGTACTTCATAAGGCGTCATTTTGTCCAGGAACTTCTGGTTTTGCTTTTCCAGCTCTTCCCAATTGGCCGCACGGATCAGATCACCCGGAAGCATGATCTTTTCCCTACCCAGAATAGTTTTATTGAAGCCGTTAAAGTCCTTATAGTAGCTTGTTGCAAGCTGATGCACCAATACAGTGGGGTCAAGACCTGATTTTGCAGCGACGAGACCTATTATAATAGAATTGATGGGAAGTGTACGGAACACACGAGAAACGTTTTCCTGCCCGTGCAAAGTAGCGACAATGTCTATTTTCCCGTCTACAGTCAGCTTTAGTTCATTGCCTTTTACTTCTTTCCGGGCTTGTTCGAGCATGTTTCTTATTTCCCGCTCGAATATCAATGCCTTTTCTTCCTTTTCTTCTGCAAGGTATTTTTGATACCGGTGCTGTAGGTCTATTATGATAGTGTTTATGATCTGTAGCCTACCGGCTTCCGTTGCCACCTTATATTGATTGGATGAAGCAAGAAATACGGCACGTTTGCTTTCGATTTCCGCTTTCTTTTTGGCGAAGATGGCTTGCAGTTCCTTTTGGGTAAGTTTTATCTTCTTTTCTTCCTTTAGGATTTTCTGGACATCATCAACGCCGTTCATCTCCCCAAACAGTTTCACGATATAGAACATGATCTCCGGCGTGACGGAAGAAAGCATTTCTTTTCGATAAATGTCGTTGAAAACAGCTTTTTTCGCCCTTATATCCTCTATGAGAGGCATAACATACATTTCTTTATGTCGTTGTGCTTTCTTTACGTCCGATTCTTTTCCACCGTGACGAAGGATAAAACCCTTCGCAGAATAACTTTTCAAATCGGCTGTAATCTCCTCCCCGTCTTTACCTTCAAAGACAAAGAAACGGTAAGACGATTCAGAAAGTGCCCTTTCTGCCGTTTCCAAAGCGACAAAAGCGTTTTTTAGCTCACTGGAAGCGGTCTGGATCACTTCTGGAGCTTGTTCTATTATTTCCACAAAGTCCTTTTGGGAAATAGCCGGTAAATCTTTATTAGTAAGTTGTTTCCCCTTCTTCATTATTCAATTCCTCTATTTGAGATTTAGAAAGCTGTGCACTATTATATTCAAAACATTCTGATTTGTCCACATAGGGACATTCGATTCTGTATCTACAGTTATCGCAAACTATAGAAGGTTTGTCTACAGACTTTTGTAGTTTCATTTTGACAAAAATTTAATGGTTGTTCTTATTATGTGGCAAAACTACACTAAAGAAAGGACAAAAACAAAAGTCCTTACCTATACATCGCGTACCGGTAAGGACGGCAAATAATAACATAAACTAATTAAACTACTAAATACCAAATAATAACATAAACTAACAATATATGACAAACATAAAATTTTCTACACATAGCAAAGATAGTATAATTCTTTTCTTTGGAAAGACTAAACACTTTCAAAAAATGCAACCGCTTTAAGCTGATATATTTTCAACTTTTCCCCGTTCTCTATTTTGTAGCCGACATACACTAATTTATAAAGGAACTGATAAAAGTTGCCCGGCAAAAATTTCTTTTTGTTTTTCTTTAGGATATTCTTCACAAAATACCCTTTGCAGAAAAAACCTTGTAATTTTCTTGAATCGTTCAATAGAAGCACCTTTACAATATCTACAGATTTGTTCAAATAGAAGCACGGCACGCCGGCATTGTATTTCCATGTTACAAACTTAACATTGTCTTTTGTGTAATACTTCATTCTATTCTTTCCTTTTGTTCTTTCCTTACCTGCCTTTTTAGAGGCAAACAAGGAAAGAAATTTATTTAACCTGATCATAGTGTTACATGTTTTCGTTTATCTTTTGTAATACACTTTGCAGCACACTATCACCGTTGAAAGTTGCTTCTACTACAGTGTCTATACTTCCATCGTTATAAGTAAACACTATCTTTCCGGTTTTATCGTATAGTTTTATATCTTGTATAACCTTTAGTTCTTTCGGGCTATTCTGATTTACTTTAAATATTAAATTTTCCAGATCAATCCCGACCATTTCTAACATATCATCCATATAGTCAGAGACATTAAAGTCAAAATATCTTTTGTTCTCTTTGTCTCGAACAAAGTTATATGCTTCGAACTCGTCTTTAAACGTCTTTTTCTTCCCGTTCTTGAATAGGTGAAATGTTTGCGCGTTCGGTTGTTCCCAACGATAACCATCTTTCTCCATGAAGAAAAATACTTTATTTGTGGCGTGTCTCTTTAAATCCACTAAAGACTGCTCTAAAAATTCAACAAAAGGAATGTTTGTATTTATATCCTTTTCTGTGCCGACACCTACTTTTGAATATATTCCCAAACGTTTTGCATAAGTCCAGATATAAATTTTACTTACGAGGCTGCTGCTATCTTTGGGGACAAAAGACATTACCCCGTCTTCATACACTATATTATAAGTATCTTTTAGAGATAACTCTATCTTTTCCCACTCGTTTTTGCTTATTCCTATCGTATTTAAGGCACTTTCTTTGCTTTCCTGTAGGTTTGTATCGTTTTGATTTTCCAAAGTTCCTATAGGCTTAATATTTGTATCTGATTCTTTTGTTTCTTCTTCACAAGAAACAGGCGTTAATTTGTTCGGGAAATAGTCTACTTTGTTTCTGATTTGATTGAAATAATCTATTTTGCCGCCATCAATCATAAAACAATTATCGCAACTATTAGAGACAAAAGAAAGTTTGCAAAAATCACCTTCTTGTGTAAAATATATTTCGCCATTCCAATCATTCAAACAAGAAATAACTCTATCTATCTCATTATCCGTTCTATATGTAAAATTAGAAGATTCAGACAATTGTATATAAAACTCCCCGTATTTAGTTTCTTCGTCTCTTACGTCAAACTCCGTAATATAATTTACTCTTAACCGGTCTGATCCTTTTTCTATCTCGAAAGAAACAAATTTAGAAGTTTTAGATATAACTTTTAAGTCTTTCGTAAACTGTTTGCTATCCTTAACCGTCAATTTCAATTCTTTATACAAAATAGGATAGATTTTTTCTATACTTATATTATTGTTAAAATCATTATAACGACATTCGAAAATTTCGCCGTTAGTTGTTTTGATTGTTACAATTATTTGTCCTTCTTTATTGTCACAATCAACCATAACTTTGCAGTCTTTCCCTACTACCTTTTTGAAAACGTCAAAAGATATACATACATGCTTATCCCAACTACCAAAAAGATTAGATATTTTCACATTTCTACTTTTGCAAATAAACGAATCAGTAGCATATATTTTGCTTAAATTTATATCTATCAAAACATTATTGTGAACATAATAAGCTGAATTTTTGGTTTTTGCAGTTAGAAACGTTTTATCTTTCTTATCAAATGTGATATCAAAAGCGCAAAGACAATTATTTTCGTTTTGTTCGTTGGTTCCGGTTTCTTCTTTGACAAATTCTAATCTTTCTTTTGCACCCGACAACTGTTTGAATCTTTCCAGATATTCAAATACTTTAATCACGTCAAAACTACATTTGAAATTACCTTTTTCAATAGAAACAATATTGTTCGAAACTTTGCACAAGTATAGCACGCTGTTTTCTAGAATAGGATCGATATTTGAATAGTAAGGGCTTTTTGTGTAGTATTTTATCGCTTGTTCTTTTTCTCTTTTTGTTAATCTTTCTACTTTCCCTTGTTTTGTTTCGAGGTTATCACAGTTTGCGATATAATTATAGATGTCCTTTAGTGTATATACGCCCGGCTTCTCGTTCTTAAAAAGTTCCTGAAAATATACTTTTGCAATTGTCAATAATTCAACGAAAATTTCCATGAATAAAGTATCTATGTTGTTGTTAGTTGCTTTCATTTTTATTATCTCCTATTAGTTTATGTTATTGTTATTAAATTGTTTATATTTTATAGATATTCGTATAACTCTCTATTGTCGTACCCTTCAAACGATACCCGAAAGTCTTCAAAGTCTTTTTCAATCTCTGCAAGTTCTTCTAACCGTTTCTTTGTTCTTGTAGTTTCTTCACGCGCTTGTTTCATTTCTTTTGTCGCGTAACCATGTTTAAACAAATAGGCCATGTCGTTACACTTTTCTGCGTCAAATTGCTTGTAAAATTTATCCTTATTTTCAATTTTCAAAGTTAAGCCCGTTTTTGCTTCCATTTCCCGGATAACTTCTTTCGCTTGTTTTTCCCAGGTTTCAGCGACACCCAAACGGAACACAAGGTAGTGAAATAAATCTTTGTTGTCTGAAGCGTTACGTAATATTTCGATAGCTTCCAAATTAGAAATATTATACATTTCCGCTATTTGTTCATTTGTTTTGCCTTCATTGATATGAAAGCGAATGTCATCTATAAACATTGGTTGTCCCAAATGATTAAAACCATGTAACCGATTAAATTTTTCAAGTTCCGGTTTAAAATAGGCAATTGCATCAGCAATCGCGCCACTTATATAAGTGTAAAACCTTCCATTTCTTTTTTTAACCTTAATTTCGCCGGTAAAACTAAAGGTTAAATGTCCGTTTTTGCAATCATCATTTAACCCAATATAGTAGGCAAAGGAATAACATTTACCGCCTTCAAAAAGATAATCATATACTTGTGTGTCCTTTTTAAAGAACTTAGAAAATAATCCAGAGAAACCAATACGATTTATAGTTACCTTGTTTTCGTTGTTATTTACTGTAGTTGTCATAGCTTTATTGCGTTTTGTCAAGGTTTGCGCACCTTGTTTAATTAGTTTAGTTAGTTGCTTTATTAATAAGTTAAAATTTGTACTTTGTACCCGTCGTTCCTGGAAAACTGATATATTTCGCTTGTTGCTTCTACATATTCGCTTTCGACTATATCCAAGCAGCCTTTCATTTTTCCGTCAAAAGAATAGGTCTTAAGCTCCTCAATAAATTCTGCACAATCACCCTGTAATAGGGTTAAACCACAGCCTCCATTTCCCAAAGTTGCTATAATAACAGTATTATTATTTTTCAGTTCTGTAGCAATAAATTCAAAAATTTGTTCTTTTGTTCTCATGATCTTTATTTGTTTATGTTATTATTAGTTCTTTTCTTTGATACAAATGTAACACTTTAATGTTACATACCAAAGGTTTTATAGTTAAGAAAGGTTAATTTGATGATTTTTCTTTGTTTTGTTTGTTACTTATAAATGATTTTTCAACCAAAATATAAAGTAAAACTAAAACAATAGGAACAGATAAGATAACATGCAAAAAATTCTTTTCGTCTATAAATAGAATAATAAGAGTGATAACGAAAGAAATAAATACCATTTTCAATGCCTCTAATATTACTTGTATAGCTTTCGTGTTCATAACTTTATTGTTTTACTGTTTATTAAAGTGTATTATTTACATTTATTTTATAGGACTTTCCAAAGGAGATACCGCGCTTTGTATTTTCAATAGGTGTAAATGTTATACTATTCCCGTTCCTATCAATTCCATAAATACCAGTTGCACCTGTTTTACTTTCCCTACAAAATTGTTTTGCTTTTTGAAGACTGGAAAACTCCAACCCGCCAACTATCCACTTGTATACGCGTTTCATTGTATTTGCAAATTTGATAATAGTTCAATCGCTTTTTCGTTTCCTTTGTTTGCTTCTTGCTGCAATTTCTCCAAAGTAGTAAATTTTCTCCCACCATTTACACCAATTTTTCGACATAAAGAAATAAACGTACTGTGTAAAATTTCTTCACCCTTATAAATATACTTTGTTTTCATATCCTTATCGCTTTAAATCCTTAAAAATCAAATGTTTCTCGCAAATTGTTTGCAAGTTCGTAAATATCAATGCCTTCAAACACTCTATTATATTTATTTTCTTGCTTGCATAAGGTATTCCACAAAGCAGGCGTATTCCCATCTCCTTTGTAAAAGTCGTTTTTGTCCGAATATTCATTTTTATAAAGAATATCTTGCAAAAATGAATAAAACATCTCTATTATATCCTCCCTACTTTTATCTATATTATCAATTTTAAAATTTTGGAAGCTATCAAACCAATCAAAAGATAATCTTTTGCCCTCACAGCTCGCTGTTATAATGTAGTGGTTATGATTTTCCGGGTATTTTTTATCCCATTTGCAAGCCTTCGTATTTGAAAGCAAACATTTAATTTTTATTGCTTTACCTTCAAATAAAATAGAAGTTTCTTTGCTGTCGCCATTATCCGTTATTGCCGGCTGATCATTAAATCTTTCTTCTTCGTTGTTAAATAATTCTTGTTCTTGCTTTGCGCTAATTCTTGTTGCTTTCATGACTTTGTTGTTTAATTAGTTATTATTACTTGTTTTCTTTGATACAAATGTAACACTTTAATGTTACATACCAAAGGTTTTATAGTTAAGAAAGGTTAATTTGATGATTTTTCTTTGTTTTGTTTGTTACTTATATCAAAATTGAGGCGAAGCGAAAGCGCGCCGGCGCGGGCGGAACCTCAATTTTAAAACAAATAGGAATAACCCGTACCAACAAATAAAACCTTATTTAGAATGAATCTAAATAGCATGACACACAATTATTTGAATATCAACAAATTATACAAATACCTATCAAAATAAAAGAAAAAAGAATAAGAAAGATAGCTGTACAGCATAATAGAAGTGATCCCTATTTTATCAAAAAAGAAAATAGGAAAGAAGTTGAATGTTATATGTATGTGTAATGTATGCTATATAGAAAAAAGTTTTGTAACGTATGTAATAACAGAATAAAAACATTTTACTATGCAAGCGTAAAAGGGAAACATAATTGACTTTGGACTTTTTGTTTGAAGAGATGCTTGTATGATTATCCCGCCGCGCCAGTCACTACCCCACACAAAACTATTTCCCTTCTTATCACCTTCATTCCTATCCTTCCCTCTATTCAAACGGTTTCCGAAGTGTTTGATGTTTTGTTTGAAAGATACTTTTTTCACCTTTATTCTTATAGTTGTTGATTGTTTTCTGTCCCTATTTTTTTAGCCTTCTAAATACTACCTTCTTTCTTCACGAGATAATATATCTATTGTTTTTAAAATTGGGTCTACGGTGCTGCAACGCACCATATACGACCCAATTTTGAGAGCTATACTAATACCGGAATGCACCTATTTTCACCTGTAAAACCTCAAAGTCTTTCAAATTTGACACAAATAGCTTCTATTGTTACGTTGATAGGGTGCAACCCTTCGTGTGTCGTTATCCTTTATTGCCTTGTTATTTCCTTTATTTCTTCATTTTTCTTATATATGATATATCATATATAAGAAATTTTTCTTTGTGTAGGGCTGTAGCTTTCGTTACCGCTACCCTATTACATGGAGATGTACACTACATTCATGTGTAAAGGTAGCGGTTGTTGTCCTTTTCCGGTTCCTATGCTCTGATCCTATGACCTCAAATAATCGTTTTTAAGGCTTTATTTCCTTTTGGGTGGTATTGGTGTATCATTTTGAAAAGAAAGTACCAGAAATAAGCGGAAAAAGCAGGTAATCCGGGGTATTTTGTTTTAGTAGGGTATCTTTAGGGACTGTTTAAGGAATCTCCATATAAAGCCTGCGTGTCTAACATGACAGTGGACAAAATTCCTAATTACATTCCATTTGGCAAAAATTTTACAGACATACTTTTATTTATCTATTTAAATTTCAATCAATTATAAATATTATCAAAAAAAGAAGTATGACAGGGAGGGTATTTATTCTCCTATACAATAGATAACATGTTCAGTTATGCTACCCTCATATATAGAAATTTTGAAAATCTCTTTTATATGAGGCTTCCTTTCTTTTTTTCTTTTTAGCTGGTTTTTTTTTATTGAGAAAGGGGTAGGGTATTTCTTTTCTTTCCTATGGGTTTGACTTTCCTGTTTTTCTTTGTTGGTATGTACGAGAATATGGATTTGGACTTCTATTGGCGATTTTTGGTGGGTTGGTCTATCCTATTTTCTTTCGGAAGGGGAATCCTTGCGGATTCTTCATCCCTTCCGAGGGACAATCGCTTTGCTCAATTCATAAAATCTTCCTATTTTGACAAAATGATATAGAAACAATTGATTTTTCTATCAAAATGAAAGTAGGAAAATCGGGTTTTCAAAACTTTTTTCGATATAAGGGGTTGGACAAAATTGGAAAATTTTAAATTCTTGATTTTCAGACTTATGTGATTTTTGATAGGTCTTACTCACCCTATTTTTCGGCTATTTTTGAATTTTGACTATTTGTAAAGTAAACAAAGACTGTTCCTATTAAAATGATACAAACAAAAGTTCAAAAACAAGCTAAAATGTAATAGTTTATTCTTACAAAATAGGAGGGATTTCCTACTTTCAGACAACAAAAATCACTTTGGGCAAGTCTTCTTCTATTTGGTTCTCCAAGTTTTTGTTTTCTTCTGCAAGCTGTTTTGTCTGTTCTTTTAGAGACTGCCTTTCTTTTTCTTCTTGAATCCATTTTTCTGCACGTTTGATTGGATCGGCAATCAGATAAGACGGATTTTCCCCTTTCAATTTCTTTTCGCAAGCAATAAAATATTTCCGGGCTTGTTTCCCTTTCTCATTTCCTTCTACCATAGACAATTCTTTTGCTGCATCCAAAGTAAGAGCGTATTCTTTACAGAATCTATAAACCAATCAACACCCTCTCTAAAAGCAACCGCAACACTGCTTAGGCTTATGCCATTATGAAAGTACCCTATTCGTTCTTGCTCTGTCTTTTTAAAGACAGAAGATGCTTTTGTTATATCTTTTCTTTTCATATCTATTCTGCTAATTCAATTATTGCTTGTCTGAATGACATATGTTCTCTTAATTTAGATATTGTTCCATCCTTCTTTGCTTTCATAAGAATAGGAACAACTTCATTTGCCACAATTTCATATCCAGTTACATAAGCAAATTTCTTTTCTTCTGGAACTATTCTTATTCTATTAATACCGAGACCTCGGAGTTCATAAGCGGGAATAGTCAAACAAACTTTACTCCCAATAGGGAATTTTTGATTAGAGACTATGTATTCATTCTCTAATTCTTTCATTTCTTTCTTACAACTATCAATCTTAGATTGAATTTCTTCTTTTCGTGTTTTAAAATATAATTTGTCCATGATGTTCAGTTACTTTAACAATTTTCATCTACTATAACAGCTACGACAATCATTTCAATAGCAAGAACGATCATTCCAACCCAAAATAAAGTTTAAAACCAATTGCAGGTAGCGATATGAATAACAACGCAATCCCGCATCTTCCCAAAAATTTACTCCAGTCTATCATAACTTTTCTTCATATTGTTTGTGATGAACTTTTTCTCTATCCGTATAGTAATCTCTTTCAATCAAATCCATAAGTTCCGACATGCTTTCTGAATTATCGTCAGAGGATTTTCCTTTAAAGAAATACCGCATATATTCTGCAAGTTCTTTTGCAGCTTCATGAAATGCTTTTTCTTTAGTTTTCCATTCATCGGTAGGAACAAAGCCTCTTTCTTTAAAATGAAGCAAATACAAGTCCAGATAATATACAGACAAATCAGCCATATTGAGAGAAAGATTGAGTGTCTTTGCTGCCCAAGAAACAAGTGATTTTTCTAAATTTTGTTCTTGATAATAGAATTTGTCTTTAGATTTCAGATAATCCAGTTCTTCTTGCAGGCGTATTCTTTTTTGATTCAGAAAAGAAATTTTTGCCCAATTCCTTGTACTTCTTGCTTTACTGATTTCTCTTTGAACTTCCCTTAGCTCAATAGAGACTTCTGTTTTTGTTCTATCTTTTGCTTCCATATTTTATTGTTTTTGAGATGATTAGATTATTCTACATCAAAAAGTTGATCCATAGAAGCAAGCTCCTTTTTCAAATCTTCTTCATTATTGAATCTAACTTTTATACTGCCAAAAGAAGTTTTGAATAGGATATAGCACACATTTTCATCAGGACGGGAAACAGGTTTGTATTCTCGGAACATAGTCTTTTTGATATAACTGTTCCCTACCTTTACAAAATCCGGAAATGTTGCTGTCAAACGTTCTTTAACCGGGACTATTTCTTTATTGTCTTTGAAGGGGATAATTTCTTCTTTCCCTCTGATCTTTATAGAAAGATAGGGTGAAGTATTTGCTGTTCCTTCTTGGAATTTAAAACAAGAAACAGCTTGTTTGGGTAGTCTTCTATTTTGTAAGATAAAATAAGCCATTGCGACACAGTTAAAAAATGAGATAAAACCCGGCGGGAGCCAATCTTTACGGGAAGATGATAAACTATCCCACCGAGGAACTTAAAAAATATATGGAAACGCTGGGTTATCGTTCTTTAGGATCGTCTTTCGTTCCTACCAAATGCTCGTTTCCTTCAAAGGGAATACATTCATCCCACATACCGGAAGAGGTAAAATATTTGCCTTCTTTTGAAGTATGAGAAAACAAACAACAATGCCAAGTATCAAATATCCCTTTCTCAGAATCTTTTGCAAGCACTTTTTGAAAAGGCTGGAATTTTGGTGTTTCCTGAACCTTTACTGCGATATATAAAGGTACTGAAATTACACCACAAACAGAAATAGGTTTCTTTGCAGCATTGAAAACAAAAGGATTGTTGGTTGCAACAGAATTTTTGGTTATATCCAAAGATTTTAATTCATATTTTCCCGGTTCAAACATCCATTCGTAAAATACATAAGGAAGATCGTTTAAATAGATACCTCCTGTATCCTCTACTTTTTCAATAACTAAGCATTTGCCACAAAATTCACTTAATGCCTTTGTGAATGAACAACTATAGCCGGTCACAACTACATTTCCATTTTTGTCTTTGTTATTATTGTACCAATCAAGACTTTTGATCCGTACAATATCGCCTTCTTTAAATTTTGTTTCCATACTTTTTTAGTTTTTATTTTGTTTGTTGCAATTAATAAATCAATCCTTCTTCTCATCTTGGAATAAGTCTTTTGGAGAAACATTAAGAATTTCAGCTATTTCTTTTAACCGGTTCATAGTAGGATTTCCATTCAGACATCTATAAAGAGACTGTCTTGTTACTCCCAATTTTTCTGACATCTGGGTTACAGAAATACCTTTTTCTTGCATAATCTCTTTGATTTTCAATCCATTTTTCTGCATTAAACTTAAAATTGTTTTCTCTATTCTGTCGCAAATGTAACACTTTAATGTTACATGACAAAATAAAATGTTACATTTTTATCGAAATTCAATCAAAAATTTTTAGTGTCAAAATTACACCAATCAAAATGACTGCGATAGGAACAATGATTATCTCGTTGTCGGACACGCATACCTTTGCTAAACCATCTACTACAAGGTATATCATTATCGATTTGACTGCCCTGCTTTCTATTTTCCTATCTTTTCTCATGTTGGTGCAAAGATATATGTAACAGTATAATGTTACAACACTATTAACATTTGTTAAAGTATTTGCTTTTGAATAGGAGAGGACTTACTTTTGAAAACAAAAAGTATAGCTATGGCAACATATCAAGAAAGACTGGAAGCAGCTAAGGTAAAACTGCAAAAGATTTACCCAGATGCAACAATAGAACAGACTATTGATGATAATGGAAACGCTATCTGGAGAACGAACATACCGGGAGTGAAAATCATCGAAAGCATGAATGTAAATGCTTTGGAAATCGTAGTGGAAAATCTTCGACAGGCTTACAGGGCTAAGCTGGGGGTGAAAAAGAATTGACAATTGAATGATTTAATACTTTATCATTGGCGATAAACAGTAATCGGAAGGGATGCTTGTGAAAGTGTCCCTTTTATTTTATCTTTGAGGCAGTTATATAACTCAAAATATATTTTATCATGAGTAAGATTTTATTGACATTGGCAATTTTGTTCTCCTGCATCACTTGTATTTTTGCACAAGGAGAATTACCGGAAGAAACAGTTGACTATGCAGCAAACTTTGCAACTTTCGCAGGTGTGGTAGGTGTTACAACTGTTGTAACAGAGTTCATTAAGAAACTTTTCAAGACAGAGCCGTCAGAATGGGTTCAGCGGATTATTTCTTGGGTAATCGGTATCGGACTTGGTATGTTCGCTTGGGGATTCCATTTAGGTATGTTTGAAGGATTGGATTGGTGGCAAGCATTATTATGGGGATTTGGAGCCGGATTAGCCAGTAACGGATTTTGGGACACTGGACTTATTGAATGGTTGTTTGGGTTATTCACTAAAAAGAAATCGGCGTAATCTTCTTCATACTTTGTGTTTTGGGCGCGGTGGGCAAGAACTTCCGCGCCATTTTTATAAATCACCTACATTGAATATATACAGCTTATGACAATCGAAGAAAAATATTCAAAGCTAAAAGACATCTTCTTTAAAGACTTTATTGTCGCTACAGAAGAAACTACTTGCAGAGGAACGAATATCCCTGCCAGCAAAAGAGTGAAAAGTCCGAACACAGGACTAAAAATCCTATATTGGGGTGATGGAACTATCAACATGGCGGAATACCTTCACTACCTTTTGATGGAATCGTTACTGGGAGACAAGACTTGCAACAACAAAATACTCTGGTGCTTGAAATCCCTCCAGAGGTTGTCAACGAGTGCCTACGAGGATGAAAAGATGAAGAATCCAAAAGTGTATTTTGTACGCGAAAAAGGGTTTTTCCTTCGAGACGATATTTCATCCTCTTCCTGTGGTCTTTTTGATGCCATAAAAATAGAAAGCGGTTATTCCAATGGGATTGAACTTGAAAACGAAGATCCATGCTTTTCCCCTTTCGTATCACAAGATCAGATTTGGAACTTGTTGCCCTCTCTTTCTCTTTTAATAGACGTTTTTAAAGGACAAGAAATAGGAAATCTGGCAAAAGAAATACTGCATGATATTCTTTCCTATGTTTCCGATCATGGACACACCATTTACAATCCCTATTTCAGTGCGCTAAAGCATTTTTGGACTTACCTTCCATCCATGAATACAGAAAAGCTGAAACCTTGGGACAGAGTAGAGGATAGGAACAATCATTTGAAATACACTGTAAAGGTAAAAAGAGGTGCGAACAATTGGTATTTTGCTTACGGATTCAGAAAAACCCTCAAAAAGTTTGTACCGGAAGCGAAATTGAACGGATTTATGACCTTTTTGTACGGTGTCTGGTACATTCCTTTCATTTTCCTTGCTGATAGGGTGTATTTCCCTATCGTGACACGGTTTGGAGTAAAAAGAAAGGACAATTCCTATTACTGTATGTCATCTTCGGGTGATGTTTGGTATGCCGGTAGGAAAAATTATCTCAAAAGAGTGTGCAAAAAGTTTAATGAAGATAAAGAATATGCTTTTCCTGCACTTGCAGAGTGTCTAAAACAGGAAAAATGGCAATATATTGACATAAAAGCATTGGAAAAATGGCTGAATGACTATGAATTTGACGAAAATTCGTTGGAATCACCCGTCAAATTCCTAACTTTGTCATGTTACTTGAAGTTGATCCAATCGCTTGCTTAGACAATCAATTCTTTCATGTTTTCTCCCGTTCTTCTTTATTGAGGGACGGGAGTTTTTGTTTCCATTAACGAGAGTGTAACACTAAAATGTTACATTTTAAAGTAATTTAACTCCATAGACTGCATTTTGTACAAAAACGATATTACTTTTGCAGCACAATCAAGTAACAACAATAAAAATAACAATCATGAAACCTTTCAATTTAGAAGAAGCAAAAGTAGGCAAACCCGTCTGCACAAGAAATGGTAGGAGAGTGGAAATCATTTCTTTTGAAAATCCGAGCAACAACAACTATCCTATTTTGGCAAAAGTATTTTTCGGTAAAGATGATTATGAAGAATTTACCTTTACAGAAAGTGGAACGTTTTTCGTTGCTGGTAAAGAATCTGAAGCAGATTTAATGATGACAGAAGATGAAACGGAAATAGAAATCCCTTCACTCTGGACACAATCTTGTACAGAAGAAAACACAAAGATCAATTATACAATCAAAAACTAATAGAAGATATGGAAGTAAAGATGACGGAAAGACAAGCGTTGCTTTATGAAGCGAGAAAGAAAAAGCCATTCAGGGCTTTTATCATGACCTGTATGTGGGGTGGATTTGGGCTTTATTATACCGGTAAACCTATTATCGCATCCATCCTGACCATTTGTACCCTGTATAATATTTTAGGTGCTATAATCGCCTTATTTAAGGTCGATTTGGTGAACTGCGTTGAACGCCTACTTTGGTTTACCGGATTTTGGATTTTCTCAATCCTGATAGCGGTTCCTTTGGCAAAGGATACAAACAATAACATCAAACGTGAAATTCTTAAAACAACAAAATAGTATGAAAAGAGTAATTTTTATCAGTGTATTATTTACACTTATTTCGACGTGTGGATGCAAGCAGGAAGCCTCTAAAGAATCAGAAATTACCAAAGAGCAAGAAACCTCCAAAGAATTGAACATCTATCAAATTATGGATATTCAATTTAAAATATTGGATGCTTCTTCTAAAGATTTTTTGGTTGAAGAAGCTGATAAACTCATTCCAAAAGAAGCCTACAGCGAAAAGGTTGCTATAGAGACTGGAGGAAAAGCTATAAAATATAGCCTCAATACAGGTTATAAATTAAGTGTAAACGAGGTTTTTGATGAAAAATCAGGGATAGTTCCTTATACAAGTCTCGAAGCAAAGTTCGATATTTATGATATGGAAGATACAAAAACCTTTATAGATGGGATTCTGGATTATCTGAAAGAAAAGAAAAAGTTAAAGAAAGAAGGGATATCCGAGGTTGTAGATAAACCAGATTACAAACTTATTGCCCTTATTTGGGACGGTGGATTCAGTTCAATTGAAATGAAACAAAACGGAGCAATTGGATTTAACATTATCTTTATCAACTATTACGACATGAACAAACAGAAAAAGAAATAGGAATATGGAAAGAAAAGTGAAATACTTTATAAGCAAAAGAAGAAGGCTTTTGTATTTATATTACGAATGGGATGGAGATGTGATGAAAGCGTTCTTGTCGAACTTCTTTCTGCGAGGTATGGATGTGGAAGTCATTCCCAAAAAACAAAACAGATCAAATGAAGATTTATTGATGGTAGGGTTTGCTCCAGGAAAGAGATTCCTATTAAGAATAGGTGATGGTATTCTACGTGATCCTAATTGGAGAGCTGCCAGACGAATGAAAAGAGAATATGGCAGGGATCAAAATCCTTTTCCCGGTCTTGTGGAAGTAACAGACGAAGAAAAGATACGATACATAGAAGAACAAAAAGAAAAAGGAATTATCAAATTCGACAAATCATTTGTAGAATCTTTACTACCTTTGGACAAAAGAGTGGAAAACGAAAATGTTCAGGACAAAAACAAGTAAAAGATTTCAAACTGACGGGTAGGAACTATTGTGAAATACCTTCCTACCCAAATTTTCAAAAACTGACATAGTGTGTTAAAATCATAATCTATACCAAAGCCTCAACAAAGTTTCTTCAATTCTTATTTTACTATTCGATGGATGGGTAGCAGTCATTTGATTTGCTACCCATTTTCTTTAACAACCCTTTCCATCATGCTGCCTACCCCTTCGGGGCGGCTTTGTAGGGGAAATGGCATTCCCTCACTTTGTTCGGTCATTGGAAAATAAATTTTCCCTTTCTCCCTACAAGAATATATATATACTATCGTATATACATATCATTACAATATACATAAAGTATATCAATGATTGAAGGAAAAATCGAAAATTCGGGAATAGGAGTATTCCCTCATTCTTTCGGATTTTTCCGATTCACTTCCCAAATATTTTTGGTAGAAGTATTTCCTATTAAGAAAGAAAAGATGAATAAGGGAAAGGTAAAATAGGAATACTCCTATTAAAGAAAAAGAGGAAAAATACACGCATGTGTACGTGAAAGGAAAATTAGAAAACAAGACTTAGGGATGGAGGGTGGGGAGGAGACCCTACGGGCGCGCGAGAGACGGATGCTGTGGCGGTGCGCCTTGTGGTACATTTTCCGCGCTGTTTCTTGCTTTTGTCAGTTTTTATTTGTACTTTTGTGGCGTAATCTACGTTTTGATGTAGTTTACGCTCTAATAAAGATCGTAAGATAAAGTTCATATAAAAACTTTTAAATGAATGAAGGAATGTTGGGAAACATTCCTCTTTTTTTTATGTAAAAGTTTGTTTGTCGCTTTTTTGTTATTATTTTTGCGGTGTGAGACAACATATAATAATAATTCAATATTTATTAAAAGTTTTTTTGTATGAACAGTCGTTATACAACAAATTACTTATTAAGGTCTGACTTAGAACAAGCAGCCTTCCGTAAAAGAAAATCCTCTATTAAATTGGATATTTTGAAGAAAGAAGTAGAACTTGTACAACAAGGTTTTATGGAAGAAGAAATATCCGAAGCAAAAGAAAAAATGTGGAAACAAGGAAAACATGGCAGTCTTGAAAAACTTTCTTTCTCCTCTAAAGAAGATATTATAGACTTTTTGAGAGAAACTTTTGGAAATGTTTCTCGTAAAGTTGCTTTAAAGATATTGGAAGATAATACACCTCAAATCAAAATAGTTTCAAGGAAAATTATTAAAAAAGACTCTTATTTCCCTTGGAAACCCAGCAAAACAATAAAAACCTACCATTTTGAAATAGAAAATAGGGTTATTTATGAAGATATGTTTAATATACCAGCATGTCTTTTACGCCCTATCAAAGCATTTAAATACACTCAAAATTTTAAGAATAGTGAGTTAAGACTTGGTTTGAAAGAAAGAACTCTTTTGATATATTTGGAAAACAATAGACAGATTTTTTATCATAATTGGGAAGTAGCAAAAAAAGAAAATCCTTCTATTAAGTGGAAACCATCTTTGTATTTAAGCCAAAAATCAATGGCAGAAGATTTGGGGTGGTCGGTTGAGCAAGTCAAGTACAGTATGAAAAAATTGAAGCTCTATTTTGGTAAAGATTTTTACAGAGAGCGTACAGAAAAAGAAGAACAGTCTCGTAAAATAAAAGGTTGTTGGAATTTTCAAATTAACCTTCCTCCTATGCGTAAATGGAATGCTATTATTATGAAGAAAATTGTTATGTACACGAAAAGTGCAGGGGATTCTGTTTTAAAAAAGCGTTTTCCTCTTGAAACTTATCGTTATCTCGTTTCAGCACAGCGTAGAACAAAACAGTATGATTGCTATGCAGAAAATTTTATGAATGATAGTAACAAAGAATATGAGCGATTATGCAGTCTTGCGAGTAGAATAAGGTCTTATTTACAGGAAAAGAAGGAAGTTACTGCCGACTTTTTAAAATCTCTTATATTTGACAAACGTCCACTTACTTACAGAAAACGAGTACCACAACCTATTGTCAGAAATTATTATCGAAAACTTTATAAAGCTGCGTAAAATCATGGCAAACAAATTACCTAACATCAAAAACAAATTTCCATGACGGAAGAAGAAAAGAAAAACGTATTGGCTTTCTATAACGTTTCAGAAGAACAAAAGAAAGCGATCGTAGAGAGTTATAACGGCAACCCGGAAGGATACAAGGCTTCTATCAGGAAGATGTCGGAAAAGGAACGTGAGGTATCCCTACTGATAGCTTCTGCATGTGGGATAGATATTAGGATATTTGATATGTATGGTATAGAAGAAAAGATAAAACAATATGGCTTTTCGGAAGATTTGTCTAATAAAGTTAGACATTCCGTTTCTGTATTAAGAAAGAGTGAAGAATTTGCTTTGAGATTTTATGATAAAGGCTTTTACCTTGCTTTTAGCGGTGGTAAAGATTCACAAGCATTGTATCATGTAGCAAAGTTGGCTGGGGTAAAATTTGAAGCTCACATGAATATGACTACCGTTGATCCTGCACCGGTTGTATCTTTCGTAAAAAGAGAATATCCAGACGTTGTAAGACATATACCGGAAATAAATTTCTTTGATCTTATTTTAAAGAAAAAGAAATTGCCTTCAAGAACACACAGATTTTGTTGTGATGTTTTAAAAGAAGGCGGAGGAGGTGGTACGGTTACTTTGGTTGGAATAAGAGCGGAGGAATCTGTTAGAAGGGCGAAAAGAAGTGAGATAGGAACAAGCAAGAAAAAATACAATCTTTCTTTTGATCAGTGGGATGAACACAAGGAACAAATGGTATTTTGTGTAGGTGGAAAAGACAAGATTATTGTTTCTCCTATTCTTTCTTGGACGGAAGATAATGTTTGGGAGTTCTTAAATAAAATGGGAACGAAACATTGTGATTTGTATGATAAGGGAGAAAAAAAGAATAGGCTGTATTCTATGCCCTATGTCTAATGTAAGAGAAATGCTTACTTATCCATTTAAATATCCACATCAAACAAAGCGTTTGCTTGAAGTTATTGAGATATTATATAAAGAAGGGTCGTTCTTTAATAAGTATAAGGAGTTTACGCCAAAATTGATATTGGCTTGGTATTTATCCAAAAGAACTGTTGAAGATTTTAAAGGATTGATTTTAAGAATACAGAAAGGAACTTTTAAACCAGATAAAGAGAATAAAGAGCTATGGGACAAGTTTATAGATTATTTTGATTTGAAAAACATTAATTTGTAACAATATTTAACATCAAAAATTGCAATTATTGAATACAAAAGTTGTATGTTTGCAGTCGAGATGAGATAGCTTAAAAAGTTGAAGTTTGGGAAGTGATTCGCGATAGCTTCCCTTCTTCTTTTTGAAGGCTATGTGAGGTTGATGGGAAATGACTTTAGGGTGTTTCCCAAAATTAAGGAAGTGTTAGATCGAATGTCTCTAATGACAAACGAACCGAGTCAGGAAATGCCGGCTCCCCTATAAGAATCGTTCCTAACGAATAAGTCCCTAAGTAGGGCAAATGGCGGCTTATAGGATGTCGTGAGATAATGGTTTCTCGTGAGAAAGGCTTCTTTTGAAGTAACATTGTCCTGCGGGCAGAGTGGCGAGACAAATTCACTTCCTACTTTTAAAGGCTCTGCCGTTACCTTTGATCCCTGTGCGGAGGGAGATCGGCACTTGTAAGCGATATGAGTACGGTTGCCGCACCAACATAGAAAGTATCGCTTACAAGTTTTTCTTTATAAAGTGTTCTTTTATAGGAAAAAAGTTATACTTTTGTATATGTTGAATTATAAATGATTACGTCCATGAGTGTACAAGAATTTCCTATAAACGAATTTTTAAGCCTTGCAGAAAAGAATGACTGGGAGGTTTATACGTTGGAACAGGTGAAAAACTTTGCTTCTGACGTTGTGAAAAGTATTGATCCTACTGAAATGGAACATGGAGCTATAGACTTTGTGTCTCTGAATCGTGTTGTCGTGGTTGACGAAAACTTCAACAAATCTGTTGTATATTATAGAGAACCACAGATTGAGTGGAAGGATGCCGACCAAGAAACAATCGAAAAAGCCGGAGCAACCGGACTTCCTGTAAAAAACAAATTGGGTTTCTATAAAGACACTCCAGCAAACCGCCGAAAAGGAATTGTGGGAATGCCTTATAAAAAAGATACCGAATATAAGAAGAAATCAGAATCCGATAAAACTGACAAGAAAGAGTAAGCCTTATTGAGTGATGGGAAGAAAACAAAGAGTACATTATTTAAAGGCTTATTTGGGTAGCTTCTGTTATCCATTGCTTGTCGCTATTCCCCTTTCTCCTATTGTGGATTTAATAGAAAAATACATATTCAAAGATTGGGAGTTTTTGAAATTCCTTGTAGTTTTAATTGTAGTAGATACACTTGTTAGTTGGGTATTCCATTTGAAACAGAAGGATTTTTCTTCTAAAGGAATTGGAATGATTTTTACTAAACTTTTTGTATATGCTTGCTTGCTGATTGTAGCACATGTATTGGGTGGATATACAATCAATGGGCAATCTACAGAAACATTCACTTGGTTTCGGTCTTTGATGTGTACAGCTCTTATTGTAAGAGAGGCTGTTTCTATTGTGGAAAATTCAGGTAAGATAAATCCCAATCTTGTACCTTCATGGATTAAAAAATATTTAAGGGACTTTGACGAGAACGGATTTTTGAAAATGAAGGAAAGAAATAACCCTCCTTCTATTTAGAAGTATAGAAACTAAAATTTTTTGAGATATGCGTTTATATAGATTTATCGATACAGACAAGAAAATTGACGTAGTTGTCGTTACAGATGGTTCTTGTGAACAAAAAAGAGTTTTTATCACTGAATCTCCAAGAGGTGTTGTTCCTGCGGGTTCTGTCAATCCTTCTGCTGATGAAAAAGCAGGAAGTGATGCTTTCCTTGCTTTAGGCTGGAAATGGAATGTGGGAGAAAGTGTTCAGCATGAAGAGTTGGTTGCGTTTGCAGAAAACAACGCGCTTACTCTTACAATCGAACCGCAAGGACTGAATGAGGTTGTCGCTGTGAATGCAGAATGGAACGATGAGAATGTTTGTGTGCTGTCTGTTTACACTACTGTTCCGGCAGAAAAGGAAATTGAAATTTATTTTCCCAATTCGGTAAAACTCAATAACTCTATAGGAAGGTATGGTGTTATTAGAGGTGATAGAAAAGTGCTTACATCAAAAGTAAATGGTCGCACTCCTATGGAATTTACTTTGGCAGACTTGGGATTGGATGCTAAGGAAGATTTAAACCTTGTCGTAATGGCAGATGCCGGAGTGCAGAAATTTGAAGTTGTAGCTAAAAACGCATAAGATATGCTTCGACTTTTATTTACAACAAAAGATTTAAGCAAGCAAATGACTGTCATAACAGATGGTGTAGACGGTCAGATGAATGTTTTTGTAACTGAAAATACGGTAGGTGATGTAGACTATTACAAATCTTTAGGGATTGTAATAAAAGCTGGTATTACCTATAATATCGGTAAGTTTATAGAATGGTGTCTTGCTAATGAATTGGGTCTTATCGGCTATCCCGAAGGACTGGAAGAAGAAAAGATCAATTATGTAAACGTTCTTGATAGAACGGAATATACGTTTACATTGCAGACAAAATCTCTTTCTTTCGTTAATACGGGTGAAAGCAAGAATTTTGTTGTTACTTCCAGCAAGCAGGAATATCGGGACGGTGCGCCTTACGGGAAACCCATAGCCGTTGCTATTCAGATTAAAATTTCCGGTACAGGTTTTTCGGGTAATGCGGGAATAAGTCAAATTTCTGCTACAGAGAATCCTACTGACAAGCAAAGAACTGGTACAGCTACAATCATTCAGAATGAGAGTGGAAAAACAGCAACCATTTCTTTAAGTCAAGCTGCATCTGTTATTACTTATGAAAATACGATCACAGCCAATAAGACAATTCTTACTTTTGCTGCAACGGCAGGTGATCAAGTGGTCACAATCACTTCTACCAGACAAAAGAAGCTGAACGGTAAGAATAGTGGTTCTCCAACTACCGTAAATACTACAGGAAAGGTAACCGGTACGGGTTTCTCTTTGAAAACTCAATCGGGAGCAAATTATACTGTTTCCGCCACTGAAAATACAAATGAGACTACCGGAAGAACAGGAACTCTTGTTGTGACACAAGAAGGGTCGGGCGCAAAATCAATTACGATTAATTTAAGTCAACCTAAAGCAACCGTTGCTTATACTTATAATTTGACTTCAAACCCTTCAAGAGTGGAATTTGTTGCTACGGGTGAAACAAAGACTCTTTCTATTTCTTCTACAAAACAAAAGACGGTAAATGGAAAGAATAGTGGTAGTCCTGTGGCTGTGAATTATACTACGACAGTTTCCGGTACAGGTTTTTCGAAAGGAACAACCGAATATTCCGTTGTAGCAGCGGTCAATACTGGTACAGCAAGAGAAGGGTCAGCAGTTGTAAAACAATCGGAAGGAACAAAGCAAATAACAATTACGCTATCACAGGCAGCAGGCGCTTCCGCTTAATTTTTTATTGACGTGAGTAGGAAAAGAGACAAAAATAAAAATCAAGGAAAGTCAGACCTGTTAAAGGGTCTGACCAGCCTTTCTTTGGAAGATATTGTAGGATTGCAAAAAACTCTTCCTACTGTACTTCAATCTAAATTACAACAGATGTCCCGGTCTGACAACTTGGGGGATTTGGTGAAAGCCAACCTTTATATGGGGAACATCAACCAAAGACAGGATGATGTAAAGGCTGTATTTTTTAACCCAGACGAAGCGAGCGATACGGGCAGGGGTTATAAAGACCCTAACTTTTACGGTTCTATGCCCTTTGAGGTGCTTCGGAGAATGGGAGACATCTTTGTCGTTCGGGCCGTTGTCAATACTCGTGTTGAGCAGGTTCAGAATTTTCTTCATTTCAGCACTGATGAGCAGAAAGAAGGATACACTATCAGAAGAAAACGGAATCCTTTTGAAAAGGTAAGCGCAGAACGCTCAAGGGAAGATCAGATAAAAATCAATTATATCAGAAAGTTTTTGGAAGAAGGCGGTTTTCACGACAAATGGGAATCGTTTGACACATTTCAAGACTTTGGGAGAAAGGTTGTGTTTGATAGCCTTACTCTTGATCAACTTGCTTTTGAAATAGTAAGGGACAGATCATGGAATCTGGCTCGTTATCGTGCTGTAGATGCTTCTTTGGTACGTTTTCTTGACAGTATCGATCCGAAGTTCCATGAAGAATTTGAACAGTACCGATTCAAAGGATACTTACCGAAATATTGTATGTGCTGGCAAGGTCAGATCATGCAGCATCCCGTTACGCATGAAAGCGTTATTTTTTATCCTTGGGAGCTTGGTATCGGTATCCGAAACAAATCGACCAACATCTATAAAAACGGGTATGGAACATCTGAACTGGAAACATTGTCCAGCGTTATGACATGGATTTTGTGGGGATTTGAATATAATGGTTCATATTTTTCTAAGGGGTCTAACCCTAAAGGAATTATCAATGTTAAGAATCCAAACATATCACAGGCTTCTTTGAGCGAATTTAGGCAGGCATGGCAACAGACAATGGTGGGGGTTCAAAATTCACATAGAACGCCGATTATAAACGGTTTAGACCTTCAATGGGTTGATCTGTCTAAAAACACCAACCGGGATATGGAGTTTAGCGAGTGGGTAAAATTCCTACTTGTTATGACTTGTGCGGTTTATCGTATTGATCCGTCAGAGCTTGGCTTCCAATTCAAAGATCAAACAAATATCTTTGGACAAGCTGGACAAAAGGAACGTTTGCAGCATTCAAAAGATAAAGGCTTGAAACCTATTCTTGTGTTCTTACAAGAGGTGATCAATTATTATCTTGTATCAGAACTGGATGAAGATTTTGAGTTTGTCTTTACAGGTGTAGATGCGGAAGATGAAGGAAGACAGGTTGAGATTGATGCTAAGAAAATTCAAAACGGTATGGTTTGTCTGGAAGATATTTTTGAAAAATACTCTGGACGTAAATTCAACCCAGAAACTGATACCATTTTGAATCAATCCTACCAGCTTCAAAAACAATATCAGATGCAGCAAGCTATGTACGGAGGTGATGCGATGAACGAAGAAGTGGATCGACAGATCGCGTCAGAAGACAAAGAAGATACACAGAAATCGTTTGATTCCAACCCTATCATGAGTGCTGCAATGTCTTACATTGAAAAGAATTGGGGAGAAAAGTAACGTGAATGTAAGATATGTCAAAAATATCAAGGTCGAAAAGATGCCTTTAGTGTCAAATGTACATCATCATGTTGATCCTATGCGTTACCCAAAAGTACAGGAAGGATATGAAGGTATGGCGCAAGTTATCTTTTCGACACAGATAAATAATATGTTGATGGATTTGACTAAGAAAATGGTCAGTCAAAAATCGAAGTAGTCTATGCTATTCACACCGGAAGAAATACAGCAGTTGTTTTTCATTGTCGATTATCGTATTGCTCGTGTAATTGCCGATGTGTTGGGGAAGGAATATCTTTCTCAAGAAGATATAGATATGCTGAAAAGATTTGATTTTGATTTAAAGACAGAAGTTCTGAAAATACCACCTTATTGGCAAGCATTCATATTTGGGCGTTTGGCAGCAATTCTTACTCCTGCACAGTTATCTTTTCTTAACTTCAATGACCTTCGGCAATATGTCGAAAAAGAACAATACCCGGAACTTACTTCAAGAGAAAAAGCGGAATATAATGCTGCGGCTATGCGTTCTTATTCTTATATAAAAGGAATGGGAACACGTATAAAAGATTCTCTTTCTTCTACCATTTCAGAAGAAGAAATGAAAATAGCAGTGGCAGAACGGGAGAGGGAAGTCGAAACAGCTATTAGGGAAGAATTGACGGAAGGTGTTCTGAAAAGGAAATCCGTACAATCCATTGTTAGCTCATTGGGACATAGGTTGGACGGATGGAATAGGGATTGGGGGCGTATTGTTGCCACTGAAATGGAGAACATCTTTCAGATAGGGATAGCGCAGACGATCATGAAAGAGCACGGTATCCATGCAAAAGTATATAAGGAAGTGTTTCCCGGTGCTTGCCGGATGTGCCTTAATGCTTACACAACGGCTGGTGCAGGCTCTAAGCCCGTTATTTTTGATTTGTCCGAATTGATTGCCAACGGTACTAACATAGGTAAAAAGTCAAAAGACTGGAAGCCTGTTTTAACAAATATTCACCCTTTTTGCAGGTGTATGTTAAGACATGTTCCAGATGGATATGAATGGGATGACAAAACACAGTCATTTGAACCTAAAAAAGTAGATGAAAGTAAGCGGGTTCAGAGAAAATCAAAGGTAAAAATAACTGTAGGTACAAAATATTTCGAAGTGTAATGAAACAAAGAACGATTTTTAATTCCGGTTATATCAGCATTCCTACTGCTGATAGTTCAAAATGGATAAAGGATATTCAGGTAGGGAATGTGATAAAAACTGTTACCGGCTATAGAAGGGTAACAAAGGTTACACAGTTTGAATTATCTTCCGTTCCGCGTGTTTTTGATATATGCTATGTTACGGAAGACGAAACTCTTGAAAAGGGATATCGAGAAGATGCTTTGCATAGAGTAGTAGATGGTTCCTATGTTTTGTGTCACAACAAAACAAAAAGAGTAGACAAGATAAAACCGGGCGACGTTCTTATGCTTAAAAATGGATGTAAAGGTAAAGTAACCAATATTATACAGATACCTATTGCAAATGTTTCGCAATATTTCTATACCTTTGAACTTGACAAGCCGGACTTCTATTTTGCAGATAATGTCTGTGTACCGGATGCGACAATTTGATAAATAAAATTTTAAATTTTAATGACGTGGGTTTAAATTTGAAAGCGTTGCTCGGATTGCAGACGCAAAATGAAAAAATAGCTGAATATAAAAGACTTCTTAAAAAAGGAAAAGAGATAAGCCAAGAGATAAGTTCACTTGGTGAAATTTATTCTATTCAGAAGTCGCAGTATGATGAACTGAAAGGGAGTGAAGATGTTGATGCAGTTGCAAAGGCAGAAAGTTGTTTTAATGAGTTTTTGAAGCAACAGTCTAAGGATTTAATGGACGTATATAAAAGAAGAAGCTCTATCCAGAAATCCATTGCAAAGTTGGAAAATGGCGAAGAATTTGCTGAAATGGCAAAAGACATTCGCCAGCTTGAAAACTGTCGTGAGTTATGGAGACAGGGTTTGATCAAGAAATCTGTTTACTTCGATTTATTTAAGGCGAAACAAGGTAAAGTTCAGTTTGCGGACGTGCTTGTTTTTAGAGGTGACAAACTTCTTATTTTGAATCGTGTGGGAGAAAAGGGTGCGGTTTCAAACGATTGGTGCATTCCAGGCGGACATGTTGATCCGGGAGAAACTTTTTTGCAAGCTGCAAAAAGAGAACTGTTTGAGGAAACAGGTATTGACATGTCGGAAGAACTTTTGATGCCGGTTGGCAAATACATCCCAAAGAGAAAGGGCATTGAAATTCATTATTTCATGTGCTACATTGACCCTGACGCGCCAGCAAACATTCTTGTGGACGGAGAAGAAGAAACAGGTAGTGAATGGATCAATCCTCACACTGAACTTGACCAATATAATTTCATTTTTGATATGAAAAATAATATCAAGCGTATTCTTGGTATCGAAGTGCCGGATGAATTTCAATTGGTGATGAAATCTTTCAAAGAGGGTAAAATTTCAAAGGACATATTCACCTCCTATTGTGAAAAGAATCCTGAAAAACTTGAAAAGTCGGCAAACAAAACTTCTTTTACGCATGAAGAAAGAAAGGATTTGGCAAAGAAAGGTGAAGCAATGCCCAATGGCAAATATCCTATTCGCAATCGGCAGGATTTGAAAGATGCTATTCGTTTGTCCGGTAGTTCTTCTATGTCGAAAGAAGAAGTAAAGAAATGGATCAAGAAACGGGCAAAGGAGCTTAATCTGGAAGACGAATTGCCGGAAGACTGGAAAGTAGAAAAAACTATGGATACAGCAGACGCACATGTATTGCAGCGTGAATCTTTGGATGGTGAAACCAAAAATATTGTTCGTACAGAGGATGGTGTAGGCGAAGGTATTGAAAAGGCTATTACTTTCAAGAGAACTATCTATGAAGAAAAAGAAATTGAAGTGGCAGAAGAACCGAACAAATATACTTATGGTGAGTTTCATGTAAATTTCTCTGACAATGATGGTGGAAAGGGAGATAAGTTTGCTGATTTTTTAGGTACGCTTCAAAAGGTGACTAATCTTTGTAAGCCTTTTTCCATTGTTATTAAGACAGAAGAAAACGGGGAACAGGAATGGAAATGGAACGGCAAGTTTCGTCTTGAAAATGTTACTAAAACAGAAAACATTCGAAAATCGACAGAAGACGAATTGTCCCCAGAAAACAGAGAAATTGAAGAAATTGAAAAGTCCAAAAAGACTGATAAGGGTATTTTCAACACTTATCTTAATTTTCTGGAAGGTGCTAAAACACGTCTTAAAAACATTCATTGGGGTGAGGAAGACAACTCCAAGCATGTTTACCTCGATGAGCTTTCAGAAGAAGTTTCAGAATTTGAGGATAAGATTGCAGAAGCCGGGCAGTCAGGATTTGGACGATTTAAAGATGGAGAAATTCAAGGGGACGAAGTGAAAGAAGATGATCCGGTTGCTATTTGCCAAATGATATTCGACAAAACGATTGAGTTCAGAAAAGAACTTGCTGAAAAGGATGAATACATTGGCGAGGTAAGCTGGATTGATGATTTTCTTGCAACACTCAAACAGTCTAAATATAGATTGCAATTGCATTAAGGAGTTTGGAGATAAATTACGATAATAATTAATAAAAGTTAAAATATTGAGTTATTGTGATTTAATTCTAATTTTGCAGTATTTTTGAGTGTTATAAATACGTTTGTTTCAATTTCAACCAATCAAAATGTTTGATAGTTTTAAATTATATGTAGATTTGGATTTGGAGAAAGCCAAAAGCGCGGTATCAGAGCAACAATCTCCATACGCAAACATGGTATTTTCCGGTGTCGCTTCCGATTCTTCAAAAGATGATGAAGAAGAAGTCTTAGAGCCGTCCGGGTTTATATATGATAGATTTTTGAAATCCGGTTTGTTTAACCTCGATCATTTGCCCACACGTTCACCTATTAACAAAAGTCGTTTTTGGATTGGTGAACCTATTGAAGCCTATGTGAAAGACAATAAGTTTTTTGTAAAAGGTAAATTGTGGAAAAAGTCGCCGGAAGCCCGTGCTTTTTGGGATAAGGCAATTGAAATGCAAGAATCGGGTTCGACAAGAAAACCGGGTATGAGCGTAGAAGGTAAGGCGTTGGAACGGGATAAGAAAAATCCCAAAAGAGTGACAAAAGCTCTTATTACAAACATTGCTCTTACAATGACACCGGTCAACACTAAGACCTATTTGGATATTGAAAAAAGTAAGGGCGGTAGTGTGAATGATTTATTGGAAATACAAAAATCAACTATTCTTTTTGAATATTGTACAGAAAACGGACTTGTCCAGATTGACAATAATTTCAAGGTGAATTTTCAAAAATCACATTCTTTTGATGTTGATTCTTTTTGGGAGATTTATCGTGCAGTTCAAGAAGGTAGGGTTGAAAAAAGTGTTTTAGATACATTCGTAGAAAAAGTTCGACAATAATTTTTATACATAATGTTATGGTAGACGTAAAAGAATTTAAAGATGATCCGTTATACAAGGCACTTGAAAATTCTGGTTTCAGTGCAGAAGATATTGCTACTATGGTAGCAAACGGAGATGTAACTTTTGAAAAATCGAAAAGTGTCGCCGAAATGAAAGAATCCGAAAAAAAGGAGGACAAGAATATCGGCAATGATGAAAAGCACATTGACGATTTGAAGAAGGACGAAAAAGAGGATAAAAAAGACAAGAAGGACTTGAAAGAGGACATCAAAGAGAAAGAAGACAAAGTTGAGAAATCTTTCTCTATGGATGACATGAAGGCTTTCGGTGCTTCTTTGGCTGCTAATATCGTTAAGGGCATGACAGAAGTCATGAACGAACGTTTTGGTAACATTGAAAAGTCTTTGGAATCTTTCGGCGCACAGACACCTTCTTTTAAGGGAGTGCAGACTTCTGCTGTTTTGGAGAAATCCATGAAACCGGAAGTGGACGAAGATGGCAAGACACTTCTCTCTGTTACAAAACAACGCCCTTTGGTAATGGCTGCTATCAACAAGGTTATTGAAAATGCCGGTGAAGAACTTGAAAAGTCAATTGGTGATGATGCTTTGATTTTCTTGGCAGACAGTCAGGCTGAAACCATTGGACAGGATTTGGCAAAATTCATGTACGAAAAGTACAATATCAAGTTCCAGAAGTAAGATGTAATTCGATCGAATAAATATAAAATACTATAGAACAATGGACTTGTATAACTATAATGATTTAGCTGCTTTTGGTGGTGCTGGCAATGTTGCCGATGTGTTGAAAGCAATGGAAGCCGGTTTACAGACCGGTATGCAATATAACGATCAGATTAACAATGGTGGTGGTCTGAAAGTTGAATCTTTGGATGCTTACATCAAAGTTTTGGCTAACCGTTTGAACCAGTTGGTTGTTTATAATGAAATGCCGAAACAGAGAATCGAAAACACGGTTCACCAGTACAACCAGTTGTACAAATACGGTGAAGAAATCGGTATCTTCAATCTTGAAGGTGAAACACCGGAAGAAACCGATACTCAATACATCCGTAAATCAGTCATCTCTAAGTTTATGGGCGTTACAGGACAGGTAACTGATCCGGCTATGCTTGCTAAACTTGCCGGTGGTATGAACATGTACACTCGTGAAGTACAGAATAAGACCACTTTGCTTTTGACTTTGATTGACACTCGTTTGACGGATGCTGATTCTACTTGTATCGCAGAACAGTTTGATGGCATCTTCCGTCAGCACATGATGGGTGTAGCTGCTACTGACCGTGGTTCTACGGAAGGTATGAGCACAGAACAGATTTTGGATGCTTATTATGGCTCACAGGCTGTAATTGACGCACAGAATGGTATCTTGACTGATGCTTTGGTTGAAGATGCTGCTGATCGTGTTGTAAACGTTTACAACGGTTATATCGACCGTATCGTTTCTGCACCGGTTGTATTCAACAACTATGTGAAGAAATTCCATGAATCAAAACGCGTTGTTGTTGGCATGTCTAACAGCGTTGTAGGTGCAACAATGGGACAGTCTGTAAATGACATCATGACACAGTTCGGTAAGGTTGCCGTTAAGACAGACAAGTTCTTTGACGTTCGTCGTCCGATCAAGGCTTCTGCTACAGCTACTTCTCCGAAAGCTCCGGGTGTTCCTGTTGCAGGTGACACTAAGTCTGCTGTTGTTGTGGATGCAAAGACTAATTTTGTGTTACATGCCGGATCTTATGGTTACTTGGTAACAGCAAAGAACCGTTATGGCGAATCTGCTCCGTTGAAATTAACAGATAATGTTTTGGCAGTTGGTGCTAATCAGTCTGTAGATTTGCAGTGGACAGCTCCAGTTGGAGGTGCTTATGCTCCTACTTGCTACGTTGTTTACCGTACTAAGAAAGTAACTGCTTTGACAGATACGACAGAATACTATCCTATCTTCACTATTCCGGCTTCTATGCTGGCTGCTGGGTATGATGGTGCTGCTGCAACAAAAGTACGTGACCGTAACCGTATCATTGCAGGTACGAAGTCTGCTTTGATTTACTACAACGACAGTCAGATCAACGAATACTTACAGTTCGGTGACACTCGCAAACTTGACTTTGCTATCACTGCACCGTCTCGTAGATTTGCTATCTTGAACTACGGTACTCCGTGTTTGTATCAGCCTGCTAAGGTTTGTCGTATCATCAATATTGGTGACGAAGGTTTGGGTGCTTAAAGACAGTTGTCTTGGCAAATCAATAAAGGGAAGGAAAGGTTTTACAACGTCTTCCTTCCCTATTTTATTTATTAATAAATTATATTTCGTATGAAAAAGATCGTATCAACAATATACAAAAACACTTCTATTCAATTTTCAGATGAACTTGTTGTGTTTGAAAATGGAAAAGCCGAAGTAAAAGACGAAACTTGGGAATATATCAAAACAGGAGGTTTCCCCGGTATTGCTTTGGAAGAAGAAGCGGAAAAACTTGAAAAAGAAAAAACGGAAGCTGAAAAAGATACCGATGAAGCTCTTAAAGTTCTGAAAGAAGAATATGAGTTTGAAATTGCTCGTTTGAACGGTATCATCAAAGACAAGAACAAAAAGATTGAACAGTTGGAACAGTCTTTGAATGTGTGGAAAAAAGAGGTTGAAAGATTGTCTAATGGCGGACAGCCGAAGGAAATTGTGGAAGACGCCGTCGGAGAAAACACAGCAACCGAAGAAGAAATTGCTTCCTTAAAGGAAGATATGTCTAAAATGACTTTTGATGATTTGAAGGCACTTGCTATTGAAAACGGAATGAGCAAGCAGAAAGCCGGAAGATTCAAAGAAGAAGATCAGAAAGACGAACTGATTGATGCTATAATTGCGTTACCCAAAAAGTAAAAAAGACGTTTAAGCTATGCCGGGACAACTGATTTTTACAGTAAAGTACAAGAAAAATACGGGTTCTGTCATTTCCGTTGCGGAGATGTGGAACAATTACCTGTACGGTATTACTATACAAGCCGGTACGGGGACTTCTTTTTCTGACGAATCGCTTAGAACTTATTTGAGTGCTGCTCAGAGAGAGATCGAGAATTATTTCAATCTTAAATTTGTAAAACAATTGGTTGAATCGGAAACACATTCTTATTACAGGGCAGATTATTTCCAACAATTTCCTATCATTCAAACTAACTGCCCGGTAAGAGTTCCACTTGCACTTACAGGTATGCTCAATAAGATGGAGCAGATCATTTATCCACAAGGTTGGCTTACTTGTGCTAAGGATATGGACGGGATAGGGAAACGAAGAATGAGCGTTGTTCCTACCGGTGCAAATTCGGTCAATGCGAACGCAGATGTTATCCTTACCGGAATGACAACGCAGATAGGCTTCCAGCGGTTTACAAACATACCGGATTATTGGGACATTCAATATATAACCGGTTTCGATTTGGACAAAATGCCTGTCGATCTGATCAATCTTGTCGGTAAACTTGCTTCATTCGGCCCACTTAATATTGCCGGAGATATGATATTCAGTTTACCCGGTATAGCTTCTATGCACTTGGAAATAGATGGATTAAGACAATCTATCAACTCTACCGCTTCTGCTGAAAATGCAGGTTACGGGGCACGCTTGAAACAGTATCAAAAAGAAATAGAGGAAACTGTAGGGCGAATAAAGCTCGTGTATGATGAATTTAGACTTATGATATTGTAAGGAGGTAAGAGATGCCAAAGAGTATTTTACAAACACCGGTTCCACCTTTGAGTAATGCAAGTCCTGAATTTATACGTTCAGAGTTTGATTCTGCCGTTTACTTGAAAGGATATGAGGTGATACTGGAAAAGGCATTAAGATGTCCTTGCAACGCACCGGACGCGCCTTTGGTGGATTGTCAGAATTGTTTCGGGACAGGCTATTTCTATATCAATCCTACAAACACTCATGCTCTTATAACCGGCATAAACGGGGATAACAGTTACAAGCGTTGGTCGTAAGAGCTGATAGGAACAATTAATATAACGGTAACGGATGTCGATAAGCCCAATTTAGGGTATTTTGACCGGATCACAATTTTAAAAGAGTTCTCTTACTTTAGCGAAAATTTGCCTGTAAGGACGGACGGAGAGAACTCTTTTGTATTCACGACTTATAAACCGTTAAGCATTTATAGCATACATGTGTTTGAATCGTCTACAGAGCCTTTGAGACAACTTTCTCCGACAGATTACAAGATAAGTGATGCGAACCCTTATTGCGTAATTTTGACGGCTAATATGTCTTTAAATCCGGTTGTAAGTATTTATTATCAACATCAATTGGAATTTCATGTATTGGACTTTCCCCATGAAGTCCGGGCTTCTTGGAAGAAAAACAAGGAAACGGGACAATTGGAAAGAACAAGGCTTCCTATTCAAGCAGTGGCAAGGAGAACACATTTGATTGTGTCTGAAAAGCCTAATTTTGATGGATCGGGAGTTATTTTGAATGATAATATTCAAATGAAAGTTAGTGAGTAATGGTAGTACCTATCAACATAGATTTAAGTGATCTGGTGGAAGAATTTGATCTTTCACAGGATCAATCTACGTTTTTAGGTTCTTCTATTATAGATGCCGTTATAACTGAATATCAGCTTAGGTGGGAAAATCTGATAAATCGGGAACTTCGTATTACAAGAAACGAGTATAAAAGGGGAGTTTTCATCGAAAGAGAATCCCCTTTGTCCGTTACATTCGGGTTGACAAACAGAGTTTCTTCTATTCCTTTGATGATAGAGGAAGGACAGCCACCTTTTGACGAAAAAGAAGGCTTTAGAAATTCTCCAAAAAAGAAAACAGCGCAAGATGGAGGCTGGTATATAGACATTCCATTTAGACACGCAACACCCGGGGCAGTCGCAGATTCGGGATTGTTTGCTTCTATAATGCCGCAACAAATTTACAATGCAGTTCAGAAGACAGGAAGATTGGGGAGTGGTAATTTACCAGAAAGTTTTTCTGAAAAAGGACAAAGAAAAGCAATAAATAGGTTGGGCGTAAATAAACCGGCTTATATGCATAAAGCATCTATTTATGAAGGGCTGACTAAAGTAAATATTGCTTCTACTGAAAAAGAAAAGAGAAGTGGTTATTTTACATGGAGAAGAGTAAGTGAAAACTCTGATCCTAATAGTTGGTGGAATGGCGGTATTGTCCCATATAAACTTATGGATAAAGCTCTTGAACAAGCAAAAATAGATGTTGTTGCAGACAAGGTGATTGATCAATTTTTAAACTCGATGTAACGATGCTACAGATAGTCAAAATAAAAAAGATAGTGGAAGCCTGTTTGGAATACGTACAAACGGACTTCGAAAGCAAGGAAAACGAAAAAGATTCTTTTTTATACAAAGTATTGGGAGATACACAGGATGGCTCTTTCAATTACTATGAACAGGCAAAAAATATCTTTCTAAGAAAGGAAACAAACCCGAACAACATAAAGGTAGTCTTGGAATACCCGAAAGATAAAACAGGATTACCGGCATACGTTATTCGCGAACCCGGAAAGACAGGCGGTATCGCCAATTCCATAGGTAAAATAGAATCTTTTATGGGTGGCGTTCCTATGTACAGGGACACAAGACAGTACGGATTGGAAATCATGTGCTTTTCTGTAAACATGAATGAATCAATCCTGATGTCAGAGATTCTGTACGCATTACTACTTGGCTCTTGGGATACTTTAGCTTCACAGTTCCTTAAAATAGAGTTTACCATGAAGGAGCTTATGATGCAAAACAATCTGATGCCGACACCTATTTTCATTCGTTCTATCGGACTTGATTTATCGTCAGAAGAAATAGTACCGGGATTGGTGGATACGTCTTTACTCGGAAAGATCATCTTTGGGAAAGTGAATCAAATGGATAGCATTGCTCTTGGTGACCCGACTTCTATTGACGGACTTCCAGGTGTAGAATCAGAAATTGTGGGGTTCAGATAGTTCGTTGATTGAAAAATGATTACCTTTGAGGTAGTTTGATTTATGTGTAAGAATTAATTAATACATTTAATTATTAGATTTTTGTTGTAATTACTTAAAATAATTGTTTTGAAGTTTTTGGCAAATTATTTGATTTAATTTTTGAATGTGTTTTTAAATAAAATCAAATAATAATTCGATAACAAATTGAAAATCAATAAATTATGGCTACATCGTATATTTTTGGTAACAAACAAATTACGTTGCCAGGGGCATATTCGACTATAAAAAGCGGAGAAACATCTCCAGCTCGTACACTGGATTATGGTCGTTGCTTGATCATAGATAGTGGGGTTTATGGTGCAAATTGGGGTGGAGGTTCTGGTATAGATGGAGAAAACTTTCAAGGATTGGATTCTGTCTATACGTTTGACACTCTTGCCGAGTTTCGTTCTTTCGTAAAGGGAGGTATGTTTTGGAAGATCGCAGAAGGTCTTTTCACACCGGATTACACAAACCCGGCTTCTACAGGTATTTCTCAACTTTTGTATGTAAGGGCAGCTAAGACTACTTCTGCAACTATCACTTTTGCCACTACAGCAGGAGGTACGTTTGAAGTAAAGACACTGGATGAAGGTTTGGGAGCAAACGGTAAACTTTCTGAAGCTGGCAATTTGATTACCGGTTATGGTGTATCCATTGTGAAAGGCGTAGACGATCCGGCAAAATGGATCATGAAATTCTATGTCGGTTCTTTCACAGGATACGCAGAAGATGGTTATCCTATTGGAGAAACGCCGGGAGATCAAGCAGCACCTACATTGGTATTGCAGTCACCGGAATTTGACAATATTGGAACTTTGCTTGAATGGGCTAAATCCGATTCCAATTTTGCTAACCTGTTTGTATTGACAGAAAACGCGGAAGTACAAGGAGAAGGAACGGTATCTGAGAGTGACGTTACTACTGCACTGGCTGGTAAATCCTATTTCTTGGCAAAGGGCGGTACTGAAACTTACAATACTGACAACATGGCGAAAGTTATGGAAGCAATTACAGGTTTGGACTATAGCTTTGCTCTTATGGATCAGTTCGGTACAAATGCTGATTCCGCATTGCAGAAACAGTACATTGCTCACATGAACAGCCAAGCTAAGTACACCCACTTCTTGTTTGTGGGAGGTTATGATGATGCTGCTAATTTCTCTAAATCTCTTGATTTGGCGAAAGAGTTCAACAGCGAATTGGTTCAGTTGGTACATGGTGGTGCAGGTATGACTTCCGGTATTACAGGTATCAAAACACGCTGGTGGGGAGTAATGTATAACTTGTGTTGTATCTTGGGTAGAACGGCAGGAAAACCGCCTTATATCCCTGTCACGAACAAGACAATCGGTGTCGATAAGTTGAAACACACTTTGAATGATACGGAAAAAACTAAGGCTTTGGATGCCGGTATGCTTGTGACGGTTTACAACGACTATACGAGCAACTTTGTCGTATTGCAGGGCGTGAATACTTTACAGGACAACAAAGTGCTGTTCAATTCCAATGGTCAGAGCCACAGTATTCAATTTATGCGTATCGTAGCTCAAATCAACAAGGAATTGGTTGTAAACGCTTCTATTGATTTGTTAGGACAGGAAAACGGTGTAAACGTAAATACACTGTCTGCCGGTGCAGTAAAGGATTGGACGGTTGCTTATTTGCAATCGAGAGTGGCGACAGAAGCGCAGGACAACCTATTGCTTTCGTTCAAAGACGTTCTTGTTACAAGACAGGAAGATGCTTGGTTCGTAACCTACAAGATCGTTGTGAATAATGAAATCAACAAGTTGTTCTTCACTGGTTTCTTAATTCGTGGATAATAATTCTAAAACATAGATATTATGCAGACATTCAGTGCACCTATGGCATATATCAAGATCGGCAACGAAACAGCCGGTTTTGTCAGAAATATAACTGTACAGGAACAAATCAATCGTGTGGACGTACAGGGATTGGGTAGTTTGCCTATTCAGGAAATTCCGCCTGTATCTTACAGATGTTCCGCAACTGTGGACCAGTTCTTTTTGTCTTTCAAAGCTCCGGTGGTAGAAGCAATGATTCATCGCTTGGGAACTTTACAGGAAGTACTGGACACTCTTACATTCGCAGAACAAGGTTTTTCTATCATGATCTATAAGAAATTGGTTCAGAACTTTGATGATTCTCGCAAGATGGTAACACAGGTTGATCCGACAGGACAGACGATTGCCCTTTTAACTCCGTGTTTCATTGAGAATCAGAATTGGCAGTTGCAAGAGCAAAGCGTTGCTTCCTATAATGTTAATATTAGGTATCTCCACCCCGTGGTAACTGCCGAATATTAAGTGTTGAAAATAAGATAGTTACTATTTTTATAGTATATTTTAACTAATTTTAAAGGTAAGAATTGAGGATGCTATATCTAAAGTTCTTACCTTTGTTGTGTATAATAATAAATGCCCATACAAAGATTGCAGTCAATGTATGGGCAGATTTCGATAAATTGAACTTAAATTGGTTTTGGTTATGAAAGCTAATTTTGACAAAGGTACAAAAATTTGTTCTAAATGTAAGAGAGAACTTCCTATTGAGAACTTTCAAAAGAATTGTGCTGCTACTGATGGACTTACTTGTAGATGTAAAGAATGTTTGTCTGCTAAAAATTTAACAGAAGAAGAAAGAAAGAGAAGGGTGGAATCTGTAAGAAAGTATCAACAAACGCTTAAAGGACAAGCAAACAGGGAAAGACAAAATGAGCGAAGGAGAAATGATACAGAATATAAAGAAAGAGCAAGACAAAAACGTTATGAGTATTATCATAAGTATTTGGCAAATCCAAAAAAGACAAAAGAAATAGAGATAGGCGAAAACGGAAATGAATTTTTTGTATGTTCTACATGTGGGAAGAGACTTCCGATAGATTGTTTTCATTTGGATAATTCTACAAGATTGGGGATAAATTTTTCTTGTAAAGATTGTGTGAACAAGAGGAAAAGAGAGCTGTCTCATACAGAAGAATATAGGGAGAAGAATAGGATAAAATCTGCCAAATTTCGATCGACTGAATTTGGCAGAAAATATATGAGTGAATACAATTTAAAAAGATTGAATGAAAATGAGCAGGCGAGAATGAACCTTAGGTTACATAATTTACTTAGAAAAATGATCCATCGTCCCACTTATAGTGGGAATATGCTTAGATTGGTTGGTTGTTCAAGAAAAGATTTTATTGATTTTATTGAATCTCAATTTAAAGAAGGTATGTCATGGGATAATTATGGTAAAATATGGCACATTGATCATATCGTTCCATGCTCCTATTTTGATTTGACGGACGATGAAGAACAAAGGGTTTGTTTTAACTGGAGAAATACGCAACCTTTGTTTTCTAAAGATAATTTTAGTAAAGGAAATAATGTATTGGAAGGATCGCAGGAACTTGTGGATTTTATTTGTCAAGAATTGAATATAAAGAAGAAAATAATATTGAAATTAAGGACAAGGGAGGAGTAAATAAAAGCCGGGCCACTTTTTATTACTTATAAGCGGTATTTTTATCATAAGTACCTTGTTATTAATTATTTATCTGTGGGCCACTTTGAAAACAGTATTTTTATAGTACCGGCACTGAAATTGGCGTTATGATCTTTTCATTTGACGATAATTTGTTGATAATTATATCGTTGTACCCGGCACAATTTGATATGTGTGGTTTGTTGGTTAAACAATCTTTTTCAGAAAGCGGAATGTTCATTCCGCTTTTCTCTGTTTTATATGTATATTTGTGCGTACTATGTTTTATTATAAAATTTACAATTATGGACGTTAAAGAGATTACAGTGAAAGGAAGAAAGTATGAGATCAGTTTTCCGAACGTTGGGCAGTATTACCAAATTGAGGTAAATAAACAGAGACTTGGTAAAGGAAGTTATAATTCCATGATCGGCAACCCAACTATTTCAGCACAGCGTGCTTTGGACATGATAGATGTGGAAGCTGCTATTTCTGTTTTATGTCCGCAATTGATGTCTGACTTGAAAGTAAAAAGTTTCTCTGAGCTGGGACTGAAAGATTTTAAGGAGATCAGCGATATTTACATGAACGAGGTGTTTCCTTTTTTGAAAGAGGCTGAAAAAATACTTTCTTCTGTAGACTAATGAATCGGGAAGAATATAGGAATTTTGTTATAAAATGGAATAACGCTTTTCCTATTGACAGGTGGTTTAGGAACAAGCACAATATTCCTTTTCTTTCGGAAGAACATAAGAAGTGTGATTTCTTTACTGAACTTATGGAGTTCGAAGAAGAAAAGGCATTTTATGAACTTAATCAAGAAAAGAAAGAAAGAGAGGAAAGAGTTCAAGAATATATTCCCAATATCGGGGATTGGTTGAAAGCACCGGAAGGTGAAATTTCGGAACAAGATACTGCCTTCTATGAAGATCAGATGTTTAAGATGATAGAGATGGAGCAAAAGGCAAAAGAAAAAGGTAAGGAAAATGGATAACGAAAAAAGACTTAGGGTGTCGGTGGATGTCTCTCAACTTAGGTCGGTTGGGAGAGATATCGAGAATATGCAACGAAGAATAGTCGAGAACAATAACGACATTATTCGCCAGCAGAACGATGTGCTCAATCAACTTAGGGAACAATTGAACCTTTTGGGACAGCAAAATTCCGAAAAGGGCAGACAGACAGCAACACCCACACGTTCAGTTATCCAACCTACACCACAACCGGAAGGAGAGGAACAA